TTGTAAACCTTCTTGTATCTGCCCTCTATTAATTTATATTGAGCTCTGGCCATCCCAGCAAAGCGAGCAACTCTGCCATATACGTTAGAGCTTCTGGCGACTAGGGAGCCCAATTGGTTAAGAGATAAGTCGACTACGTCCATGTCTGGTATAGTAATGAAGTAATCACCATTCTTATCCCCAGAAGCGTATGCTTCAATTACTTCTTTAATTTGAGGGTCAATAAATTCTGATAATAAATCATTCAGCTTCTGCATCGATTGCAGGTTCATGTCTACCTTCTTTGTTTTTGAACAGATACATGATATCTTCTAGATTAGAGTTTATCACAATATCTTTTACCTTTGTTCTTATTTTAGACAAATGTTCCCTTACGGTATTTGGGTGTTCTGTAATTTTTTTACTTATTTCGCTCGATCTTAAACCATCAATATATCTCCATTTCAAAAGCTGTCTCTCCTGTATAGTCAAGTGGACAAATGGCTCTTCACATGTTTCCCCAAGAACCCAAAACTCATTAATGTCATCAGTTGCCAGTAACTCTTGAATCTCATATTCTTGAGGAGGGGCTTTAAATCCGGGTGAAGATTCACCTTCACTGTCTTCGTTAGCGTCATCAGCTAACAGCGGAAAAGTTTTTCGACCTAATTGATCTATAAGGAGTGTGTCTACATTCTTTTTTAATAAATAGAAAAAATAGCTGTAAAGAAATCCGCTAAAAGGAATTGGTCCCTTCTCTGAATCTTTTCTCTGGTATCTTGTTATGCACTGGAAAAATGTCATGTCCACAGTTTGACGAACATCTTCTTCATCGCCATATCTTTTTGCCATGTAGGTTATGCCGTCGTATACATTCGTTTACATGCTTGTATCCAGCTTGATTTAATTGATTTTTCATTAAAGCGAAACGAACATACGAATCTTTGATAAATAGAGAAACAAATCTCCTGATATCATAATCCCCTAAATTGTATTTTCCATAATATAACATAGTCGTATACTTTGTTAAAAAGTTGTTAAAGACCTTCAGTAGTTCTACTTGCGCTTTTTCGCTTCCACCCTTTGCCTTTGCAATTAGGTCCTGCATTTCGTCTTCTTTTAAGTTATAATACTGCTCCTTATAAGCTGCCATTATTTTCCTTCCCAATTAATAATTTTGTTAGAATAAATTTTTCTAATATCCTCATAGAATATGACTTGAGGAATTTCTAGTTCCATAGCAAAGTCTTTAGCATTAGTTGAATACTTGCTAATTATAAAAGTTAACTTGTCGAATTCTTTTCTATAATACCTTTTAAATCTTTTTATCTTTATCTTGCTTTTATCATCAAGGTAACCTTTTAGTTCTATCCATGAATCATCTTTGTTAATGAAAAAGTCAGGAGTATACGCTTTCGTTCCGTTTTTGAATCGGGAAAGGGAATACAGTAGGTTCAAACTCAAATTTTATTTTGTACGCATTAAGTATTCTTGCGAAGTTAGCTTCCCAGTTAGACCTCAGCGTCATGCCCAAGTCTTCCCTGAAAGAAGTATTAGTATGTTGATACGAATTGCCCTTACCATTTCTTTTTGGGGCGACCTCTTTTATTATCTCTTCATCCATTTTATCAATCTTTGCTTTTTTGAAATTAGGATGGTTTTTTAAAGAAGAAATTTTCAGAAAATATTCTTCTGGGTTGACAATCACTAGGTCTTTCATGGTATCCTCTATACATAATAATATTCACTATGATCCATTATAAAGTATAAGTTAAAGAAAAACAAGAAATTTGTGACAAAAGGTTGCAAATCAGACAAAAAGAAAGTATCATTCAGAATATGAACAACACACTAGATACCATCATCAGCTCCATGATCATTGAAATGAACGAAGAGATCATTGACAACCTTACTGGGACCCTCGGCTACAGCCGTGAAGAAGCAGCAAAAGTTGTTACTGAATACTCCGACTTTGACCTCTCTGCTCATGCAGCTGAATTCCCAGTAACAAACACTGAATCTAATTTCTAATTACAAATAGAAAAACCCCCTCTGGAGAAATCCAGGGGGGGTTTTTTTAATGTTTAAGCTCTTGCTCTTTTCTTATTTCTGAATACTCCAGTATTGCAAGCACCAGACTTTGCATGCTCGCAAAAAGAACAAGTAAATTCGTTTTTAGTTGGGTGAAATGAAGAGTCATTAACCACTTCGGATATGGATGCAATTAATCTTGATTTAACGTTCTCTATATCTTCTTTACTAAAAGTATGACCTTTTTTCTTGCCCGACCTTAAATAGTGGAGTTCTGCTGTGATTTCTTTATCTGGAAAGATCTCCGATACAGCTAGTGCATAAATGCCAAGCTGCAAGTTGTCCTTCACTCCCTTTTGGGATACTTCCCATTTACCGGTCTTGTAGTCTATTATCTTTATACTTTTTTCATCAATGAGATCTACCCTATCTATGTATCCAACAACAAGATAAGTACCTATAATAAATTTAAAACCTAATTCTTTTTCATATATACTAAAATCAATGTCCTGATATTCATCATAAAATTCGTCTAGTATTTGTGATCCAACATCTATTAACTCTTTTGGAATTTTGTTATCAGGATCGTAAGAAGATACATTGCTTACGAAAGAAGCAGATAGCTCTTCATGATCTACCCTTTTATTATTGTCTAAACACTCTTCTAATACCGAGTGTACTATATTTCCGCAAAACAGCTGGTTCGTTAAATGATCTAGGTTCTTTTTGAATATAAGTATAAAAGTATTTTGATGGACACATTTTATATGTATCTAATCTAGAATAACTAAAATCTACTAATGCAAGCTTTTCTAAATCTGTTAAATCATCAATTAATCTTATTTTTATCAAAATTATTCCTCTTCATTTTCTTTTTCTGGGTCATAAATTAAAACTCCATTTTCATCATATTCTTTTCCCAGCTCATCCATAGTATGACCATTGTGCTTATTGTAATAAACACTTTCACCAACCGGAACCCAACCAGTATTACCTATTTCCATGAAGTCATCTTCTAAATAAGGCCATTCTCTAGTCATTCCTCAACCTCTACTGTACATTCTGATATATCTTCTATGTTTATATAGTAATTAAGAACAGTATAAAGATCTTTTAATTCTTCTTTTGTAGCCCAAAACCCAACAGCACCAGACATCAAAAAAAACTTATCACTATAGCCAAGAGTGGACTCAGCATATTCGATTAAGGTGATGTTAGCTTTTGCTATTCTTCCAATTTCTTTCTTATTCATTAGTCCTCCGTAATTGTAATTGGATTAAAGTTTGGATCATTCATTTTTTCTCTCATATCATTGACGTATGAGTCCCAGTCTCTCTCATCTTCTGATATTTTTTCGTATTTGACTTGTCCTTTAAATGGATTTGTTTTGAATTTAGTCATAATTAATCTGCCCTCTTGAGTCTTCCATCTAAGGGTACCGTTCTTACAGTCACAGAAATCACCTTGATCAGGTACTACTTTTCCAAAAGGATCATATCTACCACTACATTGATTACATTTAGTGTATCGACCTTTATCCCCGCACCTAGTGCAAGATGTGCAAAGAGTCCAACATGGTTTATTGCTCGGATTTTCATAACTACCTGGTAAGGCCATTTTAGCTCCCTATTCTAACTATTTCTTTAAGATTGTTTTCTATTTTTAATGAAGTTGTTTTTTTGAATTTAAAAACTATTCTTTTATTATCTTCTAAATATTCTAAATAAACATTAGTAGATCCATTTGTGTTTTCTATTATATCATAAAGGCTTTTAATTACATCCAAAGATGGTTCATGAGGTAATGATAATCTAATGGATTTTGTGTTAATTGCTTTATCTGTATCTATTTTTTGATGAGAATTATAAAATAATTTTATTATAGCTTGCTCATCATCATTTTCCCTATTAATTGATCCAGCCATAACAAATACATCTCCCTGATTAAATTCAGTATCAGATATATTTTTAGCTTCTCTTGGGAATATGATCACTTCAATTTCACCAGTTAAATCTTCTAATGCTAACTTGAACATTTTTTGTCCTTTTTTAGTTATCATTTTTTTAACCGATGTCAGTATTCCGCCTACCTTAACATTAAAACCATTATTTAATTCAGAAAGATCAGATATATCCATATCGACCAAAGGCTTTACTGTATCCACCATTCCCTCCATGGGGTGTTTAGATACATATATTCCTAATTCTTCTTTTTCTTTTTCAAGAATAGAAAGTTCACTGTGTCTATTTATATCTAACTCTTCTTCGATATCAATTAATTCGTCTAATGCGCCAGACATCGTAAAATGTTCTAATGTTGACTTTTTGAGCACTGCAGGATCTGTTCTTCTAAAGAAATCATATATGCTGAGGTATGGGCTATTAATATCTCTACACTGGATAACTGCTTCTGCGATAGAGTCGCCAATACCATTTATGGCTGAAAGTCCAAAGATAATATTATTATCATCTAAAACATTAAAGTCTTTTCCTGATTTATTGATCGAAGGCGTATGAACTTTTATGCCAAGTTTTCTACAATCAGAAAGGTACAAAGACTGCTTTTCTTTATTCCCCACAACTGAACTCATCAATGCAGCCATATACTCTGCCATATAGTTTGTTTTAAGATAAGCTGTTACATACGAAATCATAGCATAGCTTGCAGCATGGGCTCTGTTGAAACCATATCCTCCAAAATACTCAATGTCTGAATATATTTTATTAGCTTTATTTTCGTCTAAATCTGAAGTTGCAATGCATCCTTCAACAAATTTCTTTCTGAATAAAGATATCTTATCCATCTGCTTTTTACCGATAGCCTTACGTAAATCATCAGCTTCTGCTGAAGAGAAACCTGCAAGTTCTCTGGAAACAGCTAAAACGTCTTCCTGATACAACATGATCCCCAGTGATGGTCCAAGTACCTTTTCTAGTTTTGGATGATCGTAAGCTATCTTGCTTCTGCCATGCTTTCTATCTATATAAAGCTTGTCCATCCCAGAACCCATCGGACCTGGTCTATACAAAGAGATCAAGGCCATAATGTCTTGGATATCTCGTGGTTGAAGTTGGACCATTAGCTCACGCATACCAGCAGACTCTAACTGAAAAACTCCTACAGCGTTACCTTTAGCTAACTGGTCATATGTTTTTTGATCATCAATCGGGATTGTATCTACATCAATATTTACATCTTTATTCTTCTTAACTAATTTTATACAATTATCTATGACTCCTAAGTTTCGCAGACCCAAGAAGTCGATCTTAAGCAGTCCACACTGCTCTACTCTGCCCATGTCCCACTGAGTAACTATTGGGCTATCTACTCCCTTTTTCATGATAGGAAGATATTCGGTTAATTCATTTTTAGATATAACGATACCTGCAGCATGGATACCTGTTTGACGAACTAGGTTTTCTAAACCAAAAGCTGTATCTATAACTATCTTTGCATCTGGGTCTGAATTATACAATTGAGAAAATTCAAAAACCTCCATACAATCTTTTAATGATTTAGAGACGCCAAGTACTGGTGGAGGAACTAATTTAGATACTTTATCGCCAGTAGAAAAATCATACCCAAGAGCTCTTGCGGCATCTCGTATAGACTGTCTAGCGCCAGTTCTGTTGAACGTACATATGTGAGCAACGTGGTCACTACCGTACTTTGTGCGTGCATATTCAATGACCTTATCTCTATGCCTATCGTCAAAGTCTAAGTCTATGTCGGGCATAGACTTTCTTCCCTCTACCAGAAATCTTTCAAACATAAGTCCAAACTTAATTGGGTCTAAGTTTGTAATATCAAAAGCATAAGACAGAACACTGCCTGCAGCAGAACCTCTACCCCAGCCAACTCTAATGTCATTTTCTTTAGCCCATCTAACTAAGTCGGAAACAACTAAAAAGTACTCTGGGAAACCCATTTCCTTAACTACCCTTATCTCATGATTAGCTCTTTCAACTATATGTTCGGGTAATTCATTTCCATAACGTTTTTTTAACCCGTCCCAAGCCAATCTTTCAAAATAATCTACTGATGTTTCTTGTGTTGGAATTGGAAAATTAGGAAAGTGTATATCACCAAAGTTTAGATCAACATCGATCATATCATTGACATGCATTGTATTTCTAAGAAGCTCTTCAGAGAAGATAGAAGCCATTTCATCATATGATTGTAGGTAGAACTGATCTCCAGAAAAAGAAAACCTATTGGGAGTGTGTATATTTGAGTTAGTTGCCACACAGAGCATTATGTCATGAGCATTGGCGTCGTTCTGGTGAACGTAGTGGCAATCACCAGATGGAACAACTTTTGCACCAATATAATCAGCTAATCTAATTAAATCGGGTATGATAGAAAGCTGTTCTTCAATACCGTGGTTTTGAATCTCTATAAAATAGTTTTCTGCACCTACGATTGATTGCATTGTTGTGGCGTGCTTTAAGGCGGTATTGTAATCTTTTCTGAGGAGAGCCTGAGATACTTCCCCGTTTAAGCATCCAGATAAAACTATAATGCCCTCTGAATGTTCAGATATTAAATCATGGTCTATTCTAGGTTTAACATAATACCCTTCAGTAAAAGCTCTAGACGACATCTTAATAATATTGTGATATCCAATATTATTTTTAGCTAGTATAGTTATGTGATATGGGCCTCTTTGCTCCCATTCATTTTTCGAAGGACCAGATCTTTCTTCTTCGTCTCTATCAAACCTACTTTTTCTTGCTTGATAAAATTCAGATCCAAGAATTGGTTTTACCCCCGCTGCTTTTCCTGCATCGTAAAAGTCTAGCCATGAATGTATATTTCCATGATCAGTGGTAGCTAGTCCGAGTCATCCCTAATGACTTAGCTCTTTCTAGATATTGTTCTACGCTACCATGCCCGTCTAACATGGAGAATACGGTATGGTTGTGTAGGTTGGTCCAGTTTTTCACTAGAGGCCTCTTTCTCTATCTAGCTGATTTATTGCTTGTTGTCTTTGCGATCTCATAACTATGATTACAACTCCTCCACAATATTTGCAGACTGGAGGAGTTCCGTTCTGTGCAAAAACGCTTCTGAACATTGTACTATCCATTTGATCTGATTTACATTCGGAACATAGTCCAATTGCATCGTCTTCTTGATTACTCATGATTTACCTCCTTCTTTGTTGAATATGCAAAACGTACTGGTGATGGTGACGACTTTTCATTCGTTTCAATAAATTTTCCATTTACTTTTACCCATTTATTCTTTTGCTCTAAAGAACATTCACCACATCCAACTCCAACAGAGTTTGCTCTTTCGCAAGTATATGGTCTTCCTCCAATGCCCATATCTCTTCTTTTTATCCAATCGTTAATATGGGCTGAAGATTTAGATATATTATAGTCTTCGCAATTGCTTAGGATTTCATGAAAATATTCGACTGATTCTTCTGAATAAGTCAATATAGAACATAAAAATAATCTAGCCTCATGCTCTAAGTAATGTTTTTCTTTAGCTTGTTGCTCTAACTTTTTAATTGCGCTGCATTGAGTAAGTAGTTTTTCTTTTTCAAATACTTTTTCTGATTCGCTAAAAGTTTTATTGCCAGAAGAACCGTACTGATTAAAGTGAGAAAATATATCCTTTGGCTTGTTCTTTTCAGAATCAACCTGTCTTACATAATCGGCGTACCATTCATTCGCTGAGTGAGAAAATTCTTGATCATTTACAAATGGTTCATGATAATCTTTACAATAAGATGTAATTTCATCTATGTCGCTGAATAGCATTTCTTTACTAATTATATTCTTGTACAAACCAGTATCTTGGTGCTTAGAACCTTCAAGTCTCCACATTCTTCTAGGGTCATAAACGCTAAAATCTAAAGAAGATAGATCAAGTTTATTCTTAACATCATTAGCGATGTGTCTAAATATAATAGGAAGATTATTTCCCGGGTTAATCCCCAAGGCAATAACTTCACACTCTATGTGGAAACCCTTTTTCCCAGTAAAGTAAACAATTATAGATTGTTCTGGTATGAACTGATTTAAATAAGAATATAACTTTTTTACTTCGCTATAAGAAATCTGCATATCTTCATTATCTATATCAAAATACAAAGAACCAAATCTAACAGCAGATGTTAAGTCTTCTGAGTTAAATCTCCATATGGATGTATATATTCCCGTATTGTTATATTTTTGTGCGTAAGAATTAACCCTACGGTACTCGTACAGCATGGTTCCGTCTTTGTCTTTTTCTCTGATAACTCTCTTAAGGGATGTTACATATCTTGCTAGTTCAACATATTTCCATTGAGAATAAAATTCATTTTTTGATGAGATTTTCATTTTATTTGCGTTTTTCCCAAATCTTCTTTTATATTCCAAACTATGAGTTTGTTTTCGCTGTTCATGTGTTCACTATAGGATCTATAATAAATAGATTCTTTAATATAAAACTCCATATTTTCTATAGCAATCATTCTAGCTGAAATAATTTCATCACTATTCATATTATTGGCTTTCTAAAATCCATCTTTCCTTTAATACGTTATCTCCGTCAACTATATAGTGAAGTTTTGAAGCCATATTATCCGCCAAATGAACAATCATGTCCAGATAAGTAACTGGAACAGTTTCAGGGACAGGAGACCATGGGCCCATATGGCATCGTACTAGTCTAAGAATTGATTGCACTGTCTCTTCATCTATATAAAGGGTTGATGAATTAGCTTCTGAGGTATACTTTCTATCGTTTTCTTGGCATTTCTTTACAAAATTACCAACAGTATACGGATGCAGTGGGTCGTATGTAAAACTTGTTGGGTCAGAACAGGATTCGTCTCCAACACCTTTAGTCACATCATGTAGTAAGCAAGCAGAAAAAACAAGATCTCTCTCTGAAGACGTTAAGGAATATGAATCAGATATGACTTTAGCTGCCCTAACGACTCTCTTTGTGTGCAAAACGTTTCCGCCACCATTATGCTCGTCTGGTGGATGATACTTGCCAGAAAAACTAGAGGGTATAACCCAGAACATTTTAGCTTGCAGAAGAACAGATCTAGTAAATAATTTTATATTTAAATTATCTATCATGTTTATTTCATCTAAAAGTGGTTTAAGTACCTTATCTTCTTCTTCATTTGAATTGAATATGGGTTCGTCACTTAATAGATCATCTAATATTGATTTATTTTTACTCGTCATCTTGATCCCATTCTAGTGTTAGTGCTTCTATTTTCTTATAGGTTGAATCTATTATATCATTGATAAACTGTTCTGGAGATTTATCAAACACATGTGATATTTCAATTATCTTTTCAGTTCTTTCTAAGTTTAATATAAAACCTAGTTGAAAATCTTCATCCATTATTAATTTTTTTCTCAGGTTTCCATTTTGAGCAAGGGGTATCGAATGGGCATTTTTTACAATACCAAGTTAATCCTCTTCTTGGAATAAATTTTTCGGTGTTGAATATCTCATCGCACCAAAACTTTAATGAATTAACGTCATCTTCTAGAATTTCATATTCATTAAACTGTGCACTTTGGCTGGCTAAGTCACAATAGCCAACTTTAAGTCTAGAAATTCTTGTAGGGTTTTTGTGAGAAAACGCTGAATAAATAGTTGTAAAATCAATTTGATTCATATGCTGATGATTATTTTTATAGTTAAACATTAACTTAATTACATAATAATTATTATCTTTATATAATATAATATCAAATTTGTCTTTTATCTTTACATCTTTACTTATAGGGAAAACGAATTCTTCGTTAATAGCTATGGGTATAAAGGATGAATCGGAAAAATGTTCATGAAAAGAAAGAAGTATATTAGCAGCTTTACTGGTTAAACTGGCGTTATTACCATAGGCGCTTTCGTGCTGTTCTGTCATAATATCGTAAGCTGATATATCTTTTGAAAACCATAGCTTTTCCCATCTATTTAAGAGGGAGGCATAAGAGGGCGTATACCCTCCTTGTTTTTTGTAAAAGAAAAAATATACAATATCTTTTATTGTATTTTCAAATCTTTCACTTAATAAATCACGACCACCTATTGTCTCTGGCAGTTGTTGTTCATGTCTATAGTTAAATAGTAAAGAACAAGTTTTAAAATCTTTGATTGAATTTGGTGTTACTAATTTCATTAGCTTAACATACCTCCATTTAATAAATCATCTAGTATAGAATTAGACTCATAGGATTCTTCAGTAACTATTTCGTAGTCTTCATATGATTTTCTAGAATCAACATATCTAACTAGAGGAGGATCGTAAACGAAAGTAGATCCAGTAATTCTGTTTTTGGGGATTTGCAATTGCATGACTGTGTCGTCTTCAGTTTCATCGCCACTAACTAATCTTTTTTCTGTAATAAATATTGTTACTGCACATTTTTGTTGAATAGCTAAAGATCCACCGGTATCAGATTGCTGCACAACTTCTCGTTTTTCTTTCATTCTATTTGAATTCTCTTGAGCAGTAATGATAAGAACGCAATTCATATCTCTAGCCAACTTTTCAAGTCGAACCATCATCTCTTCGAATTCACCCCAACGAGCTTTACCTTTTCCTTTGGTAAACATAGACTGAATCGTATCTATAACTATTACATCTGGTATATCTTTACCATGGCCCAAGATATCTCTAAGCCATTTTTCTAGATCTTCGAAGTAAGGAGTATCGGGATCATGTTTAACCATTAATCTGTCTCCCCATTCTAATAATCTAGACTTGAAAAGGTTTGAGTATTTTAGCTTCTCCTCAACTGACCATCTGTCAGCATTGGCGTACACGTTCTGCCCAATCACTTGGGTCATCAATACTCTCTCCCAGTGGGATTGTGCTTCCTCGAAATTGACATACAAAGCCCTATAGCCTGTACTGACCCAGTGGTTAACTAGGCACTTGGCAAACGTACTCTTACCCTTGCCAGAGGGTGCTATGATAGCGTGTACGGCCCCTTTGAAGAAGCCTCCCTCATCAGTGTACCCCATAGCCCTATTAAGGGCCTTAAATTGCGTAGGCATGAAGTCTGGTACGTTAAGTAGGTCATCTACCCTATTTACCATCTGAGTAGCAGTGGTGACAGTATCTAGTGGATTGTACTCAGTCGTATTCTCTAAGTCACGTATTGAAGAAGCTAGGCTATTGATTCTTTCAATCTCTTGATCACTTTTTATCCCCTTATTTAAAACAAGATGTTTAAGTTCCTCTAAGTAATCTAACTGTTTTCTTTTCGATGCTTTGTGGTTTATTATCTTAGATACTGATTCTTTATTTGATAGTTCTAGCTTGACCAAAGTATCCATCATTGAGTCGACACCAGCTGATCCACCAAGTGCAGTGTGTATATTGGTTTCTGATTCTAACCAGGTCTTAAAAGCTACTGGATCAACTAGGTCCAATTTTGTTAAATCATGGAAAGATAAAATAGCTTCGTAGAATTCACCAATACCCTTTTGATTATGTATAAAACCAACTTCGCTTGGATCTATATGTTCTTTAAAAAATTCAATAGCTCCTGGATCCTTAAATGAAAGAGCAAATAATTGATATTCAATAGGATATTCTTGTATATCAGTATCTTGGTCTGTCATTGGTTTTTCTTTCTCTGCTTCATTTCTCTGTAGAGCTTTTTATTCTGTTCGCTTTTTTTTCTTTTTTGCTCCTGATAAAATTCACTATCAGTTACTTTCTTCTTTAATGGATTAGGCTCTTTTTCTTTCCATTGACTATCTCTAATTGCGGTTAATATTCTAGAGTATACAGACTCCTCTGTCAAAAGATCATTGTAGCGAAATACAACAAGAGCTATACCTTGATCTTTACACATTTGCATTTTGATAACATCTCTTTTTTGAGCTTCTTCAAAATCATATTTAGAATCAAAGAATCTTTCGGTATAATAAAAATGTTGTCTACCGTGAAACTCTGCAGCCAGTTTATAACTAGGACAATAAACGTCTAGTCTTAATCTATCCCCTAAATGATATTCGTTAATAATCTTTTCATTAGGAAGAAGTTTTTTCATTACAGAAGTCAAAGCTGCCTGACCTCTTGATGTTTTTTTCTTTTGTTGTTTAATCCAATTAAGACCTAAATGATTTATTTTTTTATTTAAATCTTTAATTGAAACATCAAGTTCTTTGGCTATTTCAGGCAAAGATAAATTAGAATCTAAAAGAAGATCTATAAGAAAAAGATCATCATCAATTTCTGTATCTATCTTTCTTTTCATTTTCTTTTTCTCTCATTTTATTAAGATAATTAGTTCTTGCAAAAGAGAATACTTTGCCTAGATCTATCATTGACATGTTAAGCTCGTTCCATATTTTAGCTGGAAGAGCAGATGAAAGAAGAGGACAATCGAATAAACAATAATCAACCTTACCATCAAATTTTTCTATTGAAGAGAAGATCGAGTCAACTTTATCATAGAAGTCATTATAAGGAACATTAATAACATCAACAGGATTGCCAAGCATCTTGTTTATTATTTTTTTATCATGAAAGCTTACAACTATAAAAGAACTATCTCTGATGTAATGATTAGTAAATGAGTTAAAGATTGATTCATCAGAACTATAATATTGTTCTAGGGTAGTTGAATCATAGTATGTCTCATCTTTTAATACTTGAGAAAAATTTGATAAATTATCTTCTTCTCCAGAATAGATAAAAGCTGGTGGCAAGCCTTTCATGTAGTTTTTATCGACAATATTGAATGAATTTTGTATAGATCTAGTAAAAGACTTGTTAGGTCTCTTGTCTCCATTTATAGAGTTACCCATAGCCATGAGAGAAGATCTAGGGAAGTTGATAAGAGCAAATTTTTCTTTGCTATTCATCTTTTCTGTTAATGTTGTAATTGTTTTTGCGTTATTTAATATAATCATTTTATATACCGAAATTTCCCCAATTTATAAGTGCTGGATTTGTATCTATTATTGAATTGATATGATTGATGTTATGAAACTCACCACCGTCTAAAGTAGAGTATCTTTCGTACTTAGCCTGCTTGTCTTCGTCTTTTACATAACCAAGATGCTTCATCATTAATCCAGAGTCTGCCCAATAATTTCTTTGTCTGACCCAATCAACTACATAATTTGGTTCAGAACCACAAGCCAGTTTTCTGTTTATAAAACCACCACCAGACTGATATCTGAATAGTCTAGAGCTATTAGTAGGAGCCCAAGCCTTATCTATTCTATATTGAGTTTCATTCCACATATGATAAAACTTTATATTTATGACATCATAAGGAGAAACTTTTACTACATCTCTTAGATCTGCTTCGGATGAATGATAGAGCAGCTCGTCACAATCTATTGCTAAAACCCAATCACCTAAAGACGCAACATTCTCCAGATTACCCCAAGCAAAAGCTCTTAACTTTCCTTCGTGTTCTGTAAATAAAGGAGATTCAGTCTGAAATACTTCACAGTACTTCGAGGCAATCTGGGGTGTGTTATCGGTTGAGCAGTCGTCTGTAAAAACTATTTTATCTACTTGAGTAGATAATCTTTCTAAAACTTCTTCTAAATATCTGTTGGATTCATTTCTTCCAACTATTTGTGCAATTATCATATAACCTCTTTAGTAAAGAAAAAGTAGGGGGATATTCCCCCTACTTTTCCAGCAAACATTGGATTAGGCTTCTAGCATCTCACGAGCATCGATAGCCGAAATACGATCAATCTCTGTGTGCTTAGAGAGAACTTCGCCAGTGATGCCACGACGGCCCATGGCCAACTTTTCTGCATCAGCTTTTGAGCTAGCCTTTACAAGAGCAGTTGTAGTAACCTCAAAATACTTGAACTTATTATCTGACATTTATTTTCCTTTTGTTTGTGACTGTTAAGCCAATTAATATGACGGTTTAATTATATCAGTATGAGTCGATTGAATCAACTTGTAGGAAAACTTTTTAATCAATCTCTCCAAAGCCACTGTGGATTTTGTTTAGTCCACTCTATTGTTAGCTCTAAAGACTTTTCTAATGGCATTGGGGGAACCCATCCGGCATTTGCTAGCTTTGTTCCATCTAATGCATAGCGAAGATCGTGTCCTGGTCTTGTTGTATGAAAGTCTTCAAACTTAAACTTGAGTTCTTTACCCCAATACTCTGCTACAAGTTCCGCCATCTCGAGATTATCGATTTCTCTTTCGCCAACAATATGATATTTGTCTGGTCGATCTGAATTTGGATAATCTATTGCAGGAAGATTATTTAAGATAAAGACTAAAGCATCTGCTTGGTTTCTTGCGTGCAAGTAGAATCTTGATCCAACATTCTCAGGAGTGCCATGAATTGTCATTGGGATATCCTTCTCAAGACAATACATAATCTTTGGAATAAACTTTTCAGGATCCTGACGCTCACCAATAATATTCATGGTGTTAGTAATGATTACTGGAACGCCAAAGGTACGCCAGTAAGATATACACGCTGCTTCTTGTGCGGCTTTTGATCCAGAGTATGGATTAGATGGAAGGATGGTGTCCCATTCCTTGTGAGCATAACCCTTTGGAGCGGGTCCATACACTTCATCTGTTGAGACGTGTAAGAATGCTTCTGGTTTAATTTTACGTGCAAGCTCTAGCATGTTAACAACGAGTGCTACGTTGTTCATGATAAATGGAGCTGGGTCTGTAATTGATCTATCTACGTGTGAATCTGAAGCCATAGAAATAATATAATCAATGTGTCCAATATCTTTTATCATTACGTCAGAGAAAGGTACAGTAAGATCGTGCGTGACAAGCTGAACACGGTGTCTGTTCGCTTCCCAAGAATTAATGGAAGTAATTCTGTCTGTCACTCCACGATGACGGAAAGAGTCAGTGATAACTACATCCCAATCTGTTGTTTTGAAAATATGCTCTAATGTATGATGACCTACAAAGCCACCAGCACCTGTGAGTAATACTCTTTTTTTCATTTTTCTTCCTTTTAATTGATTGGGTAATGTACAGCTATATATTCTACAGCATCTTCTATGTTATCTACTATCTTAGTAGACATATAACGCATGTACGGGCGATCTTTATTTTGATTAGAGCACATTACAACCGTTGGTTGATCGTTATTTTTTGCCCAAGCCATCTCATAGTCTGTCCCTATATATGCTCTATCTTCTAGCATGTATTCAACAAGTAGGATGTCGGATCTTTTTTGCATAAAAGTATTTTTATGGACTATTTCGTCAGGTGACATAGCAGATTCTTCTGGTATAGAAGTTGGGTCTAAAACGCTATAGCCTCTTTGAGTTAACATAAAAGTTGCTTCTTGTCGCCATCCCTTTGCATAATCGCCAACATAGTCCATGGCCCCTGCTAAATAAACTGTAATACTCATACTGGCCAATGATACTCTAAATCTACTGGTTCGTCAAAGTATTCAGAATAATATTCGTAATCTTTTCTTAGGAGATTAGATCTATGTGATCTATGAAACTCATCTTGTCCAAACCAAGTTGGGTAGACTATATTTGAATGGTCTATATTTTCAAACTTCATATTATTGTTATACCCTCTGTCTATCCATTCAAGGATAGTATAGTTTTGATATAACTTTAATGCTTCTTCGTAACCAGTCCACATACGAGTGACAGGGTGGTTGCGCCAACCTTTTGTAGGCGTTCTTTCGAGTAATATATTAAGAACTTGAAATGTTTCAACACGTTGTTTTCCTAACCGACGATAATCTAATACTTTAACTGATTTTACTAAATCTGGATATGGTAAAAATGTTTGCACTGTTATGCTTTCTTGAATTCCTGAAATGTCTTGTCGCCTACGCCAAAGTATTCTCTGGCTAATCCTGCAGTAACTATGTCTGCATTAAGACAAGCTCCTGCTTCGTTCCATACTCTAGCAAGTATTCTTCCATATTTTTCATTTTTATCAAGAATTGTTTCTATTTTAATCTTGTGACCGGCAGCAGTGATCCACTGATCAGTAAACTCTTTAGCGGCAAGGCCCATCTTCTTTTCCTCAAGATTTGTAGTGCGACTCTCTGGGGTATTTACGCCATATAGTCTTACTCTACCTTTTCTAAAAGTATCAAATCCTAGGTCAATAAGAATATCAAATGTATCGCCATCAACTATCTTTTTAACTTCTGCATTATAGATCCATGGGTTTAGTTTTTCTGACATTATAATCTCTTTCTATATATTTTTAATTTTTTCAATTACCCATTTTATCACAGGACTAGCTACTCCGTTTCCACACATCTTATATCTTGTTGAATCAGAATTAACCTTTCCATCAGCTCTGTGTAAAGTGTGATTATCTGGCCAACCCATAAGTCTTTCACATTCTGTTGGCGTAAGACGTCTAACGTAAATTGGATTAGAAGATTCTACAACTAATTTATGTTCTTGAACATATTGATTTCCAACGCCTTTAAAATCTCTTGCACTCAACGTACCAACTATATTGGAAGTTGTTCTATTATCTACTACTAGTGGAACATTGTTTCCACCAGTGCCCATTCTAGCTGGTAGTGTTTGTACTGGTTCTTCGTAAAGTCTTACGTCACCAACTCTTTGAGCATCGAGCATTTGTATGGCTAAGTTCTGTCCTCTACTGGAAGGTACTGCTCCTTCGCCACTTCCTCCAAGGCAACTTGCAACTTCTCTGGAAGGCTCTTGCCCTTGCTTGATACTCTTCTTAGAATTCCCTGCGCTGCTCTCATTGACAGGGAGTACTTTGTCGGGACATCTTGAGGCGATTGTAGGATCAAAGACAGAGAGCAAGTATATTCTTCTTCGTCTTTGGGGGACTCCAAAGTGTTGTGCATCCAACACGGACCACTCGCTGAAACACGCCCCTGCTTCATCCATTTCGTTGAGGACTTGCCCGAAGTCGGCACCTCCGTTGGAAGATAAGGCCCCTGTGACGTTCTCCCAGATTGACCATTTAGGATATTGTCCATTTGATTTTTCTCTCATTTCTTTGATTATTCTTACTGCTTCGTGAAATAGACCTGATTTTTCTCCTTCAAGTCCAGCTCTCTTGCCAGCTACGGAAAGATCTTGGCATGGTGATCCAAAGGTAATTACATCGACAAAAGGAAGATCGTATCCACTTACGCTTTTAATATCACCAAACTTTGGAACGTCTGGCCAATGATAAGAAAGTGTCTGTTGACAATTTTGATCTATCTCTACTTGAAACTTACATTCCATCCCAGTTTGGTCTAATCCTAGATCTATTCCGCCCACCCCAGCAAATAGGGAACCATAAGTTGATATTGACACTATTAGTCTCTTTCTATTCCTATGAAATCGCAAGCTCTACGAAATATATCTCTACTTATGGGAAAGTACTTATCAACTTCGCTAATGCCCTCTCCTGGCTTTGGGCTACTAGCGTGCCAACTATGGCCTATTGATACTGATCCGTCATAGACTACATTATAGCCCAAGTGTCTTGCAAAATACGAACACCATGTCTCTTCATAATAATGTGGCGTTGGCAAAAATGCCCCTGTTGCTTCCGGGTGGATTTGCCTATACTGTTCGTTGTTAGTCATAGCATTCCATACTTCTCTTCTAACAAAATAAGCTGAACCAGAAACTGTTACACAATTAACTCTGTCTTTATATAAAACATCATTAGGGTCATGTTCTTTCCATCCTCTATGCTTAGGTGAAATATTTGTACCAATTATACCAGCATGAGTTATGAAACCATTTTCGTCTCTCTGCTTAGGGCCAAGAATATGGATTTCTGGATTTTGATTAAAAATATTTTCTATTTTAATGCAATCCTCAGAGGTCATCCATACATCACCATTTAAAATACCAATTATATCTCCAGAAGATTTTTCTGCCATCATATTTACAGCAGCAGAGTATCCTATATTTTTTCTTAAAAATAACCTATTGATTAAATATCGATCTTCATTTTCCCTAATCCAAGGGACAAAATCATCAGTTGAATCATTATCGGTTATGTATAAATTCCAGTTTTTTACGAGCGCACCATTTGGACTATTAAGATCTGAATGCAAATTGTCCAAAAATCTTTGCAACAGTGTTCTAGTATTGTGATTTACTACACATAGATCAATCATTTAAGCCACCTACTAACAATTCAAAAGCGTCGTTTGGTGTTAATCCCATATCTACGTATTCGTAATATCTTTGATATATTTCTTCCATTTGATCCTTCTCAAAAAACTCTATTAATCTATTTCCTAATTGTATTGAATCTGCGTCTTGGATAGATCTAGGATCAAAACTTTTTCTTAGTATTGAAATTAAGATGCAAGTACCAATCGCCAAAGCAGAATAGATTAAAAAATCACCACTCTTCTTCATATATATCTCCTGATTTATTTGAGTAGTAAGTTTCCTCACAACATTTTTTTATATTATTAACAACGTCCATCCAAGACTGAGCCTCAGTCGGGTTCTTGCAAGAAAGTGACATTTCATGATATACCCCCATGATATGGTTCATAACCTCTATATCGGCAGTAAAAACCGCTTCTCCTGGATTTAGTTTTACACTTATTTTCTTTTTCTGTGACTGTTTCTTAGTCATCTGTCTTTTTCTTTCTTTTACTCGTTGTTATTATTTCTTCTTCTTTGTCTACCTTGTAAACACATAGGTTGTCAGTGTCTGGTTCAAAAGTAACAAACAATATATTTTTGTCTTCTTCCGTATAACCTTCTGGGGGAGGACTTTCTATTGCTATCTTCTTTGAAGAACAACCATAAACTTGACTATGATTTTTATAAATAACCAAGTAATTTAGCTTTGAAGCTGCCATTATATTTCCATCTCAAATGTTGATACCTTAGCTTTGTTAAGAAAGGTCTTAATGTCTTCCCAATTATTATAGCACTTGTCCGCTATGTAATAAACTTCTTCTATCGTACTATTAGCTATTAATTTTGCGCAAGAAAAACAAGGAGGACCATTTACATATATTTTTTTAGGCTCAGAACTATAATTTGAATGTAACAACGCATTTGCTTCTGCATGGACTGCTATGCAATTGTCGTAATTAGATCCATTGATAGACATCTGCTCTAGTCTAGGACACCCACCATCTTTACAGTGAGGAAAGCCCCTAGGACCACCGTTGTATCCCATGCCAACTATATGATCATACTTGTCGACTAATACAGCAGCATATTGTTTTTTACCACATGTAGAAAAGATAGAGCTAGCTGAACTACACAGCTGAATGTATTGTTTATTTTTATTTGTCATAAGTTTTAAATAGCTATGAGAAAACCAGTAATAAATAATATTAAAACAGTAATTGCTATTAGTATAGCTCTTTGTCTACCATCTTCAGAACGCTGTATAGCTAGGTTTAAAGTAACTGACCAATTGACACATAGGGTGAAGAGTAAAGCTATTAATATATTAATGACCACTGTAAGCGCCAACTAATCTAGACATGGATACTGGATATTTAGGTTGAGACAAAAGATATACTGCTCTTGCATATTTTTGTATCTCGACCTGTGAATCTTCAGCTAATCTTTGATTTAAGAAAAGCGCAACAGATTGCAGACTGCAAGACCATCTATATGTTACATACATACCGTAAGCAGGTAAGAATAATCTAGCTTGTTCTGGTGCAATGCCATTTTCCATAGCCATATTATAGAGCGCTTCACCCTTCATGCAGTATTCTTCTAGCTCTTTATACAGAAGAGATCCCATGAAGAAATCGGCTGGTCCACCAGAACCCTGCTTTTTATCGTCAGGAGCTAAACGCCACTCTTCTGCTTTTGGCAGATAGAACTCTGGATCCATAGTTATGTATCTTCTAGAAGATTCATTCCATGAGTCCATAGTGTGGTCAGAACCGACTACGTACTTCCAGTGCTGTCTAGCTACCATCAAAGGAGCTTTAAACTCAAAGGTTAAAAATGCATGTCTGAAAGGAGACATATGATTTTCTCTAGCCAAGAAATCTATGAGCTTACCGTCTGCTGGGCTCAATTCTTTTTTTTCTTTAGCAAAAGAAGCTCTTGCTGCATTTACAATCGATAAGTCTGTACCCATATGGTCAATTAATCTTACATACCCGTTATCTAAAACTGGTATAAAGTTTTCGTTCTGATCTAATTCAGAAACAAGTTCAGTCTTCATCTTCTTCTTCCTCATCGTCATAAGAGTCAAATTCTATGTCTGAATCAAACTCTAATTCTAATCCTATACTATTCAATTCTATCATATCATCAACGAAATCAATTGATAATTTATAAATTGTAGATAATGTATCTTGCATATCTTCAGTCAAATTAATTGGTGATTCATTAATTATACACATTATAATAGAATTAATTTCTTGACTTAATTCGTTTAATGCATTTAATAATAATATGTTTTCTTTAATTGATTGAAATGCTTCTGTTTTTATAAAAGTATCAAGATCTTCGATATTTGACAATTCCATTATTTCAGAAAATTTTTTATCAAAATCATCTTCTTCACTTCTGTTTGTCAACTTAAACCTCTATTGTTTGTTGTTTTCTTTTATCAATTTAATTTCACATGAGTCAGTAGTACAGTAAGACTCTCCTATAGCATCTGCTGCCATTCCTGCATACACGCCTGAGAAATCAATTGGGAATAACTTCATGGTTCCCTCTTGATTGTACTCATCTTCCGTAATTTGGGTGTATGGCATCTGCAGATACGTGTCATTTCCTGTTGCCAAGAATGATACCGTTTTCAACTGACCATCATACATATGCAATACTGTGCCAACATGTTCTTTTTCCGTTTCAGCATTGAATGAAACAGTTACTGATACTGAGTTATCCGACCAGTATCTTTGAGCAGCTGCCGCAAGAGCTATCTTTTCAAAAATTGTTACATCTTTTTCAGATCTTTTTGCATTTGACTTAATTGGGAAGTAAACAACAGATGTAGTATCCGGTGATTCCGCTGCTGGTTCTACTTTATAGTTAGCCATCTTGAATAGTGGTAACATTGGGTCATCATTAGAAAATCTAATGGTTCTATTGAAGTACTTACCACCTGGCGTCCAGTGAACCCCAGGAGACTCTCCTGCGAGGATTGAGACCGTACCTGATGGTTTAACAGTAGTCATCTTAATGGACTCACGTACGCCCAACCATTCAGAGTAAATATTGTCATATCTTGTAACAGTTTTATAACCTTGATCCATCCATTCACGAAGAACTGGCATACCGTTGATGTCAGCAAAGTCAGCAACACCAGACATTGAAGCACCGATACGGCGATTTCTCTGCATAATAGCATTTGTTTCTTCCCAGTGTGTCGGTAGAAGTGTCACAGTCTTAGCATAAAGATATGCAAACTTAAGAGTACGCTTGAAGTCCTCTAATGAATCATGTCTGCCAAGATAAGTCTCTACCAAAGTACAGCATTCGTATGACTCAAGAGATTGTTCTGCACATGGGTTGAATCCTGCAACTCTGTGGTCTTTGTTATTTGGTGCGTCGGCAAGTCTTCCATATTTACGTGCCATGTCCATCCAGATAACACCTGGTTCACCATTTCTGGAAATTCCATCTACGATTGGAGATAGATCTTGTCCAACAGAAACCTCTACTGAGTTATTAGACATCCATCCCCAACCTGGTGAATTTGGATCATATGAATTACGCTCAGGAAATACCTCTGCATTTTTTAAGTTAAGAAAATCTTGGTCGTCTATTCTTCCAATTAGAAGTTCAGCTGAACGTCTAACGTTTCCAGATACAACGCATACGCCAATGAGGTTACCTATATCAGCTATGTCTTTACGTGTTAGCTTTTCCCCTCCACGTCCGTTGAATATATTCCTAATGGCATTGTGTAGCTTAATCAAAGGAGCTGGGCCAGAAGCGGTTCCGCCAAATGTTTTAATTGGAGCTCCTAATGGTCTAATCAAAGAATAGTCAAACTCAATCGTTTGCTGATCTGGCTTAAGGTAAGAATTTATAAGATCACCAGTAGCTCTTGCCCAGCTTTCTCTATCATCAGTGATTATATCAACTGAAATTGTTTCTTTTGGTTGATGAATAGTAAAATCTTTATCAGCACCTTTGTCATCAAACCCGACACCAACACCAAGCATTGATGCTTCCATTAAGAAGTTGAATGGTTTTGCTGGATTAAACTTTGACATTTCAGACGTACTTACAAAAGCACAGTTTTGCAGTGCTGCTGAGTTTTTATGTACGTTTACAATCTGAGTTCCCATCATCCATAATCCACGTCCTGGTGGAGTCCACTTTAAGTTGAACAAACGATCAAACGCATCCTTTGCGCTAGCTTGAGCCTTAGCATCGTTCCAAGGTAGTCTACTAGATTTACAGTGATCTTTTTGAAGAGAATACATACCGTTAATTACGCGTTCGCAAACATCTACCCAAGTTTCTTTAGTCCCATCTTCTTTCAGACGTGAATATGTTCTCAAGAATGTGATCTCACCAACAGAGTTTCCAGCAGCGTCCTTGTAGCCAAAAGGAGGTTTCTTGCTTCTGTAACCTTCTAAAAAGTCATCGCTAATTCTAAAAGAAAAAATAGATGGAGTTTTATTACTCGTGGTTGTTGTTGGTACGATGTTTTCTTGTGGTAGTGTTTGGTTTTCCATTTCTTCTCCTGGTTATTTTGTATTGATTGTTTTAATAAATTTTGGGTTTAGTTTCTGTAGTTCTAACTGCTTTATTTTATGAATTTGATCATAAGAATAAACGTTGTATATTTCTCTTTCAAAAAAATAACCACTTCTCCAATTGAGGATCTTATTTAAAGAGCTTTTATGATTGCTGAAAATATTTGATATTACTGCTCCACCATAAATTCTTACTAGATTCTGTAGCTTTATTGATATTTCTTTTTTATTACCTTCATTAATTATACCTGCATTTTGAGCTTCAGAGTATAACCAATTGTAAGCTTGTCTGGTTAATGGGGAATAGTCTATCGGATCTATAACCCCTAAACCTAATAAATTCTTCCTATTATTTTGAATTAAGATATCTTTTTTAATCACGTCTTTAAGTAAAGAGAACCAATCTCTTTCCTTTAGCTGCCCCCATGTGGTGCACCAAAAAAGTATAGGGTGAACTGGATCTGGTATTGTAGTCTTTTCGTAAGTTGGAAGTAATAGTGTACAAGATATTATCTTCTTTATTTCTTCTTTTGAAATTTCTTGATTTCTATTTTTGTTCTCCAAGTTTAACCATAGCTGATTAATATGCTTAGCCCAATCACTATCACCTATGTAAACGTTTAAATATTTTTGAGCTGTATCAACTGATAGAGTTCCCTCTTCAATCACGTTTGTCAACTCCTGTAAAGACATATTCAATCCTCTTTATCTTTGTAAAAAGATGTAAAACTGCTGTATAAAAATCGAATCCCGTCCTATATAAATAGGACGGGAGTTCAATGTTGACACCTATAGAGTATATCATAGGCTACTTAATTTGCTTGTCGGGTTAACTGTTATTAAACTTTTTTTTTCTTACTTCTTTTTCAACTAACAAATGTGCAGTTAGCCCAACCCACATTGTTATCGGAATGATTTTCTTTATTGGCTCTTCTGTTAGTCTCCAGAATGCTCTTGTTAAAGTTTCTATCTTTTGACTTCTTATTGCATAGGTATCATATGCAATAATTCCGCCCAGTAGAATTGCCCAAGCCGCTAAACCAGATTTTCTATGATCTTTCTCTAAAATAATTGGATTAGAGTAATAATCACAAAGCTTTTGCAGATGCAACGCCTTTCCATTCTTGGACTTTCTTTCTACCATAATCTCCAACTTCATTTGATTGACCAAATCCTGATGTAAAAACTACAGAGCTAGTAACGCCCTTGTGCTCTTCTGGAATAAAATATCCAAAAGATGATGGTGCTCCTTGTGCTTCTGTTCTTTGGCCATGACCTGTGCTTGCAAATGCTTCTGCTGAAGTAACGCCCTTGAAACGGTACTGTCTAAGCTTGTAGTCATTTTCTCTTTCTTCGTGTCCAAAGGCTGTAGGGAAAGCTTTAGCTCCTGTAATACCCTTGTATTCCATTGGACGGAATCTTGAACCATCGTAGTTAGCACCATCCTGGAATGTTCCAGCTAATGGATGGATGTATAGTGTACCACCAATTCCTGTGAAAAGTTGGGACATAAATACATCACCAGGGAAGTACCCAGTACCTGGTACGTGGTGGTTATCTGGAGAGCCATCAAGAACGTGGCTAGTACTATAAAGGGGGTAGTACGAATATGTTCCAGCACCTTTTACTTTACCAGTCATTGATGTGTATGGGTTTACCATCTCTTTGGTATTTTGACCCTTTAAAACTGGTCTTGGTCCTACGTAAAATGTAGTCATTTAGCTCTCCTTATTGCGATATAATTATAGTGATATAGTAAAATGGAATCTTACTTTTTTAATCTTTAATTGTATTTAATTATTAAATCTGATAAAACAGGAGATGTTCCGTCTCCTAATTGATTTAAAGTTACCTCAACCCATACTGTACTTGAAGCTATAGGATCCTCGCTATAGACGCCAGAGTCTTTATATAGAACCCTGTAGCTAAAGGCTGTAGCCATAAGCTCTGGTGGAACGTTATATATCTTGGGTATAACATCAGTCACTTCATAGATAAGGGTATCTTGAGGGGCGTTAAAGCGTACTATAGTTCTTCCATTTGGCATGAACTTGTCTGCTCTAATATCGAGGTCTGACAGTCCATACGTATATACGTATTTGCCATTTTCTTTAATGTAATTTCTTTGTCTCATGTTAATTCTTATTGCCGTGACTGTTGTTGGCGGCATATAGAAACCTATTGGTCCTGAGTTTAAAATTACATCGGTTCCTGCAACTGACCATCCACCAGGCGGGACCTTTCCAACTGCTTCAGCTACTCCGTCATAATATCTATTAAAGTTAAGAGGCGTCCAACCGTCTGTCTGGGTTAATGTAGGGTTTGAGTTGGATGTATATTCAATAGATAGGATATCAACACCAAATATAGGATAAGGGGTCATGCTAACAAAGTTGCTCTTATCGCTTCCTCCATACGCTGTTGGTATTTTTATGTAGACGTATGTTTGTGCGTTAAGTCCTGATGCGGATTCAGTGATAATGTTTCTCTTCCAAAATTTTTCTGAATTGTCCAAAACTGCGTGATAGATAGGTGTAGTGTCTACCAAAGCACCTGGAGTATCTACGCTGACAAAAGAGTTTTCTATTTTTGATTCAAAAAAATCTGGAACTATTTGTCCTGTAAAATTATTAAAGAACTTTAATTTAGAGTGTGAAGATCCGTCTATCTTAGGAAGGGTTAATATATTATTGATATAGTCAAAGCTTAGCATCTCTGCACTGGATACTGCGTATGAGGTATTCAGTAAGCTGACTGGGTCAAGCTGTGAGTAGTTGTATATAGAGAGCTGCTTTTGTGAAAGAGAGGAGTTTTCTATTGCACCGATTCTATCTTCCATGTCAGATACAGCTTGGGACAAAAATAGGTGATCTTTTAAAACTCGTTCAAAAGCTTCATTTAATTTTTGGTCTATTATCCCAGACCTGTTATAAAGCTGCACTAAATCTTGATAATTTTGTTCTATTTTTAAATTAAAGTCAGAACTATTAACTGGACCATTATACTGTGAAGTTTTTCTTTCTGTATTTATAAACTCTGTCATATAATTTTCCTATTGTCTTTCTAATCTGTTTATCTTAAATCTTAAATTTGCCAAACGAGACGATAAATGGTCCATAGTATGGGCACTTGTTACCGTACTGTAGGACGTTGCATCTTTCCATTTGACATAAAATTCTAGACTATCTTCCAACCCGGAATTAATGTAAAATTTTCTTGATCCGATCATCTTCCAATTTTGTAAAGTTATCGTCTTTTTCTTTATCTAAAATTAATTTAATTTTATTAAGAACATTTATATTTATAGATTCTAATTCTAAATATAATCTTTGGATATCTATATATATTTGGTCCGCAGCTAGATTCTCTCTTTTACTGCTCCTAGGACCCCTATAGTAAGACCTGAACCTTCTAAAAAGGGGTTCTCTAATCTGTTGCGATTTATTAGGATCCTTGTAAGTTGTTGACATTAATTTGACTCCACTTGTGCTTGCTTTAAATAGTAACTATGTTATTCGGTAGCTGAATTATCAGCTATTAAAGAATCGGAAATATCAGCAAATGACTGAGAGTTTTTAAACTTAATTTTATAAGAATTTAAAACTGGAGTCATTAAAGGACTTACGCCTCTAAATAAATCTGCCCTAAACCTTATCTTTGTGATAGGGTTTGGATTATTGCTAAAATAGAATATTCTAGAATTAGACTTAATATTCTTCTTGCTTAGAATTTCCTTATTGCCGAAAACACTATCTATAGTAAATACATTGTCCATTTGACTTCTATTGTATCTTAGCTCCAAAGGGTCCACATATGAATAGTATTGGCTGTATATGATTCCATATCTCATGATGCTTTCTTGATCCATTAAAGAAATAGAACCATAGGCACTATCGCTAGAATCTATAGCTATGCGAATTTTGTTTACCCCTTTTTGCAGTCTCCATTCAATCGTTTCATACTTTTGATTTGATGGAATTGAATATACATTATTATTTATATACAAACCAATATTCCACTTTTCTGATACTTCATCATTTTTAACAAATCTTTGTTTTACTATAATATCATTTGCACAAAAAATATTAAAATTCAAAAGCATGCTGACATTACTTAGGTTTGGTCCTGAAAAAGAAATAGAATCTGCGTTCATCTGATAAGGTGCTAAAGAATAGACTTGTCTAGTATTATCTGTTTTATTTATTAAACTAGTCCACGTAGTCAGACCAGTAGACTCGTTTGCTATATTATTTATTCGAGTAACATAATTTCCTTGAACCGTGTTTATACCCTCAAGTATGTACGAGTTATACGGATTATCATACTTTGGCATTTGTGCCAATCTGTAAACTGGTACTCCTGAATATACTTTTTGTGTTGGATTTTCTGCGTTTATATTTATGACTGCAGAAGCTGTTTGTTCCGGTATTTTACTAATTTGTTTAGTAGAATCAGTTACTACATCTACTACCTGGAGCGTGTTGACTGTTGATCCATTTAAGTTAACAAATGAAGAGAATGTGCTTGATGAATCATATGGTTTGCTTATAGGTGTCCAGGAGAAGTCAAGTATAGACTGCTCAGTCCCTTTGTCTTCTGCTACAAAATAGGTAATAGAACCATTTGCGGTATTAGTTTCTTCTACGTCTATTGCTACGCTATCTATTATTAAGTTACCATTATCTTTAGTGTTTAAAGATATCGGGTTTGATATTAGGGATCCGAATGAATCATAGTATTGGCCGCTTATGTTTACATCTCTTATGCCAAATCTATACTTAAACTTCTTATTAGAAGATAGCTCAGTGTAGTCTGGTTCTGTTTTTACTAAGATAAGATCAATAGAAGAAACATCTCCTGGGGTAAAGCTAAAAGAAAACGTGTCATAGTCATAGGTAGATTTTTTAGACTTTATTTCTGGATTTGAGCCATTGGAATAATTTACCTTAATATAGATATCTACTGGAGAAACTACATTCAATCTTCCTTCAATCTTTGATATATTTACACTCTGCGTTATGGGTATACTGATACTGAGAGTGACTACACCAACTGAATCAAAATCAAATGTTTGGCTCCACTCTGTATTTGTTAACCCATCGAATACAGACCCAAAGAAAGATTCATTTGAGAAAGATTTATTGGAATCTATAATTTGGCGATTAAAAGATAGTGTATATTTAGGGTCGTTAGAGACTATTGAATTACTAGAGACTAAATCAAAAATAGCTGAATTTAATTTTGGTATTGATACATTCTTATTAATTACGTCTAAAAATACAGAAGACAGATTGTAATCTATGCCATTTCCATTTGAAAATGTTTCCGTTACAGAGGCAAAGTATCCGTCTGAATTTTGGTTAGAAAATATAAAATCGTCCACCTTTGCTTCAAGCTGCGTTCTTCTATTTTTTAATTCTTCTAGTCTTTTGTTAAGAGCATTGGTAGTGTCGAAAAGATCATCTGAGTTTTCAAAAATAACATCATATAAGTTTTCTATATTTAACAAAGCGTTGGCCATTTTTTGATTTATTAGATCAACGTTACTAAATGTAGTCGATCTAAAAACTTCTGGATTCATTGGTATTGGAGAACCAGGTGTATATGTAAAAAAATACTTTGAATATAAATCTAATATTTCTTTTTCGGTTGGTTTATATCCTGCAGAAAAGTAATTCTTATATATAGTTTCAAGAAACTTTCTTCTTTGAATTGAGCTTATCGTCATATTTGTTCAACCTTTGCGGATAATTTATAAGAGTGAATTATTGGAGTTGTATTAGAACCATTAGGCTTACTCAACTCTATCTTTACTTTTATTTTTCTAACTTCTTTTGGAATTTGAGGATAGTTAAAATAAGAAACACCTGGGACCTTAACTGATCCTTGAACATTTTCATTAAATGAAAGAACTTCTGGTATATTCAAAAATGGATTTTCTATAGGAGATATAGCTATCCAGTTTTGCCCATCGTCAACAGAAACATAATACTTTAAACTATTTGTTGAGTTTAAAGATGATCTTTCGGAAACGCTGTTTGATACTTCGGAACTAATCATTAAATTCTTAACTGGGTATGGAAAACTAAATGATTTTGAAACTATTTGCGCATTGTTATAATAAACATTATAATGCGCTTCTATTGATCTAAATGCTATAGACCACTTCTTAGCATCATATATTTCCCAACTTTTTTGGAGTTGAATCTGTTGCCTATAGGCGGTATTGGATAGATCGTCTGTAATTTTCTGTGTTGTAATATTTAAAAAATACGCGGGGTTCCAAGCATAACCGTTGCTTTGTCTAGACCAAAGTGGGTTAGTGGTGAACTGTGTTCCAATCCATCTAATTGCCGACTCTGCTTCGGTTAAAGAGTCATACCTAAAAGCATTAGCTATAGATAGGGTTGGAAGATAATTGGTATCAGTTTGTAGTAAATATTGATTTACGCTAGAATTAACGTTATTAGTTAATCCTTGCCAGTAATAGGAAACTAAATTTGGAGTTGCCCACTGAGCCACGTTATGAGGAGGGGTGGCATGGCCTTCGTACTGGTTGTATTTAACAATATACTTATCTTGGAACGTATGAGGTATCGTACCAGACAAGGAGACTGCTGTTCTATTTATATTGTTATTGGCCTTAAACTCATTTGGATTTTGTACCCTAGGTATTAGGGAAATAAGATTATAATTAACCCCTTCATAACCTAAAGAGTATAGTGTTTCTGGGTTAAATCTAGACTGACCTCTTAATGGCCCTGTAGTGTCTGCGGTTGGTTTCCAAAAAAGATGTTTTACTTTAACGTTATTAAAGGTATTTTCTTCAAAGTATATTTTTATTTCTCTAGTGTTTACATCTTGAAATTCTACTATAGCTTTATCATAAAAATAATTTTTTATAGCCTGCATACTTTGAGGGACTATGGTGGATCCTATATATATATCTTCAGGTAATAGCTCCACTAAAGTATTGGTATCATGTGACCTAGCTGTTATTCTGGTTACCTTCAACTCTGGATAAAGATTTTCTTCAGGACCAAAATATGGATGAATCATTAAGGAGTTAACCTTTTTAGGTTTAGTGCTAGACAAAACCATGGTTAATTTTAAAGGTTCTGTTTCATTATGATCAGCCCAAGAAGAGTACGTCGTAACGTCTTTCCCTTCAACTTTTTCATTTTTTGAATATAAAAATTCAAAATCTTTTGAACCATTAGCTAATCTAGTAGGCTTCGATATGTTTATAGATTCATACTCAAAAATTGTTAATGGACTTTGGTCTACTATATTTTGCAATAAACCAGAAGTTGGATTATTCTCCCAATAAAATTTATAGTTTTCGCTTTCACCGCCTGAGGCATAGACGGCATGGTTGTTTCCTATGAATCCATTTGAACTTTCTTGATCGATTGATATATTATCTACTAACCAGTCTATAGAGCTTGCAACTGGTAATTTTGCAGATCCGCCATTTATATATGCCATTCTATTAGATTGAACAGCTCCTATCTCAACAAAATCTAAATTATCAAAAGAATCACCAGTGTAATATAGGTCATTGCCTGGACTATTTGAATACAATTGAAGAATAGATGTTTTTGATTTAATTCTATTTGTAAAACTTATTTCCTTATCTATCTCTGAATTGAATAAATTATACAAGGAAGATATTTGTGCGCTTTGATAATCTAACTGCTTTGCTATTAAATTTAAATCATCAGATATTGTTTTACTGAATTCATTGAACTTATCTGAAGATGTTGGTTCTCCCTTTATATAGGGTTCATATTTGGAAAATTGAAAACCAGAATATTTATTAACATCAGAAATAATGTTTTGATATTCTTCAGCCATTTCTTGATATGTAGAAAATTTATTATTGTTGAATTTAATTAAAAATGATTGTATTTTTTTGATTAATTGATCATAAAATACTGTGTTAAAAGATAGTTGAGCCATTTTATTATATTCCTAGCATTCTTTCAGAAAGTGGATCTAGATTATTTGTTTTCATTTTTATAACTACATTATCTACAGATCCAGCTGAAATAATATTTTTATAGTTATTTCTAATAATTAATCTGAATCTCATTTTATTATTTATATAATTATAAATAACATTGAATGGTTGAGTTATTGGTTTACTAAAAATTAATTCTTTACCATGTTGATAAAAAAGAGTTTCTGATGTTTCATAAAAAGAAGCTTTGTCAAAATTTCCTCTAATATAATTAGTTAAATTAATAGCAAAAGATCCATCTTTCATCTTTACTGATATAGGACTATATGATAAATTATTTAATGTGTTAACTGTTCCAAATCTACTGTTATAGCTTGCTGAAGTTAATTTAGTATAATCTATATAAGGGATTTTCTCTAGCTTTACTGAATTATTAGAATTAGTTTTAATAAAGTATTCACCTTGAGAGTTATCAGAAGCAGCAAGAGATATGGGCGTATCAGAATATAAAACGCTCATATCTATATAGTCTTGTGAATAATTATCTTTATCTAAATCATATTCTGCTACATATATACTGTTTTCGTTAAAATTATTGACTAAAACATTAGAAGAAGATACGTTTACTGTATACCCGTTAGGATTTAATAGAGAACCATTTTCATAAACTCTAATATTTGAAGATTTAGAATGAAATCTTAATTTAGCAGTTTTTGTATTCCTATTAAAAAATAACACTTCACTTTCTATCTTTGTTGAGCCAAAAGGAACTATTGCTATCCAATCTGATTCTTGATTTGGATTTTCTTTAAAACAAAAAGATAATTCATATGAATTTATATTCTTTAAATCTACTACACTGTAGTTTACAGGGCTATTGTCATCATAGTTAATTTTAGCTTTTAATCCAAGAATTTTTCCATCAACTGGTATCTTTTTACTAATAAAAATAGCTTTGTTATTAACAGCAGAACTACTGTTGGCATTTAAGATTGTTTTAAAAAATTGTATTGACTTTATAGAAAAATTATATTGATAAGTATTAACAGTATCTGCAACGGAAGTGATTCCCCCATCAGTGTTGAATGATAATCCAGGTATTATCGGATCTGCGTCGTTTTGCGTCATTCTATCTGAAAAATTAGAGTTACGCTCTGGTGTAAAACCTGGGTTAGTCATAGTTGATAGTCGTCCAGAGTTTGATATATTTCTATTATCTTTAAACATTGTATTGTTTATAGCATTAAATCTAGATCCTAAAACGTGAGAAATAATAGATTCAACCATTCTGGATAATGGAGATACGTTTCTTATTCTATTTTCAGTATAAATATCTTGGAATGATTTTTTATCATTAGAAAATGATGAGTAGATACTCATATCCTTTATGCTTGATTGTACGGGATACTTATATGAATAATATTCGTTTATGCTTGTAGTGTTTCTTTTAGCTTCGTCAATTGAAGTGCTATTTCTGAAGAATGTAAGAACAAGATCCTGTAATTGATTATGGTCTTTTCTTTTAGAATCTCTAATATTTTTTACAATAGAATCCATGTTTCTTGATATTAATTCATTTTCTGACGAAGTTTTTTCCGTTTTAGTATAAGTGTCTTGGTTTAAGACAAATATTATTTTACTTACTTTTGTAAGTGGCATATTTAAAGTAAAACCATTTTTAATGTCTACTGCTGAATTCAATAACAGAGTAGTCTGATAGTTTGCGGATTGTTGTGCGGCATTTGAGGCAACGGAGCTGACACTAGACAGGGGTGACAGTATGGCGACTTGCATGACCTTTACCCCGGCACTGGCGTTAGGGTTTATCTTTATTACATCCATCTCAGTTGGCTTGTTCAAGGATACTTCCATTACCACTTTAGCACCTAAGATATAGGAGTAGTCATATTTAACATATTTTTCTATGTCTACAGGAAGAGTCGATAATATAGATGGAGACTTAATGGATACGCTCCAAACTTTTGATCCTTTATCTTCAAATAACTTTGATGGATCAGAAGATGAAGAAATGCTTTGGTCATAGTTTGTTTTTAAATTAACTGATTTTATTAAACCAATTGAATTTATAGGGGTAACGGCAGATCCAATCTTTAATTTTGAACTATTTTGATCAATATAAAAGCCACCGTTAGAAAGATTTATTCCATCTCTGTCAGGGTATACTACTGGAGTATCGTCATATTCGTTGGAATATAGTGCGTTATCAAAGTTTTCCATGTATGAGTAATTATATAAATCATCTTTACCAGAAATAAAATCATAATTATTTATAAAGTTTTCTAAATAAGAAATGTCGTTTTCAACCTTAGCTATCTTAGACAGCATTATCTCCATAAGTGAGTTGGATAAAACGCTCACCCCATTAGCAGCTTGATAATATCTATTAAATCTAAGTTCTAAGTCTCTAAATAAATCTACAAAAACTTCTGAATTAATTGGACTTAATGGTTTGATTACAGAAGGAGAATAGTCAGATCCGTGCAGAAAAATTTGCAACGCTTTTAATTAGCTCTGCAACTTGTGCTTTATCTGCTTTAACCTCTTTAATTAAAGAACCTATAGTCTTTTTTGATCTAGTTGCAAATGCACTTATTGTTGATGGTAAAGAATTTATCATTTTAAATTACACCCCAATCATTTCCGTCCATATCTTGCAACTGATAAGCTACACCAGCTGTTAAGTTTCTTTCTATTATACTATATATTTCTTCTTCAATTTCAAAATTATTGATAACTTCTCTTGGTAATCTTATGATTATAAATCCACCCTTAGGGTACGACTGCCTCATAGGAGGATATACATCCCAAAAAGATATAGCCTCTTTTACATCTTTAATTATTTGATATATCCCAATGTTTGAATATGTATTGGAAGAATTAAACTTTTCAGACTTAATTCCCCCTCCTCTTATTCTTAAATCCTGCAAAGTTGTGCTATTGCTAGTAAAAGGATTAGTTGTATGTATAAGAGCTATTGGGAGGGCAAATGGGTCAAAATTAACAGAATCGTACGGATTAAATATCGAGTTGTCATATGTAAAGTTAATTGCACTGCCGTAATCATATTCTGAAACATGCTTCCAAGAATAACTTTGTACTGAACTATCTTTATAGTAAATGCTAACTGGCTTGATATATATATATAAAGCTTTATCTGGTTCTATTATGTCTCTGTTTAAAAATGGATTTATAGGTATAGGATTTCCGTCTACTTGTTTTAGTGGTATCCCGTTAGACTTTGATGTATAAGATACTTTTATTAAATTATTATCAGAAGGAACTATTGTTGAAGTAAAGTCTATAAAACCATTCTCTGCATCAACGTTTCTTATAAGGTCTGAGGATATTCTTGTCCATGGACCAGAAATAGAATCTCTTTTATACACATTAACCAAAGTACTAAAAAGACCCATTTTTGAATAAGAAGGTTCATTGATCACTGCGATTGGTGCATTGATTAATTTAATTCTTTTATTTGAAATAATAATAGGAAATTCATCTTTAATATCAATATATGGTCTTCCTAAAAATTCAGACCACGCTATATTTGAAAGATTTAAAGTAGAGTAGTTTGCTCTTAATGTTCTTCTTTTATATTTTTGCAACCAATTAACCCAACCAAATGATGGATCTATCACTAAATCTCTAGTAAAAGCACCAGAAGACACATGAAGTGGCCATTGTTCGTACTTTGGAATATCTGACGGTATTGATGTCACTTTAATCTTTGTAGTGTTTTCATACTTAGCTGAATATATAGGGTAAGCAGCTTTAAGCGGTATTCTTACTGGAGTGACAGTGTTATAGTTTCTTGGGCCGAAAAAGTCTATTGATGAACCAAGATTTCCATCTGCATCAACAGCTATGATCCCTATGTATATATTATTTGGGCCTCTGTTTTGATAGTCTATATAATGAAGTATAGATCCTAAAAATTCTTTTCTTTGATTATCGTAAAAACCGTATACAATACCATTATTTTGCGCTGTTGAGTTTTCAAGAACAAAGGCACCGTAATCTATATTTGTCTCTTGTTGGTCTAATTGAGAAGGAGTAAAGGTTGGAACGCTAATCCCAATAGGCTTTCCAGAATAAGCAGGATCGTCGCTTGGCTGACATAATAGCAGTAATCCATCGAGTACTGTAATGGATTTTTTAGCTGTTTTTATCTTCGAATTATCTTGTTTCAATAGCCAATAATTGCTAATTGTATTCGGAGTTGTTTTTACTATATTGGAATTAGTATACAAAAGAGCATTCGTGGAAAGCGTTATCGAATTACCTACAACAGAACTACCTACAAGACTTCCAGAAATTACGTTACCATTTGAAGAAATTGAACTAATTGCAAATGAACTTGGAACTAGATTGTAATTATTTAATGAGGTATAGTCTATTGTTATTTGATCATTAATAGTGGTGTTGCTATCTACTTCGTTCGTATGAGGTGCAAGTGTTCTTTTCGCAGAAAAGTCTATTGTAGTGCCAGTAAGCGATTCCGTTCTTGTTGTTCCGTCATATTGGGTATACGTTATAGAAACAGGAGAAACTGAATAGGCTGTTGAGTTTCTTCCAGATAGATTAATGGTCTTAGTAGTATTAGTACTTACTCCATTTTCGGTTCCAGAAATAGCAAACTTCATAGTAAAAGATTCATTATCTATAGCGTATGACTTTGTTTCATCGGCGGTAGAATTGCCGTAACTTATATTAAAATCTACATTGTTTAATGATATGCCCTCAGCATCAGGGCCATATATACCACCTAATTGTCCACCTAAAACTTCTATTCCAAACCAAGTATAATTTAAATAATTTTTTCCATTAACAACAGTAATAGGTATTTCTATTGGATTTTCAGAATATGATCTTGGTCCACTTATTAATGTTGCACTACCTAAATCTGGACCGTCAAAATCTGGACCACTGTTAGTGTCCCTACCTCCAGGGTCGACTATGTTTTTGCCATCATCTTTGTATGCAACTATTTTATTAATCTTTATACCTTTATATTTACTTGCAGAAGGAAATTTACCAGGAGTAATTCTTATGGAGTTAATAACTAAGTTATTCCTATCTGATGGTTTTGATGTGTTAAACTCAGAAGGAACTCTAACAAAAAAAATGTCTTTTATTGTACCTTTTGGACCATCTTTTTTTGAACCAGAAAAACTTATTCTTCTATAATCACCATCTGAAGTATTTAATTCATCAAGATCAGGATTATGATGTTCAGATATATATTTGATTACTTCTACGTCTGCTTTTCGTATAGCTTTAACTACTGCATCAAATTTTTCTCTATTGTTTTGATATAAATCTTTCCATACTTTAATTAAATATGATTTAGTTTCGCTATCTACTCCTCCATCGGTATATATCTCACCTTTTTTAGTTTGAAAAATTGATAAAAAATATTTAGTCTGCCTGCCGTATATTCCATCTATCTTAATCTTTTTTATCTCATCTATACCACTATTGGCAAGAGTGTATTGAATATACTTTACATATTCACCTGTTTTTCTGTCTTCAGGATCAGTACCGTATTGAAGGTAGTATTTATTTATCTCAATGTCTCCACTGTAAAAAAAGTTATTTCTTATTGATTCTATTCTTCTTTGTGGATCAGCAATTGCTTTAATCTTTTTTCTAGCTTTATCATTAGCATCTACATCTGAATAACCATCAGATAGATTATAGTATTGCGTTATTAGATTAGTGTAGCCTTTAACTGTTCTTGTCGCACTGTGTGTAGCTGTTCCGATGGCTGTCATTTCAGCTGCCCATCGAACATCTAGTGATGTTGGACTTTCTGAAGATTGTACATAAGAACTAAATGTATTAAAATTAAAATCATAATTTTTATATGTTGCTGGTGTTAATTTGTTGGAAAAATTATCAGAAGAAACATCACTGCTTCTATTAATAACTTTTTCCTTAATTATATGAGGACCAAAACCACCAGGAATTACAAAAGGAAGAGAGGTAGAATCAGTATATGCATAAGCGTGTGCGGCATATTGAGTAGGCGGTACTTTATATAGCTTATAAGAAGTTGGTATGTCACTTAAATCTCCAGTTAGATGATCGTTATTAACTAGCTGGTTATTAGCTATATTAACATCTGGATTTGTTACTTCTATAAATATTTGTAGATTAGACAAATCTATATCTTGAGCTAGAATACTGTATGAATCCGGTATTGTATCGTAGCAAATTTTCTTATAATAATCTAATATTGAACCATACGAAGATGTTAAATTTTTAGAGTATTTTGTAACTCCAGCCCCGGCAGTATTGAAAAGAGAATCTTGGATCTGCGTATATGGTGCTTTTTCGGAATCCAACAAAACAGATCCATTTAGTACGTAAGATGAATTCCAGTTTCCAGTCACGTAATACGTAGATGATCTAAGGTCGGTTATTCTTGAAGACTGCATTTTTGAAAGTGCCGCAACGGCAACTGCATTGTACAATATCTTCATAGGTCCGCTCTATTGCAGATGTTGGACTAACTCTAGTTTCTGTAATCATAGAACTTGAGCTATTTTCCTGACTAGAATCAGCTATAGAAGATGGATTATAGAGATTATTGCAATATCTCATGACTGGTGCGGTAGTTGCTAAAATATTTCCTCTTACTAATGAGTCAGCTTGAGGGACGTGTTCTACGCTAATAAATAATGGTCTGTTTAAACCACCAGTATTTTCTTTTAGTATTATATTAGAAGCTGCTATAGAGGTGCTGGTAAAATGTCTATATTGTTTTTTTGTACCACTAGAGGAATAAATACTGCTTCCATAAATTCCATAAAATGTTTGATTATTAACAGATTCAAAAATAGAGTCAGATATCGGCCAAGCGTTGGTTTTTTGTTCATTTATAAATATATTATCAACGTTATAAATCCAACTGTTTAGCTCGACTGTAGCAGAGCTAAGTGTTAGGTATGGGTAAATACTATTCGCAGATGTAGGCGTCAAGGATTCTGCCGACAAGTCTAATATAGCAGTGCCGTTTTTATTTTCTATAAAGTATTTTATTTTGTTTCCATTAGCTGAAGAAATTGGAGATGTAGGCGACCATGCTACTACGTCAAAATCTTCTAATGTAGATACATTATCTATATCGACCAGCCAGTATTCTGCTTGAGTATCGGACTTTCCTGCTGGTGCCAATGGATTTGTAAAGGTGTATCTTGAAAGATTAAAATCAGATATTGACAATCTTTTAAATATATAAGGGTTTGATCCTGAGAAGTTTCCAGATATTCTAAAGGAATTTAAATCAGCTGAAGTACACAAAACTGCACATTTAATTTCTTTTTGTTTTATATTTCCTTCTTGATCTATTTCATTACCATAATTTATAGAAGATATATTTATCTGCTTATTGATTTTAGCTATTAATCTCCAGTTAAAAGTTTCGTACGTTCTATTATCTGACAAAGCTTTTTTCGGAACAAAGACCTCAAAACCTTCATTCAAAGAATTTTCTATGTTAATATTTTGAGCTTTATTAGTAGTCGGTTTTTTTGCGTATATTTTCTTAGATCTTGATGTTAGGTCGGCTACTACAGATTCTTCACTTATTTTTTGAAATAGTGATAGTGAATTAATATTTTCTTTATACCTGAATGATGCCGAAGATATAGCATTGTTCTCTGCTATTGAAACTTTATCATATATTAAAGTAAGTCCGCTTTGGACTATTTTCATCCATTAAAACTATTATTGAATATGGTTTTTTATTAGACTTTTGTAAACCGTCAACGTTTATTGGTTGTAGTAAAATTCTATATTTTTTAGCTCTAGTAATAGGATCTATATAGTCTTGTCCATTACTGTCTATGACGCTAATACTTGTAGGTAAGTTTTGAGTTGGAACATAATCTTCTATTCCATTAATAGAGTAGGAATTAGAGTCTAATAATGTATAATATCTAGAAATGTAATATGAGTGAACAAAATTTTTAGACTGAACATCCGATACGGTATACTGCCTGTCCATTGTCTGTTCCGACAACAAAAGATCACTAATGCTTAAATTATCGCTATTAAATAAAGTGTTTCCATTGGCGTCTTCTAAAACCCCAACTTCATTAGCATAATAAATTTTTGAATTAGTATAATTTCCAGTTAAAGCTGAAGGATTAGAATTTTCTGGGATTAACATAGATATGTCTGTTATGGAAACAGTATTACCTGGTGTTATGCTCTTATTGGAAAACCAACTTACAGCAAATGTTGATTCATTTTTTGGTAAATTATTAAGTTTTTTAACGCTATTTTCTTTACCGTTTTTAGTTTTATCAACAAACTTTTTCATTATTCTTCCTCATAATCTTTTATTAAATTATTATAATTATTAATGCTATATGGGACATTACCCAATCTACCAGATTGATATTGATCATATCTGCTAGTGGCAAACCATTTTGGTGGAGACCATCTTGGGGTGGAGTGCAAAACATCTACTTTGTCTACACTATAGTAATTAAGAAGGAAGTTAGGTGTGGCATAAAGGTCAAGTGATTTTTGAGAATCATAGTTGACAACATCGACTATATTTATAGTGTTTATATAATTATAATTAATTGAGTCATATTCCTCTAACCAGTAAACTATATCACCGTCAGTTGTAGTAGGGGTTGCAGACAAGGTTGAGCTAAAGTCTGTCTCTACTGCAACAAACCAGTATCCTGGATCTGAATTATCCTTAGCAGTAAATGGTCCTATTGAAAATTTACCCTCAGAATCAGTTCTTGCTGAACCTGAAGTATTAGATGACCCAGGAGCAGCAGAGGAAGTAGAGTAATTAATTGAATTAAAGATAGTATGATTATATCTTGCTTTTCTCCAGTATATAACAGTATCAGTAGAGGGTATTCCGTTTTCAGTTACTATGCCATTGATAAAGTTATTGGACACTGAATCTGCTTGAATTTTTTTACTTACAACGTCTGCCTTTATCTTATTTGATACATAAGTATCTTGAGGTATAATCTCTATAGTTATATCCGTAACAGAACTAGCTGATTGGCTATTTTTGTGGGCAGTTGGGTCAGATTGATAATTGATACCTGAAACTGTTATGGTTCCGTTTTGTTTAGTAGTTGTTGAATAATTTGATATAACAGTAAAATGACCATATCCTTCTAAGTCTGTAGTTATTCTACCGACTGAAGATGTTAGCTTATTGGTTGTAATATTAAAAGATTGATGTGGTTTTGGGTTTCCGTTTATATCTAAGGAAATTATTGAAATGTCACAATAATCATGTCCATCATTAACCACGTAAGGTGGAGAGATATAGCATTGGACTCTGTCAAAACTATATTCCTGATCTGATATTGCTAAGTATCCTTCCCCTATCCATGAAGTCAAAGGATCCATGTTGATAACTAAAGGGGTAGAAGTTGCGGATACGGAATTCTCATAAGTAACTTCATATTTATAGGAGCTACCTGGAGTAGAATCAAAATGTATTTGAGCTTTGTACTCATCTCCTACATTAACAGTGTCTATATAGTATGAATCCTTAACTCTATATATGATTTCGTATTCTCTGTTCATCGTTAGTGGTCTATTCGGATCGCTCGCTAGAGCTGTATACCCAGGAGTTGCATAATTACTTTGTATTGTTTCTCCTGTGTTTAAGTCTTTAATCGAAAGGTCGTAAACGTTTTTGTATCCTAAATAGAATGAATTATCTGGTTTTGGCTTTAAAACTTCTTTATTATAAAAAGATATTTTACCTGGAGTAGCTTGATCGGAGAATGCTATCTCCTGATAAAAAGTTACTGGAGTAGAATCTTGATCTAAAACATCAACTATAATCGGTGCACCTTGGTGTGGTTTGTGGGTTAATTGTACAGAAAAAAGATTGCCAGTAAAATTTTCTGTTATTGGATCTGCATATATATATTTTTCTTCTTTTCCTATAGACAGCCAACCAGTTCTTAACCTTGAATCAATTTTATTATCATACAACTTTCCTCTTACTCTTATATTACTAAAAATAGTTGTATTTCTTGTTGAGTTAAAGGATTCTACTACTGAGTCTAAAGGATAGTCTATTATTTGTATGTGGGTTTCCGCATTACTGATGGCGTTAGCTACACTAGATTCTAATACAAATGTTCTATTTAAGAATGGTTTTACTACAGATTGATCAGACCAGATTGATACATTAACACTTTCTGGATCTAAAACTTTTATATTTTCAAAGAAATAATCAAACTTTGAAGATCCAGAAATGCCAAAAGTTTCTCTTGTTATTTCTGGTAAATCTATTATGTTACTGTTTAATCCAGGTATGTATTCTCCATTTTCAAGAAGATATTTTACAATTCCATTTTCATCAACAATTCCAGATATTTTAGGGGTTGAATGAATTTCAAATGGTTCCCAATCTATTATTTCAAAAGGATAAGTATTTACTTCATTTGATTTGATAGTTATGGATCTAGGAGTTGCTGTTGCATCGTATTTTAATTTACCAAAATAATAGTTGACAGTAGAAGCTGTATTTTCAGAGTTTATAAAACCAAAAGAATTGGAAGGAAGTGAACTTCCATATATGGAAGCAGTAATATTAGGAGAAGATGGAACAAATAAATCTCTATCTAGTTCTGTGTAATTAGCTGCTCCACCATAAACAGAGATATTGTCAGAGACATCCTGATCTGGAGAGTTGAACGTGTTTGTTGGAGGTATAACATTTATGTACGTATATTGAGGAGTTGCTCCAACTGGGTAAATTATATTAGATTTGATTAAATCAAGAGGAAGGTTTACATTCTTTTTACTTGCATCTACAGTATCATTTAACGTGATCTTGTCTTTTACAGGAACTGTTTCTTCGATAACTTGCTTTAAATTATAAACATTTGATACTAGTTTTATTACAGTATTTGGTGTAAAAGATGGAGTACTGGCATTTATTTCTGAACTGGTAGAAATAAGCTTGTCTGATTTATGGGAAAAGAAAGCTGCAAACGTATCTGAATTTGGTGTTGCATACTGTGATCCATTCCATAATCCATTCTTTAATCTCATATCAGAAATCTTATTATATGGAATTCTAGTTGTTGAATATAGGTTATTGAAATTAATTGTAGCTAATTGTTTCGTGTCTTTATATCTAAAATTTAGATCGCTACTCAAATAACCATCTGTATCAAATATTTGAACTGTATTGAATTCTGGACTTGCGCTACTTGTAGGAGCATGCTGGTTTTTAACAAATCTAGTTATAGGAGAATAAATAAGTCTTGGTGTTGCACTTGTACCATAAGGCAGTAACGTTGCTTCCACTGTTAGATTTATAGTAGCACTCTGATTATCGTAAATGTATCTCTTGTAATCTGAATAATATTCATAATTAATTTCAATTGGTGAATTTTCTAAATGTGTACCAATCTTCTTTTTTCCAGTTGCTACTAAGCTAGTAGTAAACCATTGAGGAGTAGCAGAATTATCATAGATTATTATTTCGCTATCAGAAAGATCGCCAACACCTGGTTGATAATAAGCAAAATCATTTATTTCATCACTATAATTAGCACTTAGTCTATTAACTCCCTCTTGATTTAAACCAGCAGTGTCCCAAATAGCATTGTTGAATGAGAAATAACCCCAATTAGTTGGATATTTTTCATTTAATTTAATTACTAAATTTGTAAATTTTTCTTTTGGACTACCATCAGCGTTAAAATATTCCAAAGAAGATTCTATGTCAGACATTTCCATAATCAATGGAGTAGCATAATCGGTTGTGTGATCTGGTGTTGCGCCAAAAGCATCCCAAAGATTAAGTTCTCTTCTTAAAGTTCTTTTAAATCCATTTATATCAGTAGAAATAGGATTGATAAAAACGTCTAATATTCTAAACTTAAATGATTCATTCTCTTCTAGATAAAGCCTATTTAGTCCTACTCGTGCACCAAATTCATCAAACCAGTTGAACCTTTGAATTGGTATCTGAGGCAATTCCACTGAAGTAGTATTATTATTATACGCAATTAAAGATTCAAAATTTCTAATTGTAATTATTTGTCTGTTAACTGGATTGTGAAAATAAACATAATCTGTATTTCTAGCTTCATATAGGTCAGTCATGCTGTCTAGTCTAGTTAACTCTATGTTGTCACCTATAATCTTGTTATAAGTATTTGGAACGTTTAATGAAGACCACATCCATGCTACTTGATTTAAGTCAGCACTACCTATAAAGCGATTTATATTATGTATATCTACTTGTGTGTCAAAGTAATCTAAGTTTTCAGAAACTATAGCATTTATGAATTTTCCACCAACACTTTTTGGAACATAGTTATCTTGGTTAACTTGATCTTCTGAATCGGAATACATCTCCATCCATGATGGAAATTTTCTTAGTATGTTTTTTGCTGATCTAGATAAGACCGGTGTTATCGGTTCAGATATAGCTATTTCAACTATTAATACAAAATCTAAAACGTTTACATCGGTTACTTGAGTATCTATTGTTATTTCAAACTTAGCGTACCTTTTAGAGTCTTTAGCTAGAAGTAGAGTCCCCAGGGATTCAGAAGATGTAGTGGTGGAAAGGAGCCATGGTCCGCTCCTGTGAATCAGACTCATAAACGCTTATGTTATAGGTTATATTTTCTATTCCACCAAGACGGTTGGAGAATGCTCCTCTAAATGATCTTATATCTACCCTAGAAGATGTATCAACCAGTCTCATTAGGCTAGGAGTGGCTATATCTTGTACTACCTCACCATAGTTTGTTTGGTAAACTGTTTGCAAGAATGATGGTGTTGATATTAAATTAAAATTTGTGTCTGTATATAGAAGATAGTTAGCAGTGGCTCCATAGTTAGCAGTGGCTCCAGGGGTTTGGAAAATAAAGTTAGGGCTACTATACTGGGTGCTGTCTACGTAAATATAGGCATCGCCTGTTTTTTCCGTACCAGTAAATGTATAGTCACCTATTAAGTTATTACCGGTTCTTGATCTTTTATTACTAAAATTAGTATAGTATTTGTTAAAATAAAGATCTACTGGACTTGTAACCCAAGTTTTACCATTTTTACTAAAATCATAACTAGTAAAACTTAATAGATAACTTTTCATTTAAAAACCTTTTTACTAGTCTAACCAAATACTGTATTCACAAGTGAGTCCATTTTGAGGATGTACATACATAAGTTGCTGAGAAGGTCTACTCATAGAAGAGAAGAACTCTTGTGCATAGGTGTTGTAGCTTTCTGGTGAACCAGAAATTCTCAATGTTGCGCTGCCTATCGTCATCTTAAAAGATTGGTGATAGTGACCCATGAACACATCATCAAAATGCTCCGGAATTGCACCATCTTTCCAGCCCATTATCTTTTTATAGTAACCATGAAAGGCATTGGGTGAAGGTAATTGATCACCGTGAATTAAAAGACTACTATAATTTCCTATAGTGTCGACAGCATACCAGTGTCTTTCGCCTTTTCCATCTGGAATATTAAAGGTAATTCTTGGCTCATCTTTAAATATTAGTCTAATGATTTGGTAAAGAAGTCTATCCATATTAGTTTCTGGATCGTGTTGCTTTCTTCCTCGACCACCAACGGCACCATGATTTCCTATTACCCCAGTAACATGCACATGCTCAAAGTTCTCCAAAGCAGTTCTTAGGAACTTGGCTATAATCTCTGGTCCATTTACTCCAACCTGTCGATATAAACCAGAGTCAATCAAGTGTGCTTGTCCAGGGAAAATTTCTTCACCCTCAACTATATCTCCCAGCATCCACACATGAAGGTTATTAACCGGATGGTGTTTTCTTTGAATTTCAGTAATTTCAAGAAGCTTCTCTGTATAAAGTTCTATTCTTTGAGCAGCTACGTTAGAGTTGTAGTCAGGAGTGACCTTACCTAGCTGCCAGTCTGCGAATACAGCTACAGCTGTTTCTGGCTCGCCTAAGCCTGATTTTAAGACTGGTTTCTTGACTGGAGGAAGGCTTATGGTACTAAACGCATCATATGCTGCCTCGTATATTGCTACTACGGCTTCATCTTTTACGTTCTTGTATTTATCTGCTAATCTGGCCAATCTTCTATTCTCGGATCTAAGAAAGTCCCCTCTGTCATTAAAGGTAGGAACTTCCAAGTCAGAAGAATCTTCTATGAGGATAGTCTGATTAGACGACACCTTTTGATTAGACAATTCCGTATTGAGTTCATCGGACATCAACTCACCTGGAAAATCTTCGTAGCCATCTGCTATATTTCTAGCATGTGTCATATTGGCAGCTTTTACAATCTGCTTACGTACTACAGTATACATTTTATCTGACATTAAAGCCTTCTTTAAATTTAGTAGTTTGAAGTACCAATTATAACAGAATATACAGCTACTGCGCCAGCTATCATGAAACTTCTATCATCAGACAATCTATAGTCGGTATTTGATATATTCTTTTTATCTACTGCAACATTATTTATCGTAGCGGAAAGGATTAAGTCAGAGGCAAATTTCATCTGGGATTCCATCTCTTTGATTGATATAGAATCTCCTATTGAAAAAGAATTTAAGTATCTAGTTAAGAATATTCTAGCCTGTGCTTCTGCGGATCTAGCTAGTTGAGATGTCGTTCCTTCTCTAAGGGTTAATGTAGCAGTAACATCGACGTTCTTTCTTTGGGCCATTCTTACATTTATGCGTATACCAACTGGTTTTATCCCGCTTACTGCGGTAAAAACGATTTCTGGAAGGGCGTTCATTCCTGATAGGCTTTCTGGTACGACTATTAAGTCGCAAGAACCTATACCGTAAGAACCTTCTCTGATTTTTACATCCTTTACGCCTTTGACGGCAAGGGCGGCAAATCTAAGAGACTCAGCGGTTCCGGTTCCCTTACTTCGGACCGATGCTATAATCCTTCTTCTGAAATTGTCATCTGACTCAGAGTTTAAAGAGCTATATATTTCTTTAGGGTTATTGCAAAAGATTGCAGCTCCAGGAGGTCCTATGAAATTGTGTTTTACCACAGTATTCCTTGCCGCTGTAATACCAGTATCTGAAAACTTTGCTTGTACTGTGCCATATTCTCTTGTTAATCCAGATAAAATAGTTACATTATTAGTTAATTCGTAAGCGTATTGAATATCGTTGAAATTATCAACAGCCGTATAGACCAATGTCCCTTTTGGAATTGTAATATCTGCAGAATATGGTACGCTGATAAAGAATTCTATATTAGAGGTTAGCCTGTCTACGGTTAGTTCATCAGATATGCTTCTTCTGCTTACGCTGTAGAGTTCTCCTATTGCATCTAAATTTTTTCCTGTCGCCATTGCTAAGGTTGACTGCTCTATACTAAGCTTAAATGCACTATAAAGGTCTGACACTTCAGTGGTTATCGCTTCTGCAAATGCCCTGGCTATAGAACCTGGGGATACCGCAGTAATCCCTGCATTTTTTTGTAGGGCGTCAACGACCTCAATAAGCATTTGGTCTCTTGATTTTAAGTTATAAATAGGCATTAAATTACACCCCTAGTGTCTGAGTAATAGATAGTACTGTTGGTTCTTTGAATTCGGTAATTATGAAAACGTCAAATCTTATAGAGTCTTCGGAAGTGGGAACTGCCTCAATCATAATTTTTCTATTAGAGAATATTCCTTCTCTTTCTAAGGCAGATCTTATAATTCGCTTACCTAATTCTCCAGTTTCTGGAGTTTGAGGCATTCCGTAAAGCATTGCTAAGTCTGTGCCTAAGCCTGGATATATATAGAAATCACCAGGTTCAGTCATCAGCCTTAAGTATATTTGTTGAACGTCAACTTCTGCTGGGCTTTGAGTTGTTGCAATGTCTCCATTGCCGGTAACCTTAAGGTCTCCAGATAAGTCTATATAAAAATCACCCAATTTTGTCCCTTAACGCCTTATCTCTAGCTTGATTAAATGTATAGCCACTTTGCATTAAATTTACAATGTAGTCAGTAAATTCACCCAAGCTAATATTATTATTTACAGGAGTTATATTTGTTTCCCAGCTAATTTTAATTATACTGATTTGATCCTCAGTAAATAAAGAAGAAGAGTCATTACCAGAAAGGAAACCGTAATTACCAGTTAAATCTGCAGTAGTGTCAACAAATTGATACTCCCCTCCTATAGTAATAGTTGGTTTTACTTCCTGTTGTTCCTCTTCGTTTATTTTTATCAATTCATCTATATATTTACCTATGTTTATATAAGCTGGGTTGTATTGATCTGGATTAGATTTCAATAAAGTTGGCTCAGTGAAATCGTCTGCCGAATGATTAAAATCCATAGAATTCCACTTTAAACCATTTTCCTTGGTGTGAAATCTTATACTGTCAGCAAAAAGAGATATGCTTCTAGTAGATCCACTTATAATCATGCCAACTCCTGGTGCTGTAAAAATTTCTATATCTCCAGAATCGGTTAAGCGAATAAAAGAAGAATTATCAGGATGGGTCAACCCAACTTCTCTAGATGAAAAGTTTTTTCTTTTTTCATACTCATTTTTTTCAGATATATAGTTTTTTGCATTTGAACTATAATTTTTTACTATTGGGTCGTTTGGGTTCATGATTATATTAAAAAGTTAGGAACACCTGTGTCAACACCATAGTTGACACGGTATTTAGATTGGAAATTAATATCATTTATAAATGATACTATATGGGGGTATCTTTCGTTGTCATCTCGAAAAGAAACTATGCATCTTGATCCTGCTGTTGGTGCAACGGTTTGGATACCCTGTATATCTGGACACGGTACATCTTTTATAATTTCCCCTATAGAACCAGACATTTTATCTTCTAGTACTATTATTGCAGTGTTCTTCTTTCTGTCGAAAGACATTACAACACCAGGTCTAGTTTTTGTTTGTTGAATTCTAGCTGCGCTTAAACTGTCTGCTATTTTTTTATCAAATTTTGGATATATTTTTGTCATATTATTTTCCTTTACCAAGTGGGTGTAGTGCCAACGTATGTATAATTAATACCAGGGAATCCTCCCGCTACTGTGCTTCCGATTATCTTATAAGGTGATCCATCATTTTGATCTATATAAGTTCCATCACCCAATGATATTCCATTATGCCCAAGGTCATCAGTTGCAGGGGTACCACCAGTCCAGTATACTACATATCCCTTTGGAGGATTTTTACCCTTAGGAGTTGTTGGGCCAAAGAAGTCTGAGCGATTTTTTACTTTATTATAATGTGCTGTTGCACTTAAGGACCTATCTAGATTAGTCGGAACTTGAGTAGTAGTAGGACCATCCCACTCATCGTTGAATATCTCTGGCATAGCTTCACCAAACAGCCCCAAGGCTGCACTTAGTCTATTAGCAAAACCTTCACATCCAAATTTCTTATTAGTCTTGGTTTGCCAGTCAGCCATTCTATTTGTCCTTAACCATATTGCTGCTTCTTTGATTTGGTCTTTAGTGAAAGTAGGGGCAACAGTGCTATCCCCACCATAAGAATATGAACCTGGAACAATGAGGTTAGCTAATTCATTAGCCGATGTCTCGATTAAGGTGGCATAAGCTTCTTGGCCCAAGGATGATAAAGTTCTTTTGCTCTCAGATAAATAGCTTTCGTTAGCTACTACTAATTCTGCCCAATTTAAAGTACTTGAGTTAATTAATATATTTGGGTAACTTGGTCTTAAATCTTCTAATGCTTGATTAAAAATAGAAGATTGACTTATATCAACATTTGTTGATGCAGAATAGGTGTCTATCCAATAGGTTGGTTTAGATCCTATTTCAACCATAACTAATTTAATTAAATTTTTTAAACCTGTTAAATCTAGCCCTAACAGCGCATCAGTCGCACCGGTTGCTATAATGTATGCATCGGGTACAAATTTATCAGAGCCTGATGCTGTTTTTAAAGTTTGAATTTCTTGAATTAAAGTTTTTAAAGCTGCGTTACCTGCACTTGCTGTAGCCATCCTTAGTCCAGCTTTTCCTATTGTCTTATAATAAGACCATGGAGTTTGACCCATTTTTTTTGTAATTAGAGTAGAACTATCAGATACATTTAGATTGCCAATGATTAAAAGCTTTTTATCTATTTGTTGTATTACAGATCCACCAGAGGAAGCTCCAGCAGCTGGTACGTATTTAATCGGCTTAGAGCTTTTAATTAAAGTATTTTTTTTCTTTTTAGAAAAGAAAATAGTTCCAGACATCCACTGTTCTATATAAGGAGCTGTTTTAGGATTGTATTTTGGAAGGTTTTTTCTTACCCATTCTTGTAATATAGCTATATCGTTACCCGTTGTTAAGTAAACGCTAACAGCTTCTTGGAAACTAGTTAAGAATATAAAACCACATTCAGATCTAGTTCCATAATCTCCCCACGCATGAAATCCGCTTGATGTTTTTATTACATTATCTGAAGCGTTGGCACCCCATTTATAAGTTGCTAAAGCTACTTGATTGACTGGATACCAAAGTAAATCATCTACAAAAGCTTTGCCTGCATTCTGAAGCAACAACATTTTTTCTAAAATCTGTGTGTCTGTCCAATTAGCGTCTGCTCCAGGCTTATAAGCTAAATGGGTAGCCTTCATCATTTTTGGTTTATCTAGATATTTAGTTCCATCATATACTACTGGTAACTTTGTTACTGCCCCAGTTTTTGCATTAATGTATGATAATAAGTTGAACTGAAACATTCCTACAGAATAGTCATCTGCTAATCCATTCCAATTTTCTGGATTCCTACTGCAAACTCCATTGAATGATCCTGGGTTACGGTTGCTCTCTCTTGCCATTATGGCGGTAAATATAGCAGCTACTTCTGGACTAAAACTTTTAGCTGTTAATATTTGAAACACATCCAGATTAGATAGATCTCCCTCTAATGCTTTGTAATTAATAGTAGCTTTTGCTCTGGATACTTCGATTGCAGCTTGCAGAGCGGCATCGCTTTCGCCACTGTCTACTTCATCTATTATTGTACTACTTACGATAAGACCTTCTGAACCGATATACTTACCAGCTCTTTCTGCGCTAAAAGAAATGTGAATGTGACTTGTGTGATTATCATCTGACACAAAATCAACATACTTTAAATTTGGATATTTCATTTTAACAGCAGAACTCATTCCCTCAAGGCCTTCTACTATTCCTAATTTTCTACCAACTTCTGGATGGATTACAATTAAATCAGGAAGAAGTGGCATAGGCATAGTATTAAGAGCTTCTAGAAGCATATCTAGACTGAGCTGATATCCATCTTCTGATACTGGAATATTTTGAGTAGAATCGTAATTGGAACCTAACTTTTGAAAATCAAAAGATCTTCCAAAAACATGATCTGATATTATGTTTTTAATATTTGAGTTAACCTTTGAAGACGAACCATCTAATCCTATTTGATTATCACCTTCTTGTGTTATGACTGCTCTAGAAGTAGCAAAAGTTCCGTCGAATCCTATTTTATCAGCTAATGCTATTAACAATTCTATTAGAGCTGCACATATATACGCTTTTTGTTTTGGGGCGATAATTAAACTGTCTTGAACAAATCCATTATTTTGCTCTTGAGGAACATCAGGATAATAGGACTGAGTGGCTATTAATTTATGGTTAGTCCAATTATCAGGAAAATCTATGTCAAAACCAGAAATCAATACAGTGTCACCTACTACTCTACTGAGAATGGTTCCTCTTTCGATATAGTATTGTTTTTCTTCTGGTGTTAGCTCTGAATCTAGAGCAATCATTCTTGATCCTAAAGATGGTGCAGATGGATCGAATATATAAGTAACATTGCCATGCTTAATAAGTGGCCCACCAAATTGCGAAACACCAGAACCGCTAGAGCTCTTAGGCCATTGACCAGTTTTATATGTATTTAAAAGATCCATTAATGGATTGTTTGATCCAGCTGCTGCATAACCAGTTCCCGCTATAGACTTAGAAACTATTTTTAGGTAAGCTGCTCCGACCAGATAATTTTGACGGTTCTCCGTCTTTACCTTGATAATCTGGGTTTGGTATAGAAAAAGATTCTGAACTTTGCGCTCCAGTGGTAATCAAAGAGTGTGCAGTTGAATTAACAAACTTGTTAGAAACGTTAATAAGAGATGCTGGGTTCCTAAATAGAGTATCACCGAGATAATATTTCACTTACATCCCTAGTGCTCATAGTCTCATTTTCATATCCACTTTGAGAAGCTGAAGTTGTTAAACTTTCTGATCCATTTGGATTAAAGCCTTCAGCTATCTTCCTGGTAATAGATGTTGAGCTATCTAAATCATCTAATGTAAAACCAAAATCTGCCATAAAAAATTCCTATCTTATCTACCTAGAAGGTATGTATTTCGGTATAGCTAATTGCTCTTCAAGGCTTATAACAGATTTTCTTTCTCTAAGAAGATCTGTAGTAGAAACTTGCGCAAGTCCATTAATAACCAATTCCCAGTTTAGTGTAGCTGGGCCACCGTCATCATAGTATTCATCCCAAGAAGTATAGGGCCACTGTGATGCTTTTTCATATAGTAATTCAGCTATTCTTATATTATAAAATATTGTATACAATTGCTTCTTTTGATCAGACAAAGAAGAAAGAGAATCTGCTGTATTGGAACCTATGTTGGGCTCTGTTATATTTGAATTTTTAATCTGATTAAATAATTCATTAAACTTTTTATAAAAGACTGAACCTTGATATAAAGTATTTTTAAAGTTATTCTTCAATTCATCTACACCACTAGCTTGATTTTTGTAGAAAAAAGACCTTATGTCTTCTTCTACGTTATTTAATTCATTACCTATAATCCTATAGAATATAGTTCCAAGAGCTTTTTCTTTTTCACCATCGCCGTATTTATCTGCAGTTAAATAATTGGATTTTATATTTTTGGAAGAGCCTGGATCTAAATCGTCTTCAGTAAAAATTGATGTGGCTGACATATCATTTGGTGCTATTCTAACTACAAAAATCTTACCAGTTAGTTGTTTTGCTATATATTCTGCCGAACGACCACCAGAAGAATTAGTGTTAACTATAGTTGTTTGAGTAGAATCTATATAATTTGATTGACTAGAATTGTTTAAATATCCACTCATTGAATTTAAATTTCCAGAAATAATTCCGTCTAGTTTAACCTTAAATGGTTGAGCACTTGGGTTAAATATATCTACAACTTCTACTTCCCCTCCATCAATAAATCTACTTACTCTACAAACAACCTTAAAGAACTCAGTAAAACCAGCTTTATCTGGACCTGTTCCTGAATATTTTAATACCTCTGCATTGACTAAAGAGTTTTCTAAACTAATGTATCTAACTAATTCATTAATTTCCTTTTCTTTCCATCCAATACTCTTTAATATATCATCACTTCTTACATAAGCATTCCCGTCAACCATAGTATGGGCTCTTACACCTAAGATTCCTGGTAGCAATTTTTTACTATGATATTTTCCTACTACCATTCCTTGGTTAATGGAGAGGCCAGCGTCCATTGGTTGTCCATTTCTATTTAAGTACTGAATATAACAACCGTGTTGATCTAGAACATTGTCCCTAACCCACTGCCAGCCACCCCAGAACCCTTGAGCGCCAAATGATGCACCTACACCTAGTCCAACCACCCCAAGAGGAGCTAGAGCCCCTACAATAGCCGCACCAGCAGCTACAGTGCCAACGAAACCTAAGGCAAAAGTAGAAAGGCTAACCCCTCCAGTGGCTCCACTCTTTACTTGACTTTCTATACTTGCTTGAGCATCTGATAATGCTTCTGCACTATAATTAGACACAACATCTTTCATTAACGCACTAGATCCGTGGGTAAATTGTATTCCTCCCAATAATTGAGTGCTTAGAGCTTGAGATAAACCATCAACGGATATATTTCCGCTAGACATAATCCCTGTTGACCCTGCTTGTACGGAGTTCATCAAAATCTTAGTGTGATCTCTTATGTTCTTAATTGAGAACCACGAATGCATCCAAGATGATAAGAACCATCTTCCTGGGTCATTTACTGAAACCATTGCATTAGGTGTTATTGAGGTAATGAATCCAAGATCAGCAGTAAAGTGATGAACCACTTGTTCCACTTCAAATAGGCCATACATTCTTTCATAAACGTCTGCAAGGTAAACTATATCATGAGGTCTTATGTCAGGAGATCCTATTACTACTAATTCACCACCATAGATATCCTTTAGGGAATCTTTAAGATGAGATAAAGCTACTCTTCTTGCCGTTAATTCATCTGGAGCACCTTGCGCTAACTTAGCAACGCCTCTAGTGAATTCCAGAGGATGGAATAAAGGTTGTGCTATTCCAAAAATACCAGAACCCATTACATTGTCAAAGTACAGATCTGTTTCAACGGTTTTTTCCACTTGTCTTTCAGAAGATATACTTTTATCCAATGCTACTGTTACTGGATATTTACCATCGGAAACTGCTGTTACCTGTGTGGCAACGCCAGAAGTATTTTCGATTATATTATTAGCAAGAATATGAGAAAAAGAACTTAGGTAGTGCATTCTTTGAAATGGTTCCCTGATCTCTACAACTGGCTCTCCATACTCTCTTGTAAATGGATTGTCTACTGCCCTTAATAAAGATCCAGCCCTGCCAAGTGAATAGTATATAGAATCATTTAAAGCTTTATTTAGAACATTAGCCTGTCTGGCAAAGTTGTCTACTTGCTCTAGGCCGTAACCCATTTGCATCATTGATACTCTAAACATATTTAATAGACCACTTAAGCCATCACTCAGGGCTGTCCAAACAGGTCCTATGCTATTTTTAAAGAAATCCTCTACTCCATTAACCATAACGGAACCGATATTTCCTGCGCTGTTACCTTCGCTTTTATTATCTGCCAAAATCTTTAGGAACTTCTTTTGATCGGATGAAACATTAAAGTTTGGATCTATAAATACTGAAAATATTGGATTGACTGGGTTAAAGTCCCACATGTCGTCACCAACATATTTTCTATTTGGCTTTAATATTAACCAAGCTCTAGCATAAGGCTCTTGCCACATTGCTTGTCTAAATATTCCAACTACAAGGTAGAATAATTGTTTTCCTGTTACATTATTATTATTAGAGTCAAATATCATTGGAGTTTTACCGCCGCTAGAAGCCTCTATCATGTTGGCAGCACCTTTTAGGTAGTATCCTATTTTTATGAATTTATCTCTAAGTACTGAGTTAAAATAGTTTATCAAACCGTCCTCTGATTGTGGCGCATCAATAAAATTACTTCTAGCAAATTCTATAGCTTTCTTTATCTCATCAGAACTAAGCTGGCTTGCGTTTGTTTTACTAGTGGAACCTGTTTGATTGATAAAATCGTCTCCAAGCAATGCGGTGAATTCATCCGCTGCACCTGGAATAGTGTCATTGAATTTTTTAAATATTTCTATTTTTTGAGCTTCTGTACCCTTATTGTTGTATATATCTCTAATTATAGTCAAAAGATTATTAGGTATAGGATCGGTGCCTTCAGGGTTTATTCCAAATGCTTGAAAAAATATTTGTTTTACTGAATCGTAATTATGGTACGCAAATCTAAATTGATCCCAAATATCGTTAGCTTGAGCAAGAGTTCTTCCATTTCCCGCAAGAACATGAATTGAAGAACTATAATCTTCGTCAAATAACTCTCTAGCTTTAACTGAACTTGGATCTGCCGGATCAAAGACTGGAGCAAAACTAAACCTTCCCGTACCAGTTTCTACGTCACCAGTAGTAGTTAACTCTTTATCTAATATCTTGTATAATGCGTCTCTTGAAACCTTATCGTATTTTTCTTCATTAACATATTTAAAGTAATCAATATAATTTCCACCTTTTGCAGCTAGGGCAGCCATCATTTCAGAAGAGAGTAATTGTATATTTGAGTCTGGTACGTATTGAATATAATTTGTATCTAACGCTGCTGCCGCTGTTCTAGTCCAACGATCTATTGCCTCTTGGCTTGATCCAGCTGGCAATTGTGCCATACGCCCAGCGCTTGCATTAGTGGTAAGAGCTTTTGCCGTATATTTAACAGTATTAGTAGAATTGACTGCACCATATTTTCCAAAACCAATTAAATAATTAGAACCAGATGATGAGTCTATCGTAAAATGTGTCGCTGGACTTGTCATAGTTGTCACCACTCCAACTGGTACATTGTCATCGACAAATGCATAGTAACATTCTCTTGGTATTGGGTTAGGGGCAACGCCAGCTTCTGCTAATACTTTAGCAGCGTCGCTTGCATCATTCCCCTTATCATAATAATTTTTTTCATCTTCCGTTAAGCTCATTACACCAAGGTAATATGCAGCGTCGGGAGATATTAAGGAGCTAATTTGAATACTAGTATTATTATATTTAAAGTTTAAGTAACTAGTATCTGTTCTATTAATGTCAGCTCCTTCTGTCGGTTGATATAAGTCTGCTTCAAGTTCACCCCAAAGGAAATAAGCTGGTTTACAAACAACTGCTTGATTTGTAGTTGGACTATATATTAATACTTTTCTATTCTTATAGTCTTTAACTGATCCATAAAAATCTGAATTTTCTTTATCAGAAAAATATTGTTCTTTAAATTCTGTCCATAATGGATCGTTTGTATCTTCTGCAATTTTATACGGAAATCTCATAGCAATATAAAACTGTTCATCTTCAGCTGTTTTTGGAGAGCCCCAATCCCTATAACTAAATGGTGATTTTGCAGTAATTGTTCCTGCATCAAAATATTTATATTCCCAACTTCCACTTCCGTTAATGTCGGTAGCTTTTTTGAGCTCACCCTTTATTGAAGGTAGTGGCATTCTGATTATTGTTTTGGAAGCTCCTGGTTGCAGTTCATCAAGACCATAGATAAAGCTATCACCTATGGCACTAGCGACATCAACATTTCTAAATATAGAAGAAATATCTAATTTAAGATCTATATCGTAATCTAGTCCTTTATCTACAGTTAAAGTTTTTCCTATAAGTCCAGCTTCTGCTGCTAGTAATATGTTCCAACTTGGGTCTCTGCCAAGTTTTTCGTAATCTTTATCGTCTTTATAAAAATCCCCTAACTTATCTCTTTGATTAGAAACAGCAAAGAAAGCATAGTCGGTTAGTACCGCTCCTGCTGGTCTGTCCGTAAAATATGGGAAAGAAAATCTAGCGGGTAACTGATCAATTTGTTTGTGAATATTTTCAAAATTAGATAATTCGTTATCAGTCTTTTCTCCGGATGACTCAATTGGTAAGTGATATCCGACAGTAGCGTATCCTTTATTTATAGGTAAAACGGAAATTACTTCTTTATCTTTATTAAAATATTTAACTCTATTCGGGTCTTCGAAGTTAATTATTTCACCCCTTAAAGCTTTTGAGGGTCTATAGACGTCTGTTCCAGCATTCTGTGATTTAATGACACTGGATAGATTTACTGTAGCTTCTTGAAGAGATTGTGAAGCTAGATAATCAGCAGTAGAACTAGATTGCTTATTTACTGCATTTATAATATCTAGCAACTCGTCATCTGGGTTGATATAGGAAGGGGTTTTAAGACCTAGTCTTACTGCTTTTTCTTCACTAGGGAAACCAGTCGTTACAGGAACTACGCCTGATGTATACAGCCAATGTGGCTTACCATAGAATACAGTAGACCTATCTTCAAATGGTCTTACTGCTACTATGTAATTAGGTAAAATTCTTGCACATGTTTGGAATATATCCCATACACTCTTCATGTACGTTTGGCACCTGAACGAAACTTCATCGAATCCAGGCATGTCGTCATCGTCTGTTGGACTGATTAGTCCCAGCGTTCTAAATATATTCTTTCCGCCTCTACCACCAAGAACACCAGTTAGACCCAATGTAGCGGCTCCTACTCCTATTATAGGAAGGGCTAAGCCACCAGTACCTACAGCAAGGGCTGTACCAGCAGCAGCCAATACTCCACCAGTTATCATAGCTGCAGTGCCACCACTTTCTCTTGCCCCTGCACCAGTTAATGTGTCCAAAGCGGCTGCAGCACTTGCGTCCTGAGCGTCATATTTTTGGAGTAAATCATTCCAAGATGAGTCAGTAAGCCTATTTAAATATTCTAGTCTAGGATTGGGCTTATCTTCTGGCGTCAAAGAAGAAACATTAGCCCAACCATCTCCAATGTCTCCACCAAGGTACTGGGCAACTCCTGTTCCATTACCGGGATATATATTTCTTTTAAAAATTTCTAGATCTCTTTGAGCAGCAAAGTTAGACCACAATGTTTGCATCATGGAAACTACTGGAATTCTAACTTCTGCACCAAGCACACTTTGGTTTTGGCCATCTGGATTCAACATTCCTGCCACTGCGGAAACTGTTCCGGAAACCCCCATCCCACCTCTGCCTAAAGAGGTCGCAGTGTCTGCTATTGCATTTCTGATTCCTCTTTGTTTGTTTAATTCGATGTCATTTAAAGGCTGATAAGGTATCATTCCAAAGTGTTTGATTCCAAATTTATTTCCAGAAAAGATAGTACCTCTAGTAGCAAGGGCAAAAGCTTCTCTTGTTTTAGAAGTTCCCATTGACAACAAACGAATCATTAAATCTCGTGGTTCTGATAAATACATTCCAGTATTTATTCCACCATCTATTTTACCGCTACTACCTTTTTTATTAGTAGAGTTAACTATTGGACTTAATTCAATTGCGTCAGATTGTGCAGTGACGACAACAATTTCACCTAGTTCAACACTGGTAATAATGCCATTGAATAAAGTATGTAATGAGTTTGGATTTGAACCGTACCCGCCCCTAAGGTGGACTCTTACTCCTGGTTTTAATCTAATATTTTCTATGTCAACAATATATTGACTTTCCATATGACCAAGAATATTTCTTGCTCTATTTAAGGTTAAATCTATAATGGAGTCTAGGCCAGATGTCAATCCAAATAGATCTGTACCTGGAGGAGCATTCTGTTGTCCGTTTCCATTAAATACCGTACTAGCTTCTCTAGTGGAAAGCTTGGCATACATATTGGAAAGTCTGAATACTAAGGTGTCTCCTAGTATATCTTCTGATTGAACTATTGAAAAATCTATAATCGATTGTAATCCATAAAAGTTATCAAATAGTTTTGTTCCAGCAAAATTACCTTCATCAACTAACCACAGCATATAGGTTGGAAAAGCTCTAATCATTCTTCCTGATATATCCCTATAGGACGTATCAATCATCATCTTTTCCCAGTGCTTATCAACGCTCTTTGAATCTCCATTCCTGTTCATGGATTCAGGCTTGCTCAAATCACCTGATGTGTATGAGTATTGATATTTATCCAAAGACTGGACTCCTGGTACGCCCGTCATGTTCTTTCCTTCAGGAAGGTTTGTTCCAACATCTGGAGATTGGGTATCTGTTACTCCAATATAGTTAACCTTTTTGGTATCTTTTGTTACGTTATATCCATCTACGGTTAAATAAAATCTACCATTATCTTTATCGACATAACCAAATTGATACCCATCTGCTGTATGCAGTATAGCTGGGATGTGTGGATCCACCACGTTCCCTATTGCTGGAAAAGTGTGTATTATTGCGTGAGCGCTGAGTTCATCAGGGTTAAAGCTGACCATATCCTCACCCTGAAGAGAACTACTTCCCTTTAGTAAAGCTTCTATACTTGCCTTTTCTTTTTCCCTGTTACTGCCAACGTCACCAACTGATAGTTGTCCATTAGTGCTTCTAAAATTAGAGTCAGCTGCTGATGTTACGGGGAATTCAGTTTCGTCCAAACTATCCACATAATGAATTAAGAAATTTTGATTATCTTCCCCCGAAAGCGCATCTCTAATATAAGACGCTGTTGTTGAAGGGTCTAAACTAAGAGTATCTTTTACATATCTCTTTAAACCGCTAACATCATTAGTCCTAATGTAGGTTTTAAAAGTATCTATTCTGGATGCATAACGTGCTAGTTCAGTTTGATCAGTAGATCCATCTTCTGGTTTTACGTGCTTAAAGTTTAACCTAGTAAGTTTTTGTTGGTTAATAGTTATGTTATTAACAACATCGTTATCAAACATTTCAAAACTACGGAAATAAAAATCTGGATCTAATGAACCTACTATCTCACCAGCCTTATTTCTTATTTCCAAAGGAAAATCGGAGTAAGCATTGAACTGACCCCAAAGTTGTTTAATTCTTAAAAATGGATTTTTCTTTGTCCCAAACTCTTCAACGAACTTTGCTTGCTGCGCAGAAGAAAGTTGTTCTCTCTTTTGTTGAAAAATATCAAAGTCAACAAGATCCAATGTAACGTTGTAAACATGAGGATATCCTTCGATTGTTTTTACATCAAATCTAATTGGTAAAACATATTTAACACCAGCCAATGCCGTTATAATATTTTTAATACCTAAGAATCCAAGTACGCCAGTAGCGTGTTCTAATCTAGCCAAACCGTTAATGTGGTCAAACATTTTTCTTAATTTAATTAATTCTTTTTCGCCAAAGATTACCATTGACATACTAATGTTTGTATCTCCACCACCAATGTGTTGGTATGTTGGTTCATCTTGCATTTGAAGTTGCAAGGGGACAAAGGTATTTGACATGCTCAAGGAAACAGCGGTCACTATCACGCTTTTTGGATCAAAATCCAACTTAATCATCGGAACTTCCCACTCTCTAATGTGGAAAGATCCAGCTCTTTCTCTAGCTGCTTCCATTAAGTCTTTTAGCGGACCATATTCAAAGAATCTATTGTACATTGTGGAAGCAAAAGCATCGCCAAATTTTCTCTTAACCGTCGCTCTTATTGAGTCAATCGTAGATTTATTCTTTGGATCGTCGACATCAAGATGTTGACTTCTTGCTTGACGTACTGTTTCTACGTCCACCAAGTGATCTAAATAGGTATCGGTTTTTGTGGCTTTTGCTTTCATTATGAATTTCATTTCAAGAAGCGTTTTATTTTTAAAGCTTAATATTCCTAATTTCCAATCACCTGTATCTGTATAAGCGTTTGTATTATCGTTCATATTTCTTAAGAAAGCTTTTCTGTCTGAGTCTAGCCCTGCACTAAGGTTTGAGCCGATAAACCCTTCAACTAATGTAGCGTAAGCACTTTCGGTAAATACTTTGGAGCTTCTGCCTGCTTCTAATATATTTATTGAACTTAAAATTTTATCCCTGATGTAGAACTCTTGATATGCGCCCTTGGAGGTGGTTACTACGTCGGAAAGAGAACGGTTATAATCGGATGCAAGATTTATGCCAAATCCACTCAAGAATGAACCCCAAATACCAGAATTTTGAGGTGTTACTTTTGCTGCATATTTTTCTGCGTCGCTTCTAAAATCAGAAATATCTGGAGTAAATATTTTTGTTTGAGTTTCTGCTGGAGTATAGAAAACTACATTGTTGCCATCTGTCCATTCTTTATAGACATTCGTAACAAATACATCATCATCCTTGTACCCTATCGTACTTGGGTCTAAGTCTAAAGTAGTTCCATTAGCAGGGACTATAGAAGTAGTTGGTGTGTTAATATTATTTGATCCGCTTTGTCCTGCTGGAGTACGGCCACTTATGTCGTTGCTGTTTCTGCCCAAAGCTTCATCTGGTGTATATTTAATAAATTCTTCGTTAACATAGTTATGTAATTTTCCTGCAGCTTTGCCCATATATTGTCTATACTTACCCCAGTGTATTGCCTGGTTAAAGTCAGATATCATTGGTAAAAGTGGTTTATGATTAAAATTATTAAAAGCAATGTCGACCATTAGACCAAATGGATAGTTTGGAATCGTAGATATTGACATTCCAGCAAGTGTAACTCCCGTTATTCCATGGACTGAATTTAGATAATGATTTTTAACTGGAAGAATAGGAGAATATTTAAAGGCAGCAATTAAGCCACGCAAAGAAGAAAGAAATTTGTCGATCTTTTCATCACTATCTCCAGTTGGCTTAAAGTCTATGCTGTAGTTATCTTTTACTGTAATTTTGGAAACGTCATCTATCGAAATGCCCCAAATTTCTTCGTAATTAGGAAAGTATAATCTCATTCCTATACTGACTTCTTTATACCCTGCGTTAAACTTTGCGGTAGTTTTTTGTCTTAAAGCCTGAGTCCCCAATGACGAAGTCTTAAATGAGGTATTAACATCTATTTTAATAGGTGGGATATAGAAGTTTGATGCACCAAGTCTTAAGTGAAATATATCAGGAGTATTTGGTGGTGTGTTTGATCTTAACGGAGTTTCTGCTAAAGCTTTTTCTATTCTTTGTGCTGTATTGATTAAGTTCCAAGCACCAGTAAATATATTTTCTCCATTAACGTGACCAAAAGATTTCATTAGATCATCAAGGATAGCTTGTGGATTATTTAATTCGTCTTCTTGACCGCCACCTTGTCCATTATTAGAATAGTCTGCTGTTATAGCTACTGCTTCAAAGAAGAAGTTAATGAGATCAGGAAAGTACTGATAAAGAGTAGCCATTGTTATTGGGTCTGATGAAAGTATCGAGATCGTAAGCGATAACTGCTGAAGCCAAGCAGTATCTCTTGTTCCATCTAGCAGTTTTGCCCCACTAGCTCTTACTGATCCTTCATTTTCGAATCTTCCTCTACCAAACTGACGAATCTGATCATTGTAAATAAGAAGATCTAATAAACCGCTATTTTGTAATCTGTCATATATATTTTTTTGATATTTAACTTGCAAATTATTTAGCTTTGAAGATATTGCAGGGGCTAATATTTTTTCAAAGACGCCAAATGAATCATTACCATGTTGGCTAGGAGACCAAACTCCGTAGATTATTCTTTCTTAATACAGTATCGTAAAGACCTGCCACATAAGTACCATGGGCATTGGTGGTGCCAGACGATTTGCGAAGAAAATCTTCTAATATTTCAAATCTAGTTCCATACTGAGCATCTACTTCAGGAGGGAGGTTTGGAACAGTTGTTGCTTCGTTAAGCGTTCCTGTAGCAATATCAAAACTTTGCAGTCTTTTTATTACTGCTTCTACAAAATCTCCTAATGAAATCCAGTTACCAAAAAGAGTTTTACCAGTACCAAAAGCGGTAACATCTCTACCTGTTTTAACCCCAGTTTTATCATCTTCGTAGTATTTAGTCCAAGCTTTTTCTAAAGACGGGTCATCAATTTGGATATTTTTCTTTATTGTCTTATCAAAGTTAGCTCTTAGATAATCTAAAATTGCTACCGTAGTTATATTAACAATTTTACTACCAGGTGTATAGGCATTAATCGTAGTGCCAATTGCTGTTTCTCTAAGAGAAACCCAAACTGGATCAGAAAATTTTGGTTTAATTATCTCTAATGCGACTGGCATAACTTTATTTTGCCATACGCTGTTATTCCTTGAGCTCTTGTAGTCTCCAGCGTAACTTGTGTCGCCTATAAAAAGGCCATAATAATCATAAACTCTTTTAGCCTTATAGGTTAAACCGTCTTGGTATGTTGACCTTAGCTCGTCGATATAATCATTTATATGCGCTTGAGTAGTAAAATTATCTTTAAGATATTTTATAATAGTTTTATCTACTGCCATAGTTTACCGCTTAATTAAAATAATTATTAATTTTTAAAATTTTATCTATGCTAGTTCTAGAAGTTTCCCCCATAGATATTCTAGCGTGATTGTTAATTATACCATTTTTGTTAAATGAATGGGTCCCTTTATTGAAAGAAGCTAATGAAATATTAGGATTTCCTTCTCCAGATAATGTTTTATTTCTAGCTTGTTGGTGTTTTGGGGCATCATATCCTGTTTTATTAAATTGGATATGAGCACTAGAAGAACCACTATAACCCTCGTAAGACGGTCTAGATGGTCCTCTTGAAGATGTTGTAGCTTCTTTAGCTTTTTTATCAGTAAGTCTATCTTCAGAGTTTCCACTATATGGTTCCTTTGAATTGTTAGCTTTAACAGTTTCTGCTGTTTGTCTAGCTTGTTGGACTTTAGGGGCTGAATTTGGGTTGTTTTTAGCAGCGTTTTTTAGACGGGCATTTGAATCGCTAAGATTTCTTTCCATGACCTATTTCCTAATAAGAACCTGCAATGTCGTCAAATGGATCACTGCTTAAGTTAGGGATACCTCGATATATAGTACTGTTTGTATTTGAATCTGTTATGATTGATGCTTGATTTATAAATTTTTTCATTTGTGCATCAGTTCCAGAAACCCTTATGTCATAAGAATCCCCATCATCGTCATTTTGAAATGATGAAAAGTCTGGATATTGAACGGTTGTAGTATCCCTTCTGTCGTATGGGTTTCCACCGGGCAAAAGAGGAGGTCCAGTAACAGCGTCGGGAGTATGATCCCTATTTCTCATCTTATGGTAGACAACAGCTCCTGCCGTTGCGGCAGCTACAGTTCCTGCTATAGCGAACTTGTGTTCGCCTATTCTATTCCCTATTCTGCCAATTCTAGGAAAATGGTCACTTATCATTTCCCCAATGCCCTTAAAGGGTATGTCTCCACCTGTTGCTCCACCGGCAGTTTCTGCTCCTTCTCGTAAAGCAGAACGAACGGCAGCGGCTTCATCTTCTGCAAGAGTACCAATAGAACGGTCAAAAGTTTCCAATATATCTGAAGTTGTCATTGGCATTGTCATGTCAATATCTGGCATGAACTGTTCAAGCATTTCTGCTACTTTAGGAGATATTTCTGCGGACTTGCTTTCGTATCTCATGCCTATCATTTTTAGTTCGTCTATGTAAGCCTTTGCTGCTTCTGGATCGTCAGCAAAACGTTTTCGCATAATTAATTTTGCTGTATTTTCTTGATCGCCAGAAATGTGAAGTTGGACAAAGTCTTCAAACATTCTTTCACTATCTTCTCCTAAAAATTCAGGAATTGTTTCTCCAGTAGCTCTTGATCTTATTTCTGGAAGAGCTTCTCCTGAATATTCACCAAAGTCTGAATCTAAATAGTCTTCCCTATATGTTCTCTTGTATGGGTCTCTTTCTAGTAAATCTGCTTCACCATGAAGACTAAATATATTTCTAAGTTTTTCTGTTAGCGTTTCACCTTCATGATCAAACATTGATATAAAATTACTAATTCTTCCTTCTTGTTCTGCTACACCTGCTGTTGCATTAAAGGTTAGTTGATTTCTTGCGTGAATGTACATTTCATCTAAAGCTAATCTATCACCTTGACCAAAAAAATCTTGGCCATATACAAGCAAGCCGTCAAGAACTTGACCTAATTTTTGATCATCTTTACTTGCAGATGTTTGAAGTTGCATTACCCTTAAGAAATACGATTCCATTGCACTTGTTATGTTACCAGGATTATCTGCTTTGTTAACAAAATCAAAAATACTTCCATGGACTACTTCTCTAGCTGCGGTTTGTAGCTCTTCTCTTCTTTGAGCAATTGCGTCTTGAGCAAAGGCTAATTTCATCGAGCTTGAGTGTATACCAGCTAATTCTTGTGTTGCAACATTTATTTCAGCTTCTTCTAGAATTTTATTAATTCGTTTAGGATCTGCATATCCTCTACGTTTCATTTCGGCTAGTTCATTTAATGCTCTATTCATTTTTGAGTTAGCTGTACCTAAGTCGTAATCATTACCGTTTATATTTAAAGATTTTAATGCTTGTTCTATGTCTGGCATTAAGGGATTTACGTTTATATCGTAAGCTGCGTATTCACTTTGACCCAATAGTCTGTTATAAAGACCAGAACCTGGTTTTACAGAGTTAACTGTTTGTGTAATAAAATCATTAAATTCTTCAGTTGCCCTCATAAGAGTGCTAACACTATATCTTTCTGCAGCAGCGTCGGTGTGCACTAAACCAAACTCTGCGTCTTCTAAGACTTTGTTAAAAGCGTCTTCCATTGCTTTTTCTTTTTTAAAGCCCTTTAGTTTTGCCCCTTGTTGCGATTCTTCTATAATTGAGTTTATAAAAGCAGTAAATTTATCTGCAGTTTCCTCACCAGCAGGATTAAGTGCTTCAATGCCAAGTTCATTAATTCTATATTTTGCTTCTTTTGCACCGTTAATCACACCCTGCAAGAATAAAGAAAAGTTTTCAGTATTAGAACCTTTAATTCTTGTAGCAATTTCGTCTAATCCCATTTCTAAAACTTCTTCTTCACCCAAGAATCCATGATAGTAAAGAGCTCGAGCCTTACCAAAAGCAAGTCCGGAGTTTAAAACCATTGCCTCTTCTACATTCTTTAGCTCAATATTAATCAGTTCTTGGGCGGCTTTTGCGGTTGCTTGATCGCTAGATGTTAATCTTCGAACAAAATCGTCTAGACCAGTAAAAGCACCGATGCTGTCTGTATGGTCTAGGTCTTGCTTATATCTATCGGTCAAACTATACAACATCTTGTAAACGGATTGGGGGTCAACGGGTTCTTCAGGATTAAAAATTTGCATTGCGCTTTGTAAATCTTCAGCTATATTTGTATACTTTAGGACTAGTTTTCCTGCGCCACCTGTACCAGTATCCAATGCAGTTTCCGGATTATAGATTGGATACGGCATCTTTAGCAACTTCGCTAGTTCAGAACCTTGAGGTCCAGATTCTTCTAGTCTAGTAATTATATCCCTCATTTGATTGACTTGAGAATCGACAAAACCTAAAGCATCAATGTAACTACCTATTTTTCCACCTGGAACTGCTGTTGTGTTAATTTCTATTCTTTGTTTCATTAAACCAAATTCACTTAATACTTTTTCTGCCAAAAAATTATCTTGACCTAGTATTTCGTGTGCAGTGGCGTAAATAAATTGATTTTCACTTAATTCTGGAGTTAATCCTCTTGCTGCTTGTAGCATTTGGTCATAATTTTTTCCACCAAAATCTCTAGGATTTGCATTTATTAAATCTTTAATATTCTTATTAAAGACAGTATCTTCGGAAGCAGAAAGCCCTATATTTTGAATTTGAATTCTAAGATCTTTTCTGTAACTTTCTACTAAAGCAGGATTCATTGCTATTTCTTCTGGAGTAAGTTGCAGTATTGTTGATCCCTTGAGTACGGTATTGCCTTCTTGATTTATGGTGACCAGTTTGTCAACTAATGTATCATTTATTTCATGAACGCGGAATCTTGAAGCTCCAACACCACTTGACGATCTCGTAGCCTCTCTGTCCATTAGGGAAAATATTGCATCGCCCACTACCTCATCAGCAAGGTATCCTTCCGTATTAGCCCCTCTATACAGAGCTGCTAATTCCATGTTATCAGCAGCGATTGCTTGTAGATATAAGACACCTCTCTCTTCTTGACTCATGCTAGAAGAAGCCAACATTTCTGGCAGTGCGTTTCTTGTTGAAGTAGTATATCTAATATTATGTTTTGTAGATACTTCTTCAGCAAATTCGTCAAGAGCTTCCCTAAAGCCCATTCCTAATTTATCTTTACTACCAAACATTCTTTGTAGTGTTAAGTCATCTAATTGTGGTGTCATTAAAGCAAATTCTTGTGGACCAGTTGGCTGTCTAAAGTCAAAAGAAATTAATTGTCTTTTACCTACTACGTTGCCACTTTCATCTAAAGACTGTGCGTTTAGAAAATGCAAGTCTGTAATAAATTTGTCGTCCATGTCAAATCCACCACCAGCTGCATACATCCATTGCGATCCTGCTATGTCAGGAATAACAAACTTATGTCCGTCATGTCTATATTTTAGTAGTCTATGAACTGTACTTTGATTGTCCCCTATATTTGTTGTAACATCTTTATAGGAATTCTTTCCAACTAATCTTGGTACTGGATTTAATTCTGTTGCATTTGCTTCTGGTCTTACTGGCTTTCTCATTGCCATAGATCCCTCTGCATCTACAGAATGTCTTTGAGTAGTTGCTAGGTTTGGGTTCTGTATTTCTATAGTTTCACCCTTTGAGTTCTTATATGATTTTCTAGCTGACGTTTGTGCTTCTCTAGCATAGGCTCTAACTATATCATTTAATTGTCCTGGAATATCATTTACTTTTCCTCCACTTCTAAGATGTGCTACGATTTCTTGAGCTTGCGCTTTATTTCTTTGCGCAGAAAAGCTGTCGGCAAAAAATAATTCGTCCCATCTTGATACATCTATGTTGGCAGTTCTTTCTAGCGAAGCCATAATTTTTTCTGGAATTTCACCAGTTCTCTTCATCTCTTCAATTTGTGCCCTAGCTACACCAAAATTTTCTTTCACTTGTTTTACTAACTCTGGGTTATTATATACAGGACTGTGAAATATATTAGCTTGCATTTCTGCGGCAACTCGTTCTGTTCCACCAAAACCACCACCAGGATCCATCACTATATATTCACCAGATCTAGCTTCTCCTGGAAGTCTAAAACTACCAAAATTTGTTTCTTTTTTTACCAATTCTTCGGATCCGACTGCTCCATAGCCCAACTCTGTTAATGCTGTTCCTATATCAGAAACAGACTTAGCGGTCGCCTCTCCCAACCCAAATCTAGTTGAAGTAACGTCTTGTAGTAATTTTGCTTCTAGATCTTGACCCAAAACTCTTTCAACAGATTTTTCTATAAGACTTATATTTTCCCTTACTGCTTCAACGGTAGCGCCTTCTATACCCATGCTTTCTGCTAATTTTTCATTAATTAATTGTAAAGTTGAACTATCTCCTACATTACTTAAGTGTTCAAAGATATCATTAACTTCGCTCAAATCTTCACCAAGAACGCTTTCGGCTGCATTTCTTACATATTCTTTTTTATTTGCTACATCTTTTAACTTTTGACGACCTAGATTTCTTATTACATATTCGTCAGTAACTTGAGATCCATCACCAACTCTCTTATAGTTTTCAACTGCGTGTTGTATTATGTTTTTTTCCCCATCGGATAAAGTTGATTCCGCAGAAGAAATATGTGCAAAAAGATCATCTAAATTAAATTGCGTTTTATCTTCTAAGCCAGTATAATAACTCTTTACTAGGTTGTTAAATTCTCCATATTTTTCTGGTTGCAGACCATTCATTTCGAATATACCTCTAAACGTTTCTGCATTGAAATCAGATTCTGCCTGACCAGCTCTTGTAACCATTATTTCTATAGCTCGTCTTTCCCTTTCCTTGCTCGGATCAGCGGCAATTATTTCTCTACCTAAATGTTTTAATAAAGAAGCTCCATCTTCCATTTTAATAGACTCTAGCAATCTAGCTTCAGTATCATTAAAGAATAAAGATATATCTCTTAGAGATTTAGGAACCATTTTTTCATCTTTTAACAAGTGAGCATATGGTCCTTCTTGCATTAGACTAACCATATCATTAACTAAATTGCTAATCTCTTTTGGATCGGCTGAAAATTCTCTTTTTGACAATTGCATTCTTTTATTTATTTTTTGAAGAAGACCAGCAATTTCTTCTTCAGGAGCATAAGATGAACTTATTCCTCCAGTATCTGGGTCTACTAATCCTTGTCCAATAGATTTAACTAATTTATTTTTATCTATAGCTCCTCCACCTAAACCAACTCTTAATTCCTCTGCTTGACGTGAAGTGAGATAGAAGACTCCTTCTTCATCGCCTTGAACTTGATACCTTAAAACTGTTCCAGTACCTTGCCTAACCGTAGCATGACCTATTGTGCTATATTCTGGACTTGCTCTTTCAGCTGCAGTTAAACTAGCTAGTTTGACTCTTTGTCCGCCAACAATAACTTCAGGTTCTTCTTGTAGGTGTAAGTCTTCAAAGGCTAATGAAAAACCGTGTTCCTTACCTTTTTTGATGTTATATGGGTTGGAATATCCCAACCTTTGAATTGAAATAGTCTTTCCAGATAAGTGCCCCAAACCTCTTTTTTCTAAAAATTCTTGTACTACAGGCTCTGTTTTCGCTCTAGCTAGAATTGTATTTAATTGCTCAGTTTGACTTACGTGATGCAAGCTGTATGGGTCTAAGGAGCTTCCAGTTAAAACATGTGCTTCAGCGACTCCGAGTTCTGCTGCTTCTCTAACAGCTGTTCGCAGTTTGTCAACTGCATATACTTTACCAGTAACATTAGATCTTATTGCAGGTGTACCGTCTTGAAGAATAATTTCAGAAAGAATACCATTTTGAAAAAATTCGCCCTTATACATAAGTATTACCTAATCCCTGCTGAAACGTTAACTCTATTATCATTATTGTATCTTTTAACGGGAATCATTCTTCCGTTAATTCCATTGTCATTCATTAAGGCTTGTAACTTTTGCCTTACTTCCTTAGCGGAGTTAATTTTTTTTCCACTGCCAAATTCTGGATAACTTGGATTTGTTAAATTAGCTTCTTTTATCTGTTGTGGATAGTAACCCATTTGAGACATTTCCAGACCCATAGATTGTCCAGTTTTAATTTTAACATGTTCCATATTTGTATTTGGGTGCCATCCTTCCCAATTCGGGCCAGGAAGTTCATGCGTTTGGAAATAGTCTACTAAGTCTGGTTTTTTTTCTACTGGCATTCCCCATGCAGCTTCATAGATTCTTCTTTCTAATCGACCTGCTGTTGATAATATATTTTTTCTTTCATGTTCTGGAGCAGTAATCATCTCTTTAAAATAATCTTTTTTCCTCTTAGGAATACCTGCGGCTAAAACATCTATTGAAGGAGTATCCAAGTTAGTACCATACATTGTCTTTCTAGATGCTGCCATATATTCTTTAGCGGTTTGTTCATCACCATTTAGTCTTGCTCTAGCTGCGGCTGTAGTGTATTTGGTGTAATTTAATATATCTGAATATTCTTCTAATGCTAGTTCTTTTTTTCTTTCAAGTGGAATAAATCTTTTTCCAGTAACTGCACTGGATATTTTATGGGCAGCTGAATAACCACCTACCGTTAATGCACCGATGGTGCCACCAATAATTCTACCCTTTCGTGATCCACCAAGGATACTTGCGCCTACTGTTGCACCAATTGCGCCAGCTAATAAAGGATTTCTTTGAGTACCTTTGTAATAAATTGGTTTAATAAAGCTTTCTACTGGTCTTTGCCACTCTGGGAATGTTGCACCATATACATTTTTTCTTTCCCAATTTTCTGTTGCATTTTGTTCACCTGTGAACTTATTATTGATAAAGTTGTCTGTATGTAAAAAAGCTTCTTTTGCTGTAGAAAAAGGATTTTTGATTGCGTTAGAAATTGTACCTTTAGTTTGGTTATAGGAAACAAATTGAACTTTAGATTCTTGAATTGCTTTCTTTTGAGCCCTGATTTGTGATACTTTTTGTCTTTCCTCTTCGGAAAGATCCATCTTATCTACTCTTCTATCTAATTGCTTAAACTCTCTAGAAAACGGAGCAACGTCTGCTAATATATCTAACTGATTGACAGCTCCATATTTACCATTTTTACCTGGATAAATTTTATTGAATCTTTCATACCCTATACCAGGTAAACGTATTTCTCCTTCTGCTACTTTCGTATAAGGATCTCCCGTTGTAAAATCTATGAAGTTATCGCTTCCTGGTAGGAAAGGATATTTTTTACCCATTGTATTTTTAATAGGGTTTAGGTAACTAACATCAGTTCTTTCCCTAGGAACAAGTCTTCTTACTATTTCTGATAATTCTATATTTCCCAAGGGGCCTTGAGACGGAAGAGGTATGTCACCCATTCCACCAAGATTCAAGTCCCAAAATGCTCTTGTTGATCCATACGCTTTGTCAGCGGATTGCAAAACTGCTCTATCTGGACTTAAGTCTTGTTTCCCTAATCCTAATTTTTGTCTAATTTGACCAAAGCCAAAACCATATATACCAGCTGTTTCTTGTAATTTATAACCTAAGTCTCCAGCTTGATATTCATTAGATCCAGTTCTTATAGGAGCTCCTGCTGAAACAATTTTTTCAGGCATCATTTTTGGACCTGATGGTGGACCATAAGTAACTTCTTGAGCTACACTTTCGCCTCTTGTTCTATTAGTTCTTTTTATTTTTTTAGATTTAGTATCAGAACCATATCCTGTTGATAGTGAATTGTTAGCAGAAGATATTTGTTTTATTACACTTTGAGCTGCACTTCCAGTAGGCCCTGCTGCGTTAGAATATCTTTGATTGGCTGCAGCAATAGAACCATCCCCATTACTGCTAGAGTTTATTGGTACAAATTTTGTTGGTTTTAATGGGAGAGAAGAAGGTGGCGCAGCTGGATAAGATACTCCTGGGTTTGGAACCATGTTAGACTTCTCATAAATGGTACGTTGTTGTCTTAGATATGCACCTGATTCTCCAGCAGGTTCGTATGAGGCAAGGGCTCTATTTACCTCTTCTTCATGCATTGTCTTTTGTGGTTTAAGTATTTTTCCAACAGTCATATTTAATGCTGGAGTTAAAGCACCAAATGGACCAGTGAAATATTCTCCAGTTAAAGGATATGGTCTATCCTCATAATGCTCACGTTCAAATCTATATGGATCTATTGGTCTAAGTGGAGAATAGTCTTGGTTGTATAATAAGTTTTCCATTGGGGTCCCAAGACCCTCTGGTGTAAACTTTCCAGCTGATTTTAATCTTCTATACCAAGAAGGTCTAAAGTATTGGATTTTTCCACCTTTAAACTGAGTATTACCTAAGGCCCACCATCTGCCTTGTCTTACAGCTGTTTCGCCTTCTAGTAGTTGGTTTTTCTTTTGAGCGTAATCCATTCCACCAGGAGTAATCGCTGACATCATAGCTCTTGCTTCTACTGCTACTCTTGCTGCTCCAGTTGTTACTAAGGGTGTGTATACTTTATTGCCATTTTCATCTCTATCATTAACAGCACCACCAAGCTCTCTGTCTACGGCTAGAGCTGTTGTTGCTATAGCAATTCCAGGGAGAACCCTTTGGCCCATATAACCAGCTGCATACATTGATAATGGGCCACTATAAGCGTTTGGATCTACCCCAGCCCCCACTGTCCCAAAGAATCTATTAAGCCTTTCTGACATGTGCGAAATTGGTACAGAACCAGATGAAAAACCTTCTTCATTTCCATATGTTCGTATTCCACTTGCGCTTAATAGAGTATCTTTAGGATTTCTTTTTAATGCCGTTGAAAAGGTTGGCATGACCGTATATTCTGAATCTCCAGAAATAGGAGAAACATTATCTGTAAATTTATATTTACTTGGAGAAAAATATTTCTTTACGAATGGTGCAGCTTTGCGAATAGGAATTGAGTGCTTAGATAACCTTGGTTCTGCAATTGAGCCTTCCGTAAAAGGACGCAATAGTTCTGGATTCTCTTGAAGAATTCTTTTACTTTCCCTAAATCTTTCTGCGGGGTTAATTTGAATCCCAGCAATAAGATCTGTTCCCTTTTCAAAGTTGTATGTTTCAAATGCCGCTAAGTTAAATACAGTAGATGTTGTAGAAGATTGCGCTTCTGCTCTTTGAGCTGCTGTTATGATTCCCTGAGTATATAGATCATCAATTCCACTGGAAATTCTTTTAATTACCTCAGGAGCAAATTCTTGTCCTAAGATAACTTCTTGCTGTATAGCTAATCTTACTGCTTCTGATTTAAATTCATCTAAATTAGTTAAAATACTTGGTGAATTTTCAAATAATCTGGATTCAGCAGAAAGTTGGACTTGATCCATTTCTGTAAATCGAAGTAATCTATTATGACCCTTTTTTAAAGTTGCATATTGATCAAAAATCTTTTCTGCTTTATCTGCCTTACCTTGTTTAACTAACTGGACACCTGTTTCGTGAAGTGCGTTAATGCTTTCTTCGAAACCTCCTACTATTTTTTGAACGTGAGAAGTATTAGTTACCGTATTGAAATTTCTAATTAAGCTTTCACCATATCTATCGGCTTCTCTTGCTGCATATGGAAGAATAGTATTTTCACCTAAGAGTAGGTCTGCAACTTTTCTTGGAGTTCCTTGATTGAATGTACTATCCGCAAAAGCGGTAAAAGCTTCCATCAAATCGGCATGCGATGCTACAGTTTCTCCAGTTCTAGCATCTAATAAAGTTTGTCTAGTAACCTGTCCAGATGTTTCTGAACTTAATATTAATTTTTTTCTTCTTCCAAATCCAGGTACGCTAAATTCTTCGCCTTCTTTTGCGGAAATGATCTTAGCCATGACTGCTTCATTGTTTATATCAAATTTCCTATTAACCATTCTGCCGATAAATCTTGGGACAGAAGGAGATTGTTCTGGATCAAAATTTAATGCTGTTTTTAGGAATGAATCATTTTCTGGTTTTACTCTTCCTTCGCCTGATGCAAACTCTGCAGTTTTTCCTGTCATCGACTTAGAGTCTCTAGATAACGGTCTAAATTTTCCTGCTAATTTTTCTGCCTCTATCTGGCCAGTGGCTTCATTGAATCGATAAACATTTACCTCTCCTTTTGAGCCAAGGAAACCACCAGTTCTGCTCCACGTTAATAGTTCTGCCCCTTCGGCTTCATTTCTTACAAATGGGTTATTAGACCTTCCTGGTATGATTTGAAAATCACCCGCTTTTCTCATAGCAGATAAATCTTTACCGCCCAATAGTGATAGTGGATTAAAGTGAACTACAGGAAGTTTAATCTCATTTGTTAAAAAATCAAACGTCTTTTGAGCTGCTTCTATTACTGGATTTACATCTAAAGACCCAGATCTTCCTGCTTCACCATATCTGTATCTACCAGAAATGTTATGCTTTGGAGATGATGGCTTGGTGATGCTTGCTTTAAAATTTTCGATTTGACTATAAATCTGCCCTTGATCTTCAATAAAGCCTGGGTCTAGAAAAGGAACGTCTTTATTATTTCTTAATGATTCTAATCTTATTTTGTCTGATTTAAGTTGATCGTCTAAACTAATTTTTTTAAAACCAAGATAACCTCTAAGCCCACCTTCTAGCGAACCTGTTGTCATTATCTTTTGATCCATTAAGTAGGCTCTTAGTTGTCCTAGATTTGATGGATCTATACCTTTATCTATTAAGAATAGTTCAGCACTGCCTTTGTTATTCCACCCTAGGTGTTTTGCTGCTTGTTGTGATAAAAATTTTAATTCAGCGTTTCCAACTTTATTTGCCGTATAATCGGAACTTAATATTCTTCCTTCAGTTAATATGGTTGAGGTTAAATTGTCTGATTCTCTTTGAAGCATTATATTTTGGAGTTTATCAGCCTTAAGTTTAACTAAATCATTAAAATCTCCATCTTTTAATGCCTCGTCTGCTGTTTTGAAAACTTTTTGTAAATTGCGAGCGTCTATATCTAATTTATATGAATTATTTGCTGTTCTTGCATATTTTGATGAGTTAAATTTTTCTATAAGACCGGCAAAGAAGTCATCATGGAATATCTTCTGACTACCTATAGCTATTTTTTCCTCTGCAGCTACGACTATTAGTTCTTCTCCTTGACCTAAACCAATAACTGTTTTTAGGTGGTCTTTTTCAAATTTAAGAGAATCAGTAAATCTTTTTGCAGTTTCCTTATCAATACCATATGTATCTATTAGGTTTTTTTCAACTACTTTTTTATATTCTTCATTTGTTACTCTATCTAAAAGACTTTTTTTACTTGGTCCTCTAGACTTTCCGTCCTACATTTGTTATTGCGCTTAATCTATCAGCAATTCTTTCAAAAGGTTGATTAGATTTAATTTGCAATTCTTGTATTGTTCTAGCTAAAGAGTCCTTGTATATAAGGTGAAGGTCAGCCAATTCTGCAGAGCCAACTCCAGCAGCATCCCTTGTAACTCTTTCCGTTCCCCTTAATAGGATGTTGTCAAGTTGACTAGTGTCTTTTAATATTGTTTGAGCGTCTTTTACTAATCTGTATTTACCTTTTGTGGCTTGTGCACTGTTCATAACAGATTTTGCACCAGGTATTAGACTAAGCAGTTCTTCGTTTGTAACCTTAGTTCCTACTGTTTGATTATTCCTGCCAAAAAGACTAGTGGCTAAAAATCTTGCTTTTTCTCTTCTTCCTATATCGGAACTGATAGAGCTAGCATCTGAAGTTGTTGGATTCAAGCCTCTTCTATTTTGGTATAATTGAGCTACGGTATTTCTTCCGTGCTCTCTATTCTGCTCGATCCATCCAGCAGCTAAGGCTCCTGTTGACCTTGCAGACAAATCAATTGTCTTACCTAGTAAATCAGCTGCATCATGGCCAACCTCTTGCAGTAGTGCCTGAAGGCCTTTTGCGCTACCAACCATCATCTTTGCGGCTTTGGCTCTAAACATACCCGCAGCAGACTGTTGGATAATAGAATCCCAATTATTTGCCGTTTCATAAAAGAAATTAAGAGAGCTTGATTTAGCAACACCAGCAGCAGCCCCAGGAATAGCATAGCCTAAAGTATAACCAGTAAGAGCTCTAGTAAAACTCTTACCTAAATCGGTAACAATAGACGTTGGACTATACCATTTTTTGTCTCTATTATTTTGTTCGTCTTTACCATGTCCAGTAATTTTATCTTGAACTTTATTCGCCACCATTAAGGCTGGGACTTCATACAGTGATTTTCTAGCAGCTCTTACGAGCTTAGACTGCATTTCTTGCCTAGCACCCCACTCTGTGCCTGTCTCTCTAGCATAACCAAAGCTTCTTCTAAAAGACTTGTCGCCATATCCAGTTGATAAGTTTTGAGATACATCTGTACCCAGGTTAAAGACTAATCTTTCAGTTCCTGCGGTTTCTCTAGCTACACCCTCTAGTAGGTCTAGGGTACTTCTTACCTTAAGTAAGTTTCTTTCTAACCCTGCAAAAACGCTACTTCTATTTTCGGCTGCTGCTTGAGATAATTTAAAGCCAAGCTTCATCCCGCCTTGTCTAAAAAAGGCTCCCGAATAATGAACGGCTAATCCTGTAGCGATAAATGCTGTTGCTGTTTTTAAAGCTGGATGCCCATGCAACGCTTGTTCTATAAAACCAGAATTTGGTGATGGGTTATCTTTTTGTCCATTTTGATTTCTAAGGTCACGAGAAGTAACACCAAAACCTATATTATGTATTGGTTGGCTGTCCCTTTGCATAAATACCTTTTAATCTTTTATGTACTAACCTCTGCCCATAAGCTTTCTAGCAATTGGGTCTTCATACGCTGCCTCTCCTTCTTTTCTGGAGGCATTGTATCTAGAAGCTTTCTCTGCTTCTTTTTGTTTTTCTTCTTCGGGATCTATTAATGCCAAAGTTACATTTGTAGATTCCATACCAGCGGTAGCTTGTTGTATCTCTATAATTTTTTCAGCTAGAGCTACTCTTTCTGCCAATTGAGAATATGTTAAACCATCTAAAAACTCTGGGGTATATGTATGTATAGTAGCCAAAACAAAGGCTTTCATTAAGCTTCTAACAGAAGAAGCTTTTTCTCTTTTTTGCTCTAAAATCATTTTAGCTACTTTAGGAGAAGAGAAACCAGAAAATTGTATTATTTCTTCACATAGAGAAGATACTGCTCCTGGAGGAATCTGGTTTATATCAAACTCTTCAGGATGAACTATCGAGGATAGCAATATGATGTCCTCTATATCGGCAGAGGAATAGTCAGAATTATTTCTATATTCCGCAACTTTATCAAATTCGGAAAAATTTAATTCTTTAAAATAATATTCTTTTCCGTTTTATTGTAACATTAAATATAGAACCATATTTCTGCTTTAAGGAATATAATGATTCTGGATCTAACATTTTATAGTTGTCTTACCTCTAAGGCTACGAAGCCTGAAGCTTCAAGTACCTCTTGTGAGATAAGCGATGGGAGGCCTGCCATGTCCTCTGTAAGCGATCTTTTATCGTAAGATGGGTAAAGTATGCACAGTTCTGAAATAGCTTCCTCATTCCACATATTAGCTTCGGCCTGAGACATCTGACCAGCCTGGATAAGCTGTTCCATCTTCTTTACTAATTGCTTGTATTCAATTCTAGAAAGCACTCTCCAAATTATATGCTTATCAAAGGAGATGGAAGTAACGTATACTTCTCCATGCATTTTTTTCCAGGCTTTTACTTGGCCTGCGGTTGGACCATCTTCGAATATCTCGACATCGTCTTCAAGCTGATCTACAGAAGTTGCTTCTGCGGGATCTTCTACCATGTCTGATCTTACTACGACTTCATCATCCCCTTCTGGGGCATCTTTGACTGAATAAACTTCTGCGTAATCTGCAGACGCCATTTCTGCTAAATTCTCATCATTATTCTTAACGATAACTTTTCTATTCTCTGACATTAAAACTCCTTTATTAAATATCATTCATTATATCATATATTATCAGTTTTTGGCTAAAGTGTTCCTAATCCTTGGAAGTTTATATTAACCATTGGATTTTGGACTTCTTCTCCAACATTATTAGCTGGAACAGTATTGGTTGTATTTGGTACTGTTGTAACATTAGCTCTATCTGATCCATTTCTAATATTGGCATTTGAAAAGTAATAATCTCTTGCCATAAAAGAATACTGCTCAACTAAGGCTCCGCCTGCAGCTTGGTATTGCGTTGACATCTTAGTTAAGTGAACATTTTGTATAATAATCTTCATTGGATTTTGATTAGTGCTTAACTTTACGGTTCTTTGATTTACATCCGTAACCATTATTCTATCTAGATTGTTCATTCTTTCTATGTCTGCAGAACTAGAATTATCAGTTGCGCCAATAGTAGTTAAGCTTGAATCCTGAACTCCATACATTATAACTAGATTAAATGGGGGATGGGCACTAAAAATATTGTGGTCACCATTTGCATATCCACCTTGAACATTGTCTGCTAAAGCTGGGTTGACCGCACTAGTGGTCACTCTATCTAATTGGCTATATCCCCAGTATTTTGATACATTCTCTTCATCTATAGAAGATTCTGTTTGAGATCTTAGGGAAGAAACAACACTTCCTACATTGGTTTTTGAAGAAGCTGAATTGACTCTGACTTGAGCTGCTTTTTCAAGCAGATCTGTCATTCTTCTAGGATAACGCGTAAATACGCTGATTACTCCTGCTACGCCTCTAGTGCCTAACATCATTGCATCAAAATTATAAGACCAGAATCCATATAGTGGAGTTTTTTGCTGTTCAATAGCAAAAGCTAAACCCTGTATATCTAATTCATCCTTAGGGTCAAATAAACCATCAATGTATACCTTTACGTCTTCACCAGAAAAATAATAGTCATAATAGCTACTAAAAGTTTTTTCATTTGAGTCTTTTCCACCTGCCCAAACCAAATCTATATCATTGGATAGTGGATCAAAAGTTGTTCCAGCTCCTGCTAGTTTGTTATTAACAACCTGCCCGTATGGAATATAACCACTAAATGGTCTATATGGTGCTGCCATTTTATACCTATCTTTGAATTATGTCTATAAAGTTTTTATAGTCAGAAACTACTGAGTCACCAAAAGCATTGTTTGAAATTTGAAGTCTTTCAGCTTTTTCTGCCGCTAATTGCTGAGGATATCTAATCTCATCATCTGCTGGGTCTAATTGTATCAATGGTTGTATTCCTCTAGCCATAAACATGTATGTCTGTTCGGTGATAAGGTCGTCAATAGACATTGTTTGACCTTCATCGACTATTGTTACTCCAAATATTTTCATTTTAGCAGCCATACCATATTCATTGAAGAAGCTAAATACTATATCAAATGGTGGTAACATATCTGCTACTGGAGAATAAAATCCTCTAGTTTGAGCTAATGCTTTTTTGAAATTGTCTATTCTGTAAAAAGCATACTCGTTAAACACTGTAAATATCATTGATCCAGCTATTGTTCTGGCTCCTTTGACAAAACCTCTTGGGTTTACGTGCCCCAAGGTTCTTACAGGTGAATTTTCCCTGTGCATAGAATAGCTTATTGTTTGTAATTCCGCTAACTCTATAACATCACCTTGGTCTTCTGATATCCCATTTGGTCCAATTTTAGGAATAACAAGTGTTGCCATAATGTCTGAGCCAGAAAATGACATATCCGAAAAAGGATCTGGTAAACCATTGTCATTTCTAAATTTCTTAATAGTATTACCGTAATTTGTAGCTCTTCTACTCCTAGTAGTTAGGCTAGTCAATTCGTCTATGTCTAAATAGCGGGGAAGATCTGGATCTGCCATTGTGTGTCCTTTGTATAGAAAAAGATAGTGGAGAACAAGTTTAACCCATCCTCCACTATCTTTATACTCTTTTTATTGTTTATTAAATTATGGACGTATAATCTCTGAATTAAGCGCAGATGAAGATACAGCGTCTCTACTGATGATCGAGTTAAGATCTTCAGTATTCATTCTATGAAGCTGATCTGTAGCGATTCTATACATAGGACCAATTTCACGAGCAACATAAGTCATTGTCTCTTCAATTACGATGTCATCCATTGATGCTCCTGAGCCCTCATTGAGGAGTTCGCAACCATAGATTGATCTTGCTGCTGCTTGACCATATTCGTTAACAAAAGTAATTGTAATGTCGAATGGTGGGATTTGGTCTGCGTAGAAAGGAGTCTTGCTGACTACGTCTCTTACAGTACTATCTACCGTAGAGATGCCTCTCTTATGACCTGGATCGCCAGGAATCGTGTTGTGTGCTCTTGTGTAGAACTTCATCTCATCAGGAGTGTTGTGATGCGTCTCAAGCATGGTATAGAGAGCTGGGCGATCAAAGACCGTAAAGATCAATGAACCAGCTATACCTCTTTTACCTCTTGAAAAAGAGCGTGGGTTTGGGGAACCCATTGTGTAGATTGGTGCTTTTTCTCTGGTTACTGAGAAAGTAATTCCAGATAGAGCTCCAATTTCTACGCCACCAAAGGTGGCAACAATATCTGCTCCAGAAAATGTTGTGTATGTTTGAAGATACTTGTTTACTGGACCACTGTAGTAATCATCTGCCATTTTATACCCTCCAATTCGGTATGTTTATAAGCGTATATATAATTTTTATTTTAATTAAGCGCCGGTACCTGCACCGGTGCCCAAACTGATAGAGATTGAAACGTCAATGCTCTTAAGTTCAAATGCTGGCGTCAAAACTAAGTCAACGACTGCTTTGTTCTCAGCTGCTATGTAGGAAATTGTAAAGTCGCTGTCGAGAAGTGCTCCCAGTTGCTGCATGCCTCTAAGTGCTGAGGTAATTGCAGTTTCCATTGAGTTTCTTGTTTGAATTGTTGAAGCTTCTCCAACAAACTTTTGACATACTTGACGAACCAGAAGTGCAGCTTCATTAACAATCTTTAAAGTTGACAATCTAGTAAAGTCTGATGACGAACTAGCGAACGTCAAACCATCACTGAAGATTGGTGCTCTGTTAAAGTTAAGGATAATGCTGTTTACTGAACGATCAGACAATGAGTTCAAACTTGCTCTAGAGCCATTGTAACGCATTTTAGCGAGGTTGAAAACAGTCTTGTTAACAGGTGATACATATGCTGCCATTCTGCTTAAAGCAGCGGCATACGCACTTGCACCATTTGCATAACCAAAACGATCTGGGTAACCAGCTGATTTGACTTCGCTTGCTATAACAGTAACGAATCTACCTACTTCTTTAACTGCTGACTCACCTGTGTTTAATGGTAAGTTAGTTAGCGCAAGATGTGAAGCAACCTGAGAAGGTGTCATCACTTCACTAATGCCATAGTATGGCTTAACTCCCATAACGGCGAAGCAAGGGTGAGTACTTTCATTGATAGTCTTGATAGCATTGGCGACTTTGTAAATCATGCTATTTGCAACTACAGTAGTATCATCTGCGTAGAAACCATACTCTGCGTCGTTTTCTGGAGTTGCTGGGTTTTCCCAATCCATTGGATGACCACCTCTACCCCAAGGTAGGACGATATCTGGATTAACAGCTTCTGCTGCCAAGAAAGCATCGTCGAAGATACTTGTTGGAGTTGCTGCAGATTGAAGAATATCAGCTGGAACTGAATTGGTTCCAGCTCTTACAACTGAGTCTTTTGGAAGTGGTACTATATAGATTCGATCTGCTCCACCACTTACGAGCTCAACATAAGCTCTGTGACATTCGGAGTCTTGACCAAATGCTGTAATAGCATCTGCTTCGTTGGTAACTTGAACTACGTCAAGGTCAAGCACATTGCCTGTCTTGTTCGCGGTATTTCTTTTCGCAATTACAACAATTCGTGGGCCGACAGGTGTATCCTGACGTGAAATGCTATAAAAGCGATCTTTTAATATTGTTTTTACACCTGGTAGAGCCATTTAATTTTTAACCTCCGACTTACGGAATATAGGACTAATTCAGAACTTATAGTAACGCATGGGTTATGAAAACAACTTACATTATTGATTGGGGGTAGCTGACTGAAATAAATCCGTTATCGTTAAATCAACATTGTCAAAATTATTGACATTCGTCATATTTTCTTGGGTTACAAACTCTTTTTCCACTGCCATATAAGTTCTAACGTCTACAGCTACTTTTTCAATTTTTTCGTGAGATGTCGCCATTAATCTTTCGGTTGTTAGCATATAAGTAACGACCCTCTTGTTTACGTCAATCTGATCTCTATTTATCTCTGCGTCAGATAATCTTCTGGCATAAACAAATTCTGAAGCACCGAGCCTCTTGAATACGGGAGTGTATTCTAACATGAATTCTTCAAAAATCTCTATAATTCTATCTGCAACTTCAGCTCCCATGTAGTGTAATTGAGAGTTGTTTTGATCCGAACCAGCAGGGGCGTCTATTGAGCCAGCGTTTGATTGGGTCAATATTGTAAAAGCTATAATATTCTGGAACCTTTGGCCATATATGTGTTGAGATATGTCGGACAAAACTTGTCTAGTTCTTGGTTTTGGTTCACTAGAATGGGCTTTTCTTAGCTCCATACTATAGGCGATACATGGGTAATTAGCGTATTTACCACCTTGCATTGGGACTATAGGAATATCTGATTGCACTTGACTCCAAAGTATTCTTACGATATCTATAAATTCAAGATAATTAAGATTTCCTTGGGCTTGAAGTCTTTCTCCAAATATTCTATTTATCCCTAAAGGATTTCCCTCTAGAGGAGGAAAGGGGAATGAACCTTGTGGCATATTAAGCTCCTGGACCTGTTGATACTGAGAATTTTATGTTTTTTAAACTTAAACTAGAAACTAAAGATATTTCAAAAATTAACTTTCCTTTTTCTAGTCTATCTGCGTATGCATCTAATGAATAGCTTCTGATTGCTTTAGCTGATACTAGAAGGCTTAACATTTCTTCTACTTTAGTATTTATTTTTTCGTAAGAAAATTTTCCTATTGAATCATAAGCTAATGATTTAATTTGGTTAATAACCATTGCTGCTAATCTCATCTGTGGTGTTTTAGAAAAAATACTATTTTTTGCCGCCATGGTATAATCGTTGGAAATGTATATTTCGTATGGATTACCACTATTGCCTCTTCTGTTTCTATAAACGGTATTTATGCACATATTATCTAATCTTGATAAAGAATCTGAAGATAGATTTCCACCGTAAAGAGAAAAAGCTGCTGGTAATCTTTTTCTAATCATTCCATTGTATACTGGATTATTAGACATAGTTCCAGCAAAAGCCGCTGCGGCAGATGCAGCGTAAGCGTTTGCAAAACCAGTATGACTAAAGTTTACTTCTCCATAAATTGGTATTATAAATCTACCTATGTCTGAAGATATTTCTCCTTGAGCATTATAGCTGGTAAACTTATTTTTAAATAAAACATTATTTTCTAATAGTTGAATATCTGAATCTTTTATTCCGCCTGATCTAGAGCCTATTACAGCTAGTTGAACAAACCCTGTTGAGTTATGAAAACTTACGCAATACTCAGCTAATTGAGTAACAAAATCTACACCACCAGTGTTAATCATGCTTACTTCAACTGGAACAATTATATCTATAAATTCATAATCTTTAACCACAGAATAAGTAGCGCTTAATCTTTCATGGTATTTTTCATAAAAATTCATAGATACTGGAGTAGAATCTTCTGATAATAAAAATGCTTTTTTATTTAGCCTGTCGTCAATATCTTCTATGTATTCCGACATTGGCGCTGAACAAGCTATAAATATATCTTTTGCGCCTGAATTATAAGCTTCAAAAATTGCTCTTAAAAGAGGAGATTTTTTATCTGCTCCAAGAATATTAGCGGCTTCTTGTATCGATCTTATTCTGGTTATGTCGTTTAACGGAATTCCGTCTGCATGTCCTATTAGTAGTATTGAATTTGTACTGTAAGGAGTTAGACTGTCGTAAGCTGGTCTATAAGAAATTTTAGTTGGTTGATTTGGCCCAGATAAAACAGGAGAAACACCCTGTACATCGACTACAGAAGCAACTCCATAAGGGTATACGGTCTCAAATGATTTATTGGGTATATTTAATTGAAAAGAAAATTTGGTAGGAGAAGGTGTATTGGATATATAATAATTACCATCATATAATATCCCTGCGCTTGATAAACTTATGTAGTCACCAATAAGAAATCCGTGATTTTTATCCGTATAAATTGTTGCTACTGAATCAGTAACTTCTTTGGCGGTTACGGCTACACTATTTTTTGATATTTCTTCAGTAACCTGAAATGCAATTTCGTTAGTTTGTTCAACTTGAGAATAGGTAGTCTTTATTACAACTGTATACTGTCCGGCAAATAAAGTAGTGGGAATTGTATATATAAAATTATATTCTGATTCAGATATTCTTTCTATATACGAATCAGATTTCTTAACTGCCCTAGCAACATATAGGCTATTGTCAAATTGTGATAGTGAAACACTAGATAGCTTAATGGATTTTGCGGTAACACTGTAATCTGATACGGCATTTTCTACCAAGTAAGAACCATCGTAGTTACCACCAACTCCATATACAGAAATTTCATCTCCTATTTTTAACGTATGTTTTACGGAAAAAGTAAATGTTGGATGAATATAGTTCTCGGAATCTTTTGCTGATGCAGTTATTGATGAAATTCTATAACTAGAATTTATTAAAGATATTGGAGATAATATTATACTTCCATAGCTATTTATGCCTCTATTTATTGATATATAAACATCTTCAGGAATTTGTTGAAGCAGTGGGTCATAAAAGCTGTTACCATTATTAAATGAAAATTTAAATCTTATTGTTTTATTTTTATTAACTACAAGCATTTTTACACAGGCAATTCTCTCGTTGCTCCAACTGCCCAGTATACCACTAAACCATGTTTACCCATAAAGGGTACTGCTTGGTCTATGAGAAATACTTGTTCACCAGTTGGATACCTCTCATATATTCTATCACCGCTTTTAGGGTTGACGTCGTGCTCAAAGAAGTATACCATTTCCGAGTTAACTATAAGACCTTCTGGGACCTCATTGGCAGCATTGGTTTGATTAGCCATTTGAGCGTTATACCTTCTAGTCGTATATTTTTGTAATCTAGTTGAATACAACATGTCGTCATTTAGCCTTCTTTGCAAAAGTATATCATGACCCCATTTTTTTAAAGTTGCCCTCAATGCTCTTCTAGGATCAATCATATTTCTTTAACGTTCTATCTGGATTATAAAAATTATCTCCACTATCGGAGTCTAGCTGGCCATGTCCATTCCCCCCAAGGGTAAATAAACCTGTTTCGCTAAGATACACAGCCGTGCCCGTGATTGGGTCATAGGAGGCTGCTACAGGCGCTGTTAAACCTGCAGCCTTGAATACTACACCTCTAGCTCCCACCCTACGTGCAATCACTTCAGACCTTAAGGCTATAGCTATCTGGCACCAAGTAACAGCATTTGATCTAGATACCATTCTTCTTGGTGAGTTTCTGTTAGATATTTGCAAATCGCCTATTCTAATTGATTGTTCATCATCGCCGCTTCCATATCCATATGTTCTTGACATTTCACACGCAGTAGCAGCTTTAATATACTCCAAGGCGGTAAAGTTTAAAGTTGAATTTTGGATCTCAATATCTCCAGATCCATAAATTTGCGCAACTTCTTCTGAGTAATTATGTATGATCTCTGCCAATTGCATTAAAGATGCTTCTGGATAATAGCTTAATATCTCTTCTGGATCTATATAGAGTGGAGCTATATCTGGAGTAAAATAGATAGTCTCGGTTGCACCTAGTGTGACAGTTGGCTTATATTCTGTAGTTCTAGTGCTAACATATAAATATTGATCTACTGATATGGTGGAACCATTTGATAAAAGTCCTAAAAAATTTATCCTATATTGATCTTCTACCGACGGAGTAAAATCATAATAATATTGAGAACTAGTTAAAGAAGTGGCTAAGGTGGATATGATTTGTTCTGATTTTCCATTATATATTTTAACGTTAACTGTGACTGGACTAACTTCTACCTGATCGCCGTTTTCTGGGTTTGTGTCTACAAAGTATACTTTTATGCGGACTGTATCATTGACTAGAACATCATTAGCAGACATATTATTACCTCAAATTGAATAAAGATACTTTAATAGTAGTCAATTTATAACACAAAAATAAGAGTTATATTAGTTGTATAGATATTTCACCAGAATAAGCAGAATTGGTAATTGCTTGAGAAATTATTGCCAGTTGTTGAATTGGTGCAGAAACCGTAATGATACCACTTGGTGCGTAATCTATACTGGTTACGCCTATTGTGGTTGCGTTAGAATCATCTTCTGAAGTTAAAGTTATTACGTATATATTATTAACCGTAATTGGATTACTGATACCCTCTATATTAATAATTAAGGTGCCGGAATAGGCAAATGCTGGTTCGTTATACCCAATATTCTGGTTATATAATAACATGCAGTTTCCTTTTTACTCTACAGAAGACATTACGTCCTTTTCTAGAGATAGCAACCAGTTCAATCCTTTTGGATCCATATTCTTTGGAATACCTGAAGCAAAGAATTTTAGATACGCATATCTATAACCACTAGTAACGGGTTTTACCTCGTGTCTACCAATATAATTAGAAGGATATAATATTATGCCACCATTTTTTGGCTTATAGCTCAACTTGGGATGGGTTAAATATAATTCACCACCAGTGTAGTTATAATCATCGAGTAGATCGTCTGAATCAGCACATTCGTTAAGGTATAAACCACAGCTCAACGTATTGTATACTGCGTTGTCATTTTCTGGTATCTGACCAGGGGTATAGGCTACCTGAGTATCACAGTGTGGACCTATGAGCTGACCTGTAGAATATCCAACTATGTGCCCTGCGGTGCTCCACCATATCGTAGTTTTTGCATCTGGATATATTTTACAATAATCTATTAGACATTTATAGATAGCTTTTTCCCAATCATCCACCATCTTTACAAATTGTTTAATATCTAGATCGTTAGATTGCTCAAATAACTTGGTGTACCTAGAAGGGGCTTGAGAGATTTCGTTACCCTTAAATGTAAAACCAGCTTCGTTTTTTTGTTCAAGATTTGGATTATTGTGATTTAATGCTTGAGTATTAATTGTTTTTAAATACTCCATATAATCAAATAACATTTTTTGATCAACAGATAAATATCCATTAAATTCTACAACTCCAAAACCATGATCTATACTTTGCACGTAAACCTCAAAAATTGTTAGTAGTTAGTCTATAGGCAAAAGAATTTTCTTCATAACCTTTAGATTTTAAATATTTTCTATATTCGTTTGGCATTTCTGGCATATAGACATTGGTGGCTTTTTTTGAAAGCTCAGGTTGTTCTATTGGGTCAGCAACAAATTCTGCTACTTTTTCATTCGGCGTCCCCTGACAATACCAACCTAGGTAAGCATACCTTACACCTTTACCAATTGGTTTAACCTCGTGAGCCGCCATGTAATTAGATGGAAACATTATTATATCACCTTTTTTAGGTATGTAATTTATATCCAAATAGTTAAAGTAATGATGACCTTCTGTAAAGTTTTTTCCATTCAATTTATCTTCTGAATCAACGCAGTCATTCATGTATACTAAAACGGTAACTACGTTTCTAGAAGCTAGTTGGTTGATAGGATGTTCATATCCATATGTGTAATCTGTGCTAATATCGGAATGTTCACCTATAAAAGCACTAGGTCCATAACAGGTTATATGTCCTTTTATCTTCCACCATATACATTTGTATACTAATGGAAATATTTCCATATATTTTAATAGATATTTATCCCTAGATCCTTCTATGAAATTAAATAATTCTGCTACCTGTTTATCATCGGATGCATGTATCATAGCAGCGCGTTTGGGCATTTTGTCCGTGTCTTCTTTTGAGTAAAGATACCCGCTTTTATTAACATATACATCTTTTCCAGATTCTGGGTCAACAGCTGGAGAGTACATTTTAGACCATTCTTCATCGACAAATTTTTTAGATAGATCGAAGACGTGATCCCAATCTAAATCTATTGCATTTTCAAAAACGACTACGCCACCACCAAGGTGTATGGGTTCTACATCTTTATAATTTAATATCATGACAATTCTCCTGTTGTACCCTTACTGGTGAGGTATCTTTTTGTAGAGAATAATAGCTTGTGTATTTTTGCTCCATCTATATCTGGATCATATTTTTCTTCTATATAATTAATATAATCATTAAATAAATTAGGAATCCACAATTGTCCACCTTCTATTTTGGTGTTTTCATCTTTATTCCTAACGTTGATTCCTCTTTCAACATGGTTTGAACCCTGAGCAAAATATCCTACGTACGCATATCTGCTTCCCTCTATACACGGTTTAACCTCGTGTGTCGCCAAATAGTTTGATGGAAACATTATTACGTCGCCTGCACATGGGGAGTATTCCACTTCTGCATAGGGGAAGCTTATATTGCCTCCAGTAAATTCATTATTTTCATACGATGGATTAGATTCAACTGAGGTATTAAAGTATATTAGGCCGCCAACAACATTTCTTATTGCCAATTGTTGATCTGGTTCTGCTCCTGGTTGATAGTTGATGTCATTATCGCAATGTAATCCAAAATCACTGCCTGGTCCATATGCCACTACGTGGCCCTGTGTTCTCCACCATAAGCATGGGAGCATCATCGGATATCTTTCTACATATCTTATTAAACACTGATAAAGAACTTCTTCACACATTTCAAAAAAGTCTACATATTTTTTTTCTACATCTCCATTTGCAAAATTTACAATATGGGCACATGCTCTTCTAACATCTTCTAAAGAATATCTATGACCACTTCTGTTAATAGCATATAGCACTTCGCCATTTTCGTCTTTTATATAATGGAAATCTTCTTCGGTAGCTTTATCTTTTAAAGAAGATAAGTACGGTATGATGTCTTTATGCTCATCCATATTAATTACGCCCTTAAAAAGGACTATTCCCATACCTAGGTGTATGCTTTCTTCAGGAACTGAAAATATTGGTTTACTCATTTATAGCTTCCTTATCCCAATAGGGAGACCAATCTGGAACAACGGTAGTATTTGGATTGACTGGAGAAAAGTTAGCACTAACTACTACTCTAGGTTCTTCCGACATATGCCTAGTAGTCATATGGGGAATGAAGGAATTGAATAATATTAAGTCACCAGTATTTGGAGTAATGCTTGTTATATTTTCAACTACATTGCAAGCAGTTGTATTAAAGAGCAACTTTGCACTGTCTTCTGGGGCATTGGGATAATATGCTATTGAATAATACTCAGAAGGAAACATATGAGTATTAGATTTATGATTATGATAAGAAACAGACTCTCCCTTTTTAAGGGTCAAAGTCCAGATTGTGTCTAGCTTCATTTCTTTGCCCAAAATAGAGTTAACACTATCTAGTAAAATAGATTTTAACTTAGTGCACTCTGGTAAATTATTTGGAAATTTCTTGTCTTCATAATATGTATGATTATTAGTTTTTAAATAATCATTAATAAACTTTTCTTCAATGTGTTCAGAATTGTTTTTTATTTCATTGTAAATTTTTTCATGATCTATATTCTTGATAACACTTTTATACACGTTTAATGTAAATAAATTAATTACTTGACAATCACTCATAGTAGAAGGTCCCCAATTCTAATGCCAATGGAGGATTATCTTTATGCCAAACATTAGTGACCATAACTTGTCTAACTCCAGATTTTGCTGCTGTTGCGTTATGGATAATATGACCAGAATCAAAGATGATTAACCTATTGTCTTTGTAGGCTATTCTTTCTCTTTCTTCAATATTAACTATATATTGTTCTATATTATCTCGTTCTAGAGCATTTTGTGTTTTTTCTTTTATTGACTTGTTATGTATCTCAAGAAAACCACCTTCTAGATTATCCCCAAAATAATAAACAGATCCACAAATTGGTCCAGTAAATACTTTTTCTTTTTCGTAAAGAAAAGTGTCTTCATCTACGTGATGATCTAAATATTGACCTGGTTCAAAAGTTCTAGTCCAATATTCTATTCCAAGAATATCTTCAACAGGATAATCTAAATTATTTTCCCATATTTTTTGAACTACTTTTTTCTTTAAAGTATCTGCCTCAGATCTCCACCACCCATCCCAAAACATATATGGTGCGTAGCAAGAAGATTTTTCGTAATGATAACTATTAAGTTGGTCTGCTATTCTTTCATCGGAACCCATTGATTCTGGGAAAAAGGTTTTGTCTGCCCTTATTTGACCTAGGAGATCTTTGTCTTTTATATAGTTATCTATTACCAACATAGTTATATTCTATCACAATTCGTTTTGTGTAAATCTTTCTGAGTACTTTTGATTATCAAATGTCCAATATTCAAAAAGTATTTCTTGATCCCAGATGGGACTTAAGCTATCATTCTGCTTTATCCAGTATCCGCCTTTTTGAAATTTACTTACAGTAGAAATAGATCTTTTATTTGATTTTAATATCCAACCACCAGATTTTTCATAACCAGCTTCTAGACTCTTAATTGAGTAGTTCTTTGTCATTTCTCTAGTTAGATTTGTTCCCCAAGTAGAATTTTCGCAAAACATATAGATTGCAGGTATTGTATTTGTCTTATCTTTTTGATTCTCTGACAATTCTTTATTATCTATTAATAGAAAATCAACATCGTGCATTAAATAAAATATACCAGTGTTTCCAACGTCATTCTTAGCATAAAAAGCTACCGGCATGTGGCTGATTGCTTTAATCCACCATTCTATGTCTCTATGCTTTAGCCTATTAACTATCTGCTCTGTGGTATATCCGGCATCCTTTGCTATTTGAGGCCATACGTTTGACCATACAGCAGAAAATATGCATGCGTCTTCATATGTAGGGGATGCGTCTACTATCTGTATATTAGACATACTAACCTTTGATTATAACGGTAAAACCTGCTCCAGTTGGGATGTGGTATACCAAAGCGTTGTCCAATGCTGCTATAGCAGTATTCACATCATACATGGGGTGACCTTCAACACTAGCTATGGATATATCTACAACATTGTCGTAGTAGGCCATAAAGTCATTTGAGTTAATTATATACAGAACACCATTGACCGGTAAGTGATCATACATTTCCTGTATTATGTTTGGATTAATACCCATGGATATATGCGTAGCATTTGCTACAAACATATCTACGTTACTAGGAAAAATACCGTTTTGCAAATCTGCCGGATTTAAGACATTAAGGTTGCATTCTCTGTTTAAGTAAATATTTTCTGCTCTATATACATTTTCGTCATTTGGTATATATACATTTTCTATGTTTAAAGACTCTAAATAGTCCAGTGGCAGGGCAAAGAAGTTGCAAGACATAAAAACTATAGAACTTGGCTTGGCTAATTTAATTGCCATCTCTAATTGGCCTACTAGGAAGGTATTAACTTCTACAGGAAATGATCTTCCCTCGATAATCATTTCAAACTTTGCTGGATCTTTTGCCATACTAATTATCTCGTAAGAGTGCAAATCACTTGGATATATTCCAATATCTCTTCTAGTTCTGCTCAATTCTAAAGATTCGACTTCATAATCCAAAACCTGCTTGCAGTATTCTGATATGTTATCTTCATAAGTGCTCTTAAAAATTGTCTTACTCATATCATTAGCTATGATAGATACTGACATTGCGTTTAGATTATTAGAACTAACCATTTTGCTCTCTCTTTACTATTGTCTTATAAGCATACAAGGTATATCTAGCGTTGTTGACTAGTTGTTTTCTTTTTCTAATAATTAAATTTTCTGCTGGAAGTATAGTGCTTTGATTTGTTGCGATAGGAGGATAAACATCATTTATCGCTCTTCTTATATCCGTAAAAGTAATATCATCAACGTTAGTAGCGTCCATCCCAACAGACTCCAATATGGAAACTAAATTATTATAAACAAACTGCTTATGATCGTTTTGATTATATTTCATCGTCTTCCTGTTCTTCTGCAAATGAAGAGTATATTATACCATCTTTGCGATAGTCTGCATCATAAAAACTACAATGTAAAGGAGTAATTCCCTTAATCTTAAATCTTTGATTTGGTAAATCCAATACCAGGACTTCTCTTTCTTCCTCTACTCTTTCAACAATTAAGTTGTCTAAAGCGTAATCCGGGTGAAACTGTAGATCTTCTTCTTCATTATTTTCTTGTGGCATTTATTTACTTCCTATATTAAATTTTTTAAAATACTAAGATTTTTTCTTATGATTACATGGAAATTATATTTAGGATCCAGTGGGTCTATTATACTGTTTTCGTCATAATTTTCTAGATCTATGTTTAATTTTAAAGCCAATTCATAAAGATATAGTTCTTTTTGTTTAATCAAATTGTCTCTATTTTTTTCGAGATTATTTTTTTCAGCCATTTGTTACCCTTGTGTGTTTATTTAAAATAGTAATATGAATTATTGATAAGTAGCATATATCTGCTCAAAACCAGCAATTCCGAAATTTGAACTTATCACTGGATTTTTCATTATCTTTAAATTATCAAAATTCTTAATAGTCTCTACGACTACGTTTGAAACTTGAATTCTTGACAGCCCTGCCCCTATGCAGTAGTGAGGACCAGAACCGAAACCCAAATGCCTATTTGAATTAAACCTATCTATATCAATTTCATGAGGATTTGAAAATATTTCCGAATCCCTATTAGCGGATCCCAAATGAAATAATACTATCTCACCCTCTTTTACTAAAAATTTATCTTTTCCAAGGTAGGTATCCTTTATTGCTTTTCTGGTGACAAAATTTACACTAGATGAATGTCTAATTAACTCATCTGATATTGCGCTTAAAGAGCTTGAGGATGTGGCTAATTGTAAGATTTTATCTTTAGCTTTTTTTTGATTTAAAATATTATATATAGATGAAGTAATTGAATTTACATTAGTTTCAAACCCTGCAACAAAAAGTAAAATTACAAATGATAATATTTCTTCATTTGTTATTCTTTTTCCTTCATACTCTGCATTTTGCAAATGCGTTATTAAGCCACTTTTTTTCTTATATCTATTTCCAAATGTAAGATTGATAATATAATACAGTAGTTCGTCAGATGCTTTGAGTGATCTTCTAAAATCTTCTTTTGATAATTCTAAGTTTAAAATATATAAAGTATCAATTGATAATCTTTGTATATTTTTTAGATCTTCGTCTTCAGGTGGTTCAATACCAAGTATTTCACAAGTTGTATAAAAAGGAACTTTAAAAGCTATGTCGTTAATAAGATCTATTGTTTTAGATTTGTTTTTTTTTATATTTTTTATTTCTTGATTAATTATTTTTAATATTAATTCTTCCATATTTTTAATAGAAGAATTAGAAAATGTACTGGTTAACATTTGGCGATACATAGAATGGTCTTTACCATCCATGTTAGTCAAGGCGTGATAGTGAGATTCTGAACCTTTAATTATTTGTCTAGCAAAAGAATTATTCTTTAAACCAAAAAAAATATCATCATATTTTGTAACTAATATATATCCTGATCTTGTTTTAATAATTGGACTGTTAGTTTTAAGCTGATCTAAATAATAATGCTGATTTTCAATAAAGTCCCTACTACCTATTTCTACATCAATCATTAGCAATAGCCTTAAGTTCCTCTAAAGCCTCATCATAATAAGACATTAATAATTGTGGATCTTTGAAAAATTCCTTTATATATATTAAGCTTATATGCAATTGATCATCATACAGTCTATAAGTAGCAGAACATCCTATAGATCCTGGAGTGCATATTACCATGGAATATGGGTGCATTGTAATTATCTTATTTTTATTGATAGTAAAATTTGGCAGTTGTATTTTCTTAAATGAAGTAGTGGTTAAGGTATATGTTGAATTATCAATTTTAATTGGTGTTTTTTTTCTATTACTCCACGTAGTCTTATTGGCAAAATCCCATATTTCTAACATTTTATTCATTCTTGGCTCAATGCATGCCGCTCTAACATATCCGTTAAATGGAGTATCTTTAGTTAAACCTATTTCATTTTTTAATGAAATCTTAATTTTATTAAGCATTTGTGAGTCTTTGATTTCATTTGTATGAAGATTTACCCTAGCAGAAGCTACCTTATTCCCATATAGCCCATCTTTATTACCTCTTAGTGAACATGGAACTCCAGTTAAGATTGTAGTATTATCTTCTGTAGTATTAAACAATTTCCTATAAACACTAGCAGTTAAATACATAGATAACTCAAAGGTTGAAATGTCTAATTTTTTTATTACATTTTGATATTTAGAAATGTCTATTTTTTTTAGAATAAGGCTTTGATTTGTTGACATTTTTAATTTCCACAAACCTTGATGTAGGTCTTTCCTATTTAAAGGTTTATCTATATAATATTTGTTTGAAGTAAATAACAAAGACTTTAATTTAATTATTTTACTTTTTAATATTTTTATATTACGATTTGTAGTGCATTTAAACTTATTTAAGCTATAACAATTTTTTTCTTTGGGTAGGTTTACTTCATCGAAAATAGCATCATGGAATCGAGACATTCCATCGCCGTCACAGGCAGCGTGGTGTATTCTTCTAAATACTCCAACATTATTATATTCATTGTAATTATATATTATATGGATATCCCACATTGGCTTATTAAGCGGTATGGGTTTAGAGACTATATTGTCTACCAGTTGTTGGATAGTATCTTTATCATAAGGATTGTCTTTATTGTGTTCATAAATATGATCTTCTATATTGAAATCATTATTTTTTACAAAATATGGATAGTCATTATCCATTAAACTATCTTGTATAGTGTGGGTAAATATAATAGTAGACTCTAAGTTTCTTAATATATTCTTAGTAATTAAAACTTTAAAATCAGTATTGTTTTTATTTTCTAAAATAGTAAGATTACCGACGCCGGCATTTTTCTTATATCTATTAAGGTAAAACATATAATCAATATAATTTAACTGGTACAACATCAGTCTAATACCTTTAAGATAATTTGTTTCACAATCTCTTCTTTATCTATAATTTGTATATTCCAATCTCCAACAATTTTTGGAGTAAAATTAAATGTACATTTTGATTTATTACTAACAACTGGATAAATAATATCACTATTTGTTTTAACTTTTATAGGAAAAAGTATAACTGCTTTATAACCATTTGGAAGAATGCTATTTATTGTTTTAGCTTTTAATTTTGTGCAGTCGTGATAATCTGAATTATAATTAAATTCAAAGACTTTGTTCAAACTTATTGTATATTCTTCCATTTTTGAATTATACCACAGTTAAACAAAAATTATAAAGCCTCTAGTTTTATATCTAAATCTTTAATTTTATCAATTATAACTTTTATATCATTATCCATCGTACTGTCCTCATTGGGGACAAAAGTATCTGGATCAAAAGTATCTGGATCAACACCCATTACAGATAGTCGTAGCAATAAAGCTGACTCTAAGCTTTGCTTTGCCGACTGCAAAACTTCTGCTCTTTTTTCATTGCTAATGGTAAATTTCATTTAACTGTTTTTTTCTATCTCGCTGTCAAGCATATCTAAAACCTCTAGGGCCTTAATCATACTAGTTTTGTATGAAAGACCAGTTGCGTCTTCTGTCTCAATTGAATAGTTATTTGGATCAAAAGACTCTGGATCGATGCCAATATATATTAAAGCTGTATATACAATCTCTTCATAAGCTGGCCTGATATCCGCTATAATTTGTAATTTTTTACTATTTGGTATGCTGTTAAAATTCATTTTTCCTCGAATCACCATGTATATAGATCAAAGAATATAGTAACACTTTAAATATCAGATTAAAAGAACTATGGCTCTTGCAATTTAGGTAGACCGTCATGTCTAGGCCCTATTTGCTCATTTTTTTCATTTAACCCTGTTCTAATGCCATTCATCCAGGTCCACGGCTGCTCATGTATTTTTTTCATTTTAGCGTCTCCGTAGGATTGTCTACTTGCCATCAGTTCTGGCTTATCCCATAAATTCTCGACTTTTAGCTCGCATGATTCTAGTAGATCGTTTTTATAAATATTAAAAAAAACAAATGGCATTCCTTGCTCAAATAAAACTGGTTTGCCAATCTTAGTTATCTTCCAATTCATATTAAATTCGTCTGGCCACCAAGAACTAGGAATTGATGCGGTTAATGGACTTGCCCCATCTACAAAATAGTTTGGAGAACCACTAACAAAAGTATCATATCCCTCTTCTGTATTAACCGCCCAACCTGTTACGAATGACATAATTCCTATGATTGAAGGTATAACTATTGCTCTACCTTCAAAAAATTCTCCCTTAAGGACTTTAGGAACATTGTTGCCACCTTCCCATTCTACGACTACATCTTGTTGTAGCTGCATCTCCCAACCATTTACGTTTGCTTCTGAAAGTGGCAAACATCTATAGGCGTGTTTATTGTAGGTTTCATCCATCCAATCTCTTTTTAAACGAGACTGTTTTATAACAGGAGGATTTTGAGTTGTCCTAGTAAGGGTTATATTGGTCATTAATTTAATGGCATTATATTAAGCTCTTTATTTTCTTTAGGAGCTGTTTGTGGTGTTGCTGTTTTTGCATACTGATGATTGTTATCGTTATAATCAAACATTGTTACTGCTGAATACTTTGTACCTGAAGTAACTGCAGAAGATGCATGGGAGTGGGTATATGCCGATGGGAAGAATAGGATGTCTCCCTTTTTCGGAGTATAAGTGATATCGAGGTAAGGGAACCAAAGATCTCCACCTTCGTATCCATCATTTAAGTATGCAATACTTGATACGGTGCAACTATATGAAAATCCGCTGTCTGCATGGACTTGGAAATGCTGACCAACGTTGTATCTAACAAAGTTAATTGATTCCATGAATTCCATTTTAAAATTGTATCTTTTTTCATAGTCTGCTAAACACTTTTTTAATGCTACGTCTGTTTCTTCATAAACAGCTTTGATGTCTTCAAAACCCTCTGGTATATGATCCCAGTAATAAGGTCCTATCTTAAAGTCTACACAGTCTCTGTAGTCTGGCATAACTTCATTGTATCCTACAAGGGCTTCTCTCCATTTTAAGTAATCATCTTTACTATCTGTTAAGCAGGCTTCTAACTTAGAAGGTATATCGAAATCAGGATCAAAAACATCCCTATACAATACAATTGCTAACTTTGGGTCTTCCACGCTGTAAATTTGCATAACTCTCCGTTTATTTAAGTTTCGTAACTGATATAATATATCAGAATAAATCATTCTTATCAAGTGTTAGGGAAAAAATGAAAAATGTTGATACATCACTAATCTTACCAGGTCATTTTGGTACTTCTGCGGATAATATAAAAGTTTTTGAGAACTTTATTGATTTAGAAGATTTAAAGAAAATACAAAAGTTTTTGCCAACGATTAATGAATGGATGGATTCTGGCGAAGATATATATGATGAAAATGGCGTCTGTACATATAGCTCTTCGTATTGGAAAGATCGTCAATGCAGTGGAGAAATATTAAAAAGAGTAGATATTGATGTATATAATATTGTATATAAATATATTACAAAAATGCAAAGAGTGCTAGAAGATTGTTTTAATGTAAAACTTTTTGAAAGAGTACCAGTAATTATAAAATGGAAACCTGGGACAGAACAATTGCCTCATGCTGACAAGCAGTTAAATGATGGATCGCCAAATCCATTCTTTAACTATGATTTAAATTCATTATTTTATTATAATGATGAGTTTGAAGGCGGAGAACTATATTATCCAGAACATGATATTGTAATTACCCCTAAGCCTGGTTTAGCGGTTGCCCATCCTGGTGATATCGGCTACCTACATGGGGTAAAGATGGTTACTTCTGGTGAAAGATACACCACTCCATCATTTTATACAATTACTGAATTACTTTAAGCAACCAAGTCACCTAATGCAACCCAAGTATTTTCAGCTCTTTTTATTAAAGTAGCAGAAGACCACTGAGCCCTAAGCTTAAGTCCAGGCGTTGCATTTATGGTTACACCACCAGTTGCAGTAATCGTTGTTTGCCCAGATCCTGTTTGAAGTACTGTAATTTGACTTCCAACAGGGAATGCTACAGAGGAGTTTAACGGAACAGTTAGAGCATTAGCTGATCCAACATTCATTTCTACTAGTTTATCTTTGTCCGCCAAGACCAGTGTATAGCTAGCTACCTGAGCGTTAGTTACGACATTAGAAGAAGCAAAGTCTAATGATATTGTTCCATTGCCTACTCTTATTTTTTTATTTGTAGAATCCCAAAAAATTCTTGCATCAGTTGTTGACGTGCTTGTTGAAAGCAAAAGGATCGGTGTATAAACTTCTGGACTGGTGAGGGTCTTGTTAGTTAAAATTTCCATTCCATCAAGAGTCGAGAGAGTGCCAGTCGTTGGAAGTGTTATATTTGTATTTGCTGTTGCAGTTAAAGATGTTGTATACGCACCTGAGGTGGTGAAATTTCCACCAAGAGTAAGAGTCGAAGCGTAGTTGACCCAGTTAGTTCCGTTATATCTAAGTACTTGACCAGTTGCTGGGCTTGTCACTATCGTGTCAGAAAGATCATCTAGTGTTGCCGAACCGATTGACCCAGTAGCTCCAGTTGGACCCGTTGGTCCAGTAGCTCCAGTGGGGCCAGCAGGACCTTCGGTGCCTGTGACAATTGGCTCCCATTGTGATGTGCTTATGTTATATTTTTTTAAAACTGTCATTTGAATTCCCTTTTAACAAAATCAACAACCATATAGTAGTGCTATATTTGTGATAGTGTTTTTTGTAGAAAAGTAATTATTTACTATTCTTGTATTGGTAGTGGCAATGGATTTACCTCTACCCATGAAAGTTCTTCTTCATTCCAAATATACATTTTACCATCGTATGGTCTTGGAGTAGGAGCTTGCCAGTCATGATTTTCATCTAGAACCCAAGATGGAAAAGGACTAGGTGAAATAAAAACATCAGCTAATTCATCATAAATATATCCCACACCTGCGTATTGTTTGCGAATATTATTATTATAAGATGTTCTTACGCATCTCTGCCCACGAAACTCACCATAGTATGCTTCCCAGTCAGAAATCCCGTCAACTACTTCGTCTTCGTCTCTTCCTGTTATTACTTCAGTAACTATATTATTTTCATCTAAAAATGCATAATGTGCCATTGTATCTCCTTAAAAAGTTATTGTTCCAGTGCCAGAAGTAAAGAGGTAAACTCTAAACCCAGATCTTGTTACGGTACTTACTGACCAAGTGAGACCTGCACTTATTGTTGTAATCGCTGCACTTGTTGTTGGGTAAGCAATCACTATTATACCAGAACCGCCATTGCCACCTTTGGATCCAGTTGTGTAGTGCGAACCTCCACCGCCTCCTCCACCTGTGTTTGCTCCACCATTTCCACCGGGAGTGTTTGCTTGGGTATTGTTTCCACCTCCACCTCCAGCAGACCCGCTGTTTATGCCAGCACCTCCTGTGGTAGAACCGACAGCACCACCACCTCCTCCGCCATTACCTCCATTGCCTCCGGGACCGGAACTGTAGGAAGAACCTCCTCCGCCTCCGCCCCAGTAATAGGAAACACCTGTAATGGTACTGAGCTGTCCAATACCGCCATGGGGGGTGTTGGGTGAATTAGTTCCGTTCTCGCCCGCCCCAGCACCTCCTCCGGGGTAATACTGAGGTCCACCATGACCACCTATGTAACCATTCGCACGAGATGTAACAGTAAGTAGTCCATCTAACATCCCTAAAGTATGTTGGTTTGATGCACCGCCTAAACGACCACCGGGAGCACCACCATTGGAATATCCAGAAGCTCCACCGCCATTAGCGCCAGCATTCCCTACAGCACCCGGAGTATAGTCCCAATAAGAACTTCCTCCATAACCGCCTCCTTTTGATATCACTCTTTCGTAAGATGGAGATTCTATAAAAGTATCTGAACCATTTACGCTTACGGCTGTAAATTGATGGAAGGCAGAGTTCCCATTAATTCCAGATCCATTTCCAAGTCCACCAGCTCCTATTGTCAAAGTATAACTTCCCGGCTGAACGAGGAATGTTCCAGCAGATACGGCACCACCACCACCACCTCCGCCCATGTCGTAGCCTCCACCACCACCGCCTCCTACAACGAGGATTTCAGCAGTAGCGGGAGGGAGGGATGCCCAGTTGTAACCAAGGATAGAACGATATTGTTGACGAAGTGACCATTTGCCACTTGCGCTAGATGTGTTTGGGAATTGTGCCATTAGTTAATCCTTAATTCCATGTTATAATTCCAGTACCAGCAGTGAATGTGGTTACTTTATTTGAACCAACAGTTGAGGTTGTTGATGTCAATCCTGCCCCAACACTGAGGGTATAATAAGAAGGGTATCTCAAGATTACAACACCCGAACCTCCTGAAGCAGCTACGATAGTTGCTCCTTGAGAAACACCTCCACCTCCACCTCCACCTGTATTTGGTGTTCCTGCTACTGCCAATGTGCCGTTAAGGTTACCACCATTTCCTCCGCCACCAGAACCACCAGTTCCATTCCCGTCATCACCAGCTCCTGCACCACCTCCAGCACGAGTTACAGCACTTCCGGTAATAGACGATGAAATACCAGCACCTCCGTTTCCATTAGTTACGCCAGCATTTCCGGCAGCACCAGCTCCTCCTCCGCCACCACCACGGTAAGGTGATGCAGCGTTGCCATTTCCGCCAGAGTATCCTTGAGAGTAAAGACCTGCTGCTCCTAAATGAAGGTTAGTTGCAGAGCCTGCTGGTCCACCACCACCGCCAGAACCACCAGATAGTGGAGCTACGGGAGCGTTTAATCCTCCCCCACGACCTCCTCCAGTTGAAGTTATTGGACCAAAAATAGAATTGGAACCAGAGTTGTTTGCAGAACCACCAGCACCGACTGTGACAGTATATGGGATACCACGAACTACTGATAATGGGCTTTCTACTGAGCCTAGTCCTCCCGTGGATTCTCCAGCTACAGAAGAACGATATCCTCCTGCACCTCCGCCTCCGCCGTTGTTTGCGCTTGTGGCACCTGATCCACCACCACCGCCTCCAGCTGTAACAACATATTCAACATTGATTGAAGTAATATTTGCAGGATATCTAATGTATACGATGCCTGAGCCTCCACTTCCTGCTGCTTGGTTATGCCCAGAGCTTCCTCCACCGCTTCCTGTATTCTGTCCACCTTGTCCACCGGGAGCTTCTCCACCAGCAGTTGCTGCTGAACCGTTAGATTCACCACCTGTTCCTCCAGAACCTTGATTTCCATTACCGTGAGCGCCTCCGCCCCCTCCTCCACCAAGACCGCCAGAACCTCCTCCGACAATATCACCAGAGTCATTTGGGTAATAACTTCCCCCTCCTCCGCCTGCTGCGTAAAGGAATGCTCTACCTGATATTGTGGAAAGACGACCATGACCACCGGGACCAGTGTTTGTGTCTAAATGGTCAAGACCTTGACCACCAGCACCACCTCCTCCTGCGCCTTCACAGTCATTACCGCCTCGTGCTCCTGTTGTATTACCACCTCTAAAACCGTATGAAGCAGCAGATATAATTGCTGATCCAGAGGTTGCTGCTGCCGTAACACCACCGCCCAAAGATGTCTGACCGTTGGTTGAGGCACCCCCTCCTCCTGAACCACCAGCACTGCCAGCATTTGAGTCATGATTACCCCCAGCACCACCACCATAAGCGGTGATTGAAAGGTTTGGACCAGAGATTGAAGAGTCTTTGCCTACTGGACCACGAGCATTGCCAGAGGTCAATCCGGGTCCAGAACCACCACCAACAACTATGGTGTATGTTCCAGAGGTCAATCTGAAAGAACCTTCAACAAAACCTCCTCCACCACCTCCACCACCTACATAACCAGCACCTGAACCACCACCAGCTACTACCAAGAATTCAGCAACAGCGGTTCCAGATGAAATATCCATCGTAAAAGTTTTACTTGTTGTGTTGCTATCAACAACAAATCTATAAACCCAATATTTAGTTCCAAATACATCAATCAGATACGGAACAACACTTGTTGTAGCAATCAATGGAGAACCCCAATTAGAACCCATAACAGCATTGCGTTGCTTTTCTAGCGACCAAGTACCTGTGGAGTTATTGGGGTTAGGAAACTGAGGCATTACAGACCATACCTTGTTTTTAATGAGTTGTAGTTGTACAGCATCTCAGTACGACTTAATCCACGATTATAAACGATAAATTGACCAATTCTTGCATTCCATGTGGAAGATGTACCACCATATTCATCAGTTGAACCAAGGGTTGCACTGACTGAACTTAAATTCAAATCTGCTGCTAAATCCAGACCACTTACTAAAACACTATTATTTTTTAAAATCTGTCTTTGTCTATAGCCATTTCTTCTAAACACAAATATATTCCATGCAGTCATGGTTCCTCCGCTGGCAAATATTCTTTGATCACCAGAGAAACCACCTCCTTGATCAAAATAAATATTTCCATCACCCCATGAGCAGTGAGCAAAAATTCCTCTGCCACTCCCGCTATTGTAAAACTTAAACGCAGCACTATTTACCAAAGAGTTCTGATACATGATTAAATAAATTGTATAACCATTTCTATCGTTAATCTGAAATGAATTTGATTCTGGACCGACCATATTCCCACCTAGAGTTGAAAAATATGGAATTGATCCAGATGTAAAGGTATTATTATTTAATGTAAAATGCCTATTGTTTCCGCTTAGGTCATACCATTTATTGCCAGACCCAGGATAACTAGCTGTATTACCAGCATCTAGATAAAGTTGTAGTCCATCTTTTACGACTGGAAATGTTGATGACCAATTACTGCCTTGAACTGCCTCTTCGACATCGTTTAAAGACCAGATGCCTGAAGCACTAGTTGCAGAAGGGAAGTCTGGCATTAGCTAATCTCTTCGTAACTAGCAATCCCCTCTAGTTTAAGAGTTGTGCTTCCTGTAAGGCGAAGAGAGTCTCCTTCTTCAAGGTAAATAGATTTAGATATAACATCAATAGTTGCTCCGGCGGGTACGACAAGAAGGTGTGCTAATCGATAAGTTGAAGGTGTTGCTGCAGATCTTAATATGTCAACATTTAAAGTAAAGTTTGATGCACCGTCTACATTCGACACGTATAAAGCATTGACTTTAAATACTTTACCACTTGCTGCTGAGTTTGCTACTATTGCAGTTGCAGAGTTGGTAATAGCAAGTAGAGCTGTTTTTCCTGTAATTGTTGTAACGTTAACTATGTTTGGTGCTGCCATGATTTATCCTCCGAATACTATTGCCATAGCTATGGCTTTTCCTGTTGAAGCTTTTGTATTTAGCTGTGTTTGGATTGCGGAAGTAACTCCATCTAAATACCCAATTTCTGTTGCGCTAACAGTACCAATAGAAGTGTCTGATGGAAGTGTAACTGTTCCAGTAAAAGTAGGGCCAACCAAGTTTGCCTTTAATGCTAAATCAGAAGAAGTAACTGGAGTAGTCCACGTTGTTGCATAATCGCTACCAGAAGATTTAGCCAATACCTGCCCAGTTGTTCCACCAGTAGGAACAACAGCGGTACCAGAAACAGAAGTATCAGCCCACAGTACAGTAGTATCAACTGGCGCAGTACTTTGAACAGCAAGTCCCGCTACACCTGCATCACCTTTTGGCCCCACACTGCCCGTAAACTGAACTATGGAATTTGATAGATTTTTATAAAATAGCTTTCCATCAGCATAATTTAGCCCTAGCTCACCATGCTCCAATGTATTTGGAGTTGCAGAAGCTGTTGCACTACGTTTGATTTTAATAACATTAGCCATTTGCTACTCCGTTTTAACTAAAATATTATAACATAAAGCAGTTAGAACGTTCCACCATCAAGTGTGTAGTTGCCTGCAGCTACGTTATCTAAAGTTGAGCTATAAGCCTGTACGTTGGTCCCAATGGCCAATCCAAGAGCTGTACGAGCTCCTGATTCCGTTGTAGAACCGGTACCACCGTTAGCTATAGCAATTGTTGTACCATTCCAAGTTCCTGCAGAAATTGTTCCAAGGGTTGTAATGCTGTCATCGCCAGTATACGTGCCACCAGCCACAGCAGCGAGTGTAGAGTTGTAGGCCTGTACGTTAGTGCCAATTGCCAATCCAAGGGCCGTACGAGCTGCTCCAGCGTCTGTAGAGCCGGTTCCACCGTTAGCTATGGCTATTGCGGTACCATTCCATACACCAGTTGCAATTGTTCCAACTGAAGTAAGGCTTGATGCGGTTACTCCTGAACCAAGAGTAGTGGCGTTAAGTACGGAAGTTCCTGCGATTAACAATGACTTGCCAGTTAGAAGGTTGAGATTCTCAGATGAAGTCCATGCGTCAGTTGCATCAACCCAGTTAAAAGTCTTGTCCGTAGTTCCCTTGAGCGTAATACCACCACCGTCTGCACCAGCATCTGATGGAGAGACACTTGAGCCAAGTTCAAGATTCTTGTCGTCGACACTTACTGTAGTTGAGTTAATTGTAGTTGTTGTACCGTTGACTGTCAGGTCACCTGAAAGGGTAAGGGATGTACCAGATACTGCACCTGTAAATGTTGCGCCAGACAGTGCTGCGACGTCTGCAACTAAGGCAACTGTTCCTGTAGCGTCTGGGAGTGTAATTGTTCTATCTGCGGTTGGATCAGTAATTGCTAAAGTTGTTTCATGGGCATCAGCTGTTGCACCTTCAAAGACTATTGAACCATCATTAAATACTGCTCCAGTTATTACTGGGCTAGTAAGTGTCTTGTTCGTAAGTGTTTGAGTGTTTGTGGTTCCAACTACTGCACCAGTTGCACCATGTGCTTCTGTTAGATTTCCGTGAGTTGTAAGGTTTCCTGCGACTGTTGAAGCTGAACCATATGCATCGTAAGTATTTGCGGTTACTGAAATTGCACCTGTTGAGTCTGTGTAAGTAAGGCCTGTTCCAACTGCATTTCCAACTGCATCTTGAGCAGCTTCGTTGAAGTCTGTAACTGCACTTGCAGGGATGGCAATTGTAGCTGTTCCGGCTGCAGTTAAACGACCTTGGGCATCAACAGTAAAGGTTGAAACAGCTGTGGCTGAACCAAATGAACCAGCTGACACTGCTGTGTTATCAAGGTCTAAAGTCAGCGTATCAGTTGCAGAAGCTGTTGATGTCAATCCTGTGCCACCGACTATGGTGAATGTATCCCCACCAGAAATTGTTAGATTGTCACCACTGTCTGCATCTACCGTAAATGAAGTGGATATGGAAGCTGTTCCAGCTGCTGTTAAACGACCTTGAGCGTCAACCGTAAAGGTTGGGATTGCGCTAGCTGAACCGTACGAACCAGCTGTTACAGTTGTATTGTCAAGATTTAAAGTGATAGTATCCGATGTAGCAGCAGAAGTAAGACCAGTGCCGCCTGAAATTGTTAGAGTGTCTGTTCCTGTGGTTATCGTCTGATTTGAGCCACCGTCACCTGCAACGGTGAATGTTGTTGCAACTCCGGTGATTGCAGTATCAACGTATAATTTAGTTGCTGCATGTGCGTTTGATGATGGTGCCGCAACTGAAACTGTGCCAGAAAATGTTTTATTTCCAGTTATCGTTTGTGCTGTACCAAGAGTGGTATAGGCTCCTGCTCCTGCTATAGCTGGGATGGTCGTTGCGTCGCCATTTCCGTCAGCACCTTTACCATAATAGAGTATGTCATCAGCCTCATTGTAGGCCAACTCTGCGTTCTTAAGAGAGGCAGGA